ATGACAGTATCTAGGAGAGAAAAAGGAACTGGATCATGGGACACTGTTACCAAGAAAGGAGTGGTGTATCAAAGATATCGAAAAAAGTATGACGGTATGAGTTCACGAAAAGAATTTACTGGTCGGACAAAAGCAGAGGTAAAACGTAAGATTCAAGAGTTTGAATCAAAAACAATGCATATCACAAACAGAGATTATTTAAAAATGACATTAGGGGATTGTATTGATAGCGTTTTGACTTCACTTAAACCAACATTTAAAGCAAATAATTACGCCACGTTGCAAGCTACGAACAGGTGCTATATTAAGACAAATAAAATTTCAGAGGTGCAAATGGGATCAATAGATTCTATATTGATACAAAATTATTATGTCGAACTATCAAAAAAATATTCAGAAAGCACCGTTAAAAAGACTAGAACATTACTCAACACTGTATTTAATTACTTGATATCCGTAAATATAATGACATCAAATCCTATGAATGGTGTTAGAATGCCACATAAAACTAATTATGCTGTACAAAAGAAAGAGCATTCATTTTTGTCATTAGAACAAGCTAATAAATTTAAAGAGGTTGCATTAATGAAAGCAGACGAAACAATTGCAGGTGTGAAAACTGGCGATTTTATTTACGGGAGAAATGCAAGATTTTGTTTGATTATATTATATACAGGAATGCGTGTGGGTGAAGCATATGCACTTACATGGAAGGATATAGATTTTGAGCATAACACAATTAATATCAATAAAACAATGGAACGAATCAAAATAGAAGACAAATATCAATGGATAATTGATACTCCAAAGAAACCAGCATCTATTAGAATAATTCCTATGTCTACTGTTGCACGAGAACAATTATTGTATCTGAAATCAATTGAACCTGGAAAAAACGCATATAATGATGATGGTGTATTCGTTACTAAAAACAATATACCACCATCTCAGTCTACATTAACAAGAACTCTGAAAGCTATATTAACACGATCAGAAATAAATGCTGATGGGTTTGGACTTCACGATTTAAGACACTCATTTGGTTCAATGTTATTACAAAAAGGTTGGGAAGAAAATAAACCCGTGGACATTAAAGTTATATCAGAAATTCTTGGTCATGATGATGTATCTACAACTTACAATATTTATTTGCACATTATGAATAAACATAAATCAGAAGCAATAAATCTATTGTTATAAACTAAAAAATAAGGGAGCATATCATTACGATATGGCTCCCATTTTTTATTATAGATATATTGTATTTTTTATGTTGTCGGACACCCATTTTATGTATTTATCTTTAGGAATACGGTATGTATTTCCTATTTTGATTTTGGGGAAACTGCTCAATTTAATAAGATCATATGTTCTATTTCTCCCCAACTTTAAGTGATTCATAATATCTATAGGGGTTAACATTTCTTCTAAATCAGACATTCAAATCATTCCTTTTTATTCTTATCTGTGCTTCCAAATCCACCATTACGAGAAGTTTCTACTTTGTCATCTTCTGTGATTCCATACTCCATGAATAATCCTTGTACAACATTGTCACATCTTCTAATTGTACATTCTTTATCTCCATTATTTTTCAGTTTAACAAAGATATGTCCTTCGTTATCACTGTAATAAAAATCCGAATCCACAATACCTGTTTGATTCATAAGATTTAATCCATATTTGAATCCTAATCCACTTCTAGGATATAACATAAGTACCCAATCAGTATTCATTCCGCATCTAATTCCAGTAGGAATTTTAATAGTTTCACCCGGATTTAATGTGAATGTCAAAGGACTTGCAAAGTCATATCCTGCGCTGCCTTTTGTCGCTCTTTTTGGTAGTGTAATTGCCCCATAAATACTCTCAATTTCACGCCTTGTTGCAGTGTCTAATTCAGGAATATCAAATGTATCAAGCCAATCTTTTTCAAACTGTCCGTATGTAACTTTTTCAAATTTTGCAACTCTTTTTGCCATTATATTTATCTCCTTTATGTATATAGTTTACTGTAATTATTTCATTAATGAACTTGCGCTAAGACCATGTTCAACAAGATATTGAATAGCTTTATCACTGTCTTGAAATTTCATAATTTCTTTAATTGTAGGTTTATATTCTCTCCAAAATGTTTTAATTTCTATATCTAAATCTTCTTTCCATTGTTTAACATTTGTGAATAAATCATCCCAAAAGAACAACTTTAATCCTTTTCTTCGCTTCGTAATTCCAAATGGAAGCCATATATCAAGTTTTTGAATTTCTTCTTCTGCGTTGTCCCAATTGATCTTAATTATGTCTGTATTTGGATGATTGTCACACATCTTATGTGTATACAAGTCTATATGAAATGGTTTAATAGAATTAATACGCACTTCTGTTATCGGTATATAATATTTAAGCATAATTTATATCTCCCATAAATATTTTATGTAGTGATCCCAATTCATTTCTAACTGCATATACACGTCTATTTTTACAGATTCCTTATCAAAATCACCAATCAAAGGAGCTATTAAAATCTCCCATTCGCATTTACACCAATAATAATACATAGTTGATAATTTTACTTGTTCAGTGAAATCTTTTAGTGTAAAATCATGTTTATGATTTAATAACTTAATAATTTCCTGTCTGTATCTTCCATGATTAAACACATTAAATAATTCAATCTGTCTTTCATTTATATCATATATAAATACATTCCATTCTAACTTAATATCATCGTCAATATTCTTCATAGTATGTTTCTCCGTTTATTTGCGGATATTTTTGTTCTGCATTGTGTATTCTTTTAAGAGCAATTGAACGATTATCAAAGACATTTTCATCTATCTCATTGAACCCTAGTAAATATGCACGTTTGTCTTTCTTGTCTACACCACAGAACCAACTATCCATAACAGTTCTAACAACTAAATCGCACAAATCATATGTGCCTGTTTCTGGAAATACTCGTGTATAATATACGGTATCTCTCTTATTAATAGTCTTCATTCTCTGATACTTCCTCAAAAATATCTTTCATATTACTCATGAATTTGTTATACGCTTTTACTACTTTTTTGTAGAGTTTATTATTACCTCTATCATCTGGATTATAGAATGGTGAAAATAACGTACTGTTTGCATATCGTACATTTGTTGATACGAAATAATCTTCTTTATCTACAGTGAGATGGAGAATAATTTCCTCTGTATATAATGGTTTATTTAATATATACTGAGTTGGTGTTGTTCTGAAATTATTAGATACAAAATCTCTATCTTTGACTGATTGTTTTACACGATATGTTTTTGGTTCTACCATAAGATTTTCTCCTTTAACTTGCATTGTCATATGACGCTACAATATCGTCACATGTGAATCCATATTTTATTTCTGCTTCTTTGCGAGCATGAACAGCATCTTCATATTTAGTAAATTCTCCAAGATATACGGTATTATAATTAACTGTAATATATGCACACCATAAATCTTTAGATTTATTAAAACTTACTCCTGTTTTACCTGATGTATTTGTCTTACTCAAACCTCTGTTGTGGGAATTTTTCTGATTGGATTTTAGAACAATATTACATTTTCGATTATCACTTGTATCTCGTGATAAATGATCTGGGACATGAACTTTTCGATTATAGTCGCCATATTTAATTTCTGCTACAACTTGATGAATAAATAATGTCGATGTTTTATATTTATCATCATTTTTGACATTGGTTATCCAATAGCCCTTTTCAAGATTATCTCGTTTTTCAATTTTTCTCCAATACCATCTTTTTAAAATATCATAATCTTCTTTATCAATAATGCACTTGTTGTTATTGTCGTCTAATAATGTAATTGTATTATCATTATTTTCTATATAAGAATTGACTTTTGTTGAATATTTTTTATTTCTTTTTGATATTTGTTCAGATGCGTAGCAACCACAAGATTGTGTATGCCCTGATTTTAATTGATACCCAGTAACACTGGTTAATTTAGGATTTCCACAATCACATTTACATAACCAATGTGTTCTGTTTTTACCGTTTTTATTATCTTTCTTATCTCTTTCAATGTCTCTACCAATAACAGTTAGTCTACCAAATTTTTGTCCAGTTAAATCTTCTATAATATTTGGATTATTAAATTTAATACATCCACATGATTTGGATTTTCCATGTATTAATGTAGATAGTCGATGAGTAACAACTGTATGTTTTTCACAATCACACTCACAATCGAAGAACAAGCCAAGTGGCTTGCCCTCCTTATAGTGAGATTCTGTCACTTCTTGATTATATTTCGTGATTGTCCAATGGTTGAATTTCCTGCCAATATACCGTTTGGCTTTTTTATATCGTTTCTGCTTGTATGTTTCATATCTTTTATTTTTTGTTTCTTCTGATTGTATTCTTATAAATCATCACTCCTATTTCGCCATGTTCCATCCGCTTGCTTTTCCCAAATATGCTGATTTTTGCTGCCCCTAAACGCAAGAGATAAGTCTTTTTGTTCTAAAATAAATTCTCCGTCAACAATATAGTCTGCATATTTAACAATTTCCTTAGATGAAATATCAGTTTCAAAGTCATATCTAGTCCACACCCATATCTGTTTTTCAGGGAATTTCTCTTTACATTTCTTTGCAATATCGGTTACTTTATCAATATTCTGGTTACATAATGGTTCTCCACCAAGAATACTGATTCGTTTAATATATGGGCGATCAATCATTTGATAAAAATGAGTTAATTTATCATCTGATAAATCTTCTCCACCTTTAAAATCCCATGCTTGAGAGTTAAAACACCCATCACAATGAGGTGATGGACACCCTTGTACAAACAACGAAATACCTACTCTTTTTCCATTTACTACATCACAATCTAAAACTTCCGCATATTTCATAAATTAAAGCTCCTTTTTAATGTCACTATGTTTAGTTCTTAATTCTACTTCTTCAATTTTGCCGTTATTAAATGCAGTTTTATAATCGCCTGTTAAATATCCAGTTACTCTGCGTAATCGTTTAATATCTTTTCCACCACACATAGGGCAGGCATCTCCGATTTCATCACAATATCCACAAGTCATACATGTATCATTTGGTACATTAATTGCAAAATATGGAATATCGTGATCCATAGCGTAATTAACAATTTCTTCCAATGCTTCGGTATTATGTTTAACACTAGACTCTAACTCAACATATGTGATGCATCCTGCGCTGCTATATCCAGTTAATTGTGATTCAATATCAATTTTTTCAAATGGATTTACCTTTTCCCAGACAGGGACATGAATCGAATTTGTAAAGAATTGTTTGTCAGATACACTTTTAATAGTTCCATACTTTTCTTTGAATTTCTTCATTGATGTAAAACATAAATTTTCGGCTGGTGTGTAGTACACTCCAAAATTTAATTTATATTGCTCTTTAAATTCGGCACATCTATCCTTAAATAACTGTTCAATATGTTTCGCTAATTCCATTCCTTTTGATTTTGTATGATTACAACCAATAAGAATTTGCAATGTTTCTGCTAATCCTAATTGTCCAATTGCAAGAGTTCCATGTTTTAATGCAGAACGAATGCCTTCTTCTGGAATATATCCTGCCATTGTTCCATTTTCATACATGAATTTTGCGGAATCAGGAGATTGAGAACAAATCCAATCGAATCGTTCAATTAACATATCTTTAGCTTCGTGGATTTTTTCATCAAGTAAAAGCATAAAATTCGAGACTAAATTAGATTCTTTTTCATTCTGTGTCATACCATCATTGTCAGGAATTTCTAAAGCTTCTTTTACTTCCATTGCCAACATAGGCATAATGATTGTTACTGGACAAATGTTTCCTCTTCCATCTTTCAATTGTCCAAATCCATTAATATCATATCCATTAGCTGTCCTACAGCCCATTGTAGAAAAATACGTTTTTGGATCATTAATATTATATCCTGCATTTCCACTCCAATCTACATTTGCATAGTTTGGATATAATCTTTGTGCAGTAGATTTTAATGCTAACTGAAATAAATCATAGTTTGGATCACCAAGTTTTCTATTTACTCCGTTCATACACTGGAAAATTCCACAAGGGAAAATAGATGTTTTATGCAACTTTCCAATACCTTTAATAGAAACTTCAAGAAGTGCTTTAGTTACTAATCTTCCTTCTGGTAAAGTACAAGTACCATAATTAATTGATGTAAATGGTAGTTGATTTCCGCTTCTACTCTGTAATGTATTAAGATTATGATACATTCCTTCAACAGCTTGATAAGTTTCCTTTACAGTCATATCCGTAGCATACTTATATGCTTTGTCATAAACCATATATTCACTATCTTCAATTCCTGCATTATCTGGAATATGCTCAAAAAGTTCTTTATCATAAATATTGCAGATATATTTTAAGCCATCAATATAATGTTTTCTAAAGCTTTTACGAATATAAGGTACCATTGTCCAATCAAGATGTGTTGCCGAAACTCCACCAAATTGTTGTAAACTCTGTAACTGAAAAACAACCGCTACAAGTTGAAATGCTGTATTGATAGATTGTGCAGGTCTAACGTCTGTTTGCCGAGTATTAAATCCTTCTTTTAATAATTTATCAAAAGGTATACTCAAGCAGTTATGCATCCCTATCGCATATGAGTTCAAATCATGGATATAAATTTCATTATTAATATGATTTTGTTTTGCCATAAGAGACATGCAATGATCTAAAGCGTATTTCTTTAATACGGAATCACTAGCTTCTCCAACTCTACCTCCAAAAGATTTCTCATCAACGTTTGCGTTCTGGTTTTGTACATTTGAAGCGGAAAGTTTTTCAGAAATATCTTTCATAAGTTGAGTTTTACTCTCACGTACTTCTGTTCTCTTATTTCGATAAATAATAAATGCTTTTGCTACATCTTTTCGTTTGCTAGCCATTAATTTTTCTTCTACAATATCCTGAATTTCTTCAACAGAAATATGACTATTATTTAAAGAATTAATGTAATTTGCAACTTCACAAGCTTTTACTTTTGCTTCTGGTGTAATTTCACCATCTACTTCCTCAAAAGCCTTTAAAACAGCATTTTTAATCTTTGATTTATCAAATTCTACTTTACGACCATCTCTCTTGATTACCTTAATCATTCATTATCTCCTTTACCAAATCTCTTATTAAATAGTTCCTTTTCCATCTTTTCTCTATCCTTCGTTGAAATTGCTAAACATAAGCACATATATGCGATTACAATCAAACACGCAATGATAAAAGCTCCAACTCCGATAACAACTGCATTCATAATAACCACCTCACATATCTTTAATCTTAATTTTCAATGCTTCTAATTCTTTATATTCATCAGTATCATATCTGGTATGATCTTTACGAATCATATGTGTCTGCTCGTTGCATATAAGTTCCACAAGTAGTTTCTTCTCTTTTTCTGTCATTGTTTTATGATTCCTTACTAATTTTTTCTTATATGTTTATTTTCTCCACAAATGTGATATAATATTTGTTAATGGAGGGCGTTTCAAAAATTTATCCAAAAATTAATAGTCCATATAGTGTTTAATTCTCTTATATATAAATTGTATAAATGGGATATATCAAATTTTATCAACATGCAACTATTAACTTGCCCTCCATATCCTTATGAGTAAATTCTTTTAATTTCACCGTTACCACCATCTTTACATTTCAAAACAAGATGTGTACATAATGAATAGCACAATTTGGTTTATGCGAAATCATATCAATTACATATTCTCTATTATCAACTTCAACAGTGATAAAATTATCCCCAATGCGTTTTAATTCCCGTACTAGCTCTCCGCTACTAATAATCACTTCTCCAAAGTCACCTCTTTCCCAATTCCAAGCAGATATTGTCTAATTTCAGCCCAATTCTGTAATCTTTTACCTATCCAATCTTTATTCCAGCTATATGTTCTACCAAAACAAATATTTTCTTTTGCATTGGAAGTCACAAGATTTTTTGTACTATCATCAATAAATAATCCATCACTCATATCTATATGAGACTTATCATAATATTCTTTAAGATTTACACCAATAAATTCTATATCTGGAAATCTTTTATTAATCCATTCTTCCTTTTGTTTAAGATTAGGTGAATATCCATGTGAGACAATTTTGATTATGTAATACTCAGATAATTCATTAATTGCACGTTCAGCCCAAGGCATAAAATGTAATCTCTCGAAGAATCTAGGTTGATTGAAGTACAAATCAATATATCCAGGTGGCGCACAATTACATTCTTCAAATCCCCAAGTATCAACAGTCCACCAATTTATATAATGAAATTTCTTATAATACAGGAAATCTTCATTATATAAATCAACAATCGCATCTATGGTGGCAACTAATGTTCCATCAAAATCAACATATAATGTTTTAATATCATTTCTCATCTGTGATACCTCGTTTTGCTTTGTCTTTATTGATTACACGTACCATTTTTGCAACAGATTCTTCAAGACTTCTATCATTCAATACAAAGTAATCAATAAGATTGGATTTCTCAAAGTTGGAAAATTCTTCACTTTCCTTGATATAATTAGCTTGCCAAGCGTTATAATCTCCACGTTTCTTTGCTCTTTGCCGTAAATCATTATATGGAACATTCACCATAATGGTTACTAATTCAATATCCATATCTTTTGTTTTGAGTTTTAATTCGTAATATCCTGTGGGATTGATAATGTAGAAATCATTATCTAAGAGCTGTTGTTTTGTTGCGAAGTTACAATATCCTACTCTATCAGTATAAGCAATCATATCGTTACGATATTTCTCTACTTCGTCTGGTGAAATTAATATATGGTCTGAATTTTCTTTTGTTTCATCTTGTCGTAGATATTGTCGTGTAGAATATGAGCGTAAAATACTCATATTCAATTGTTTTGCTACTTCTTTTGTAATTGTTGATTTTCCTGATCCTGATCTTCCTAATACACAATATACTGTATGTATAATAATCACGCTCCTTATTCAGAATCTTTTAATAATTCTTCTAAACTATCAATTTGAAGCTCTGTTTGCTTATCATCAGACAACAATGCCGTAAGTTGTTTTTCTAACATATCTAATTTCTTTTTCTCAGCCTTATATCTCTGTACTTCAAGATTTGCTTCTACATCAGTAATCCAATCATCAAGTGAACTACCTGAAATCATTAAGGTAGAAGTGTTAATTTCTAAATCTTTTGCAGAGATTAAAAGTGCATTAAGTTTAATTAACAACATTTCGCTTGAATCAATATGTAAATTGTAAGTAACCTTATCAAATACTAATAAACAATTAGTAATTGGATTGAATCTTGTTGGTTTTGATGCAAGCTCCTGTCTTTTTTCTTCAATAATTTTTTTTAACTGCATAATTCTTTCATCATTTTTCTGTGCCATAATAAAATCTCCTTTCCAGATAACCATTTTTTAAATAATGTTCTCCATAGATAGGATGAATATACTGATAACATTCTTCTAAATTATCAAAATATTTTTTAACCTGTCGTTCCCTTGTTTTTGTTTCCATTTCACTAGAGAACCATTTCTTTTCCTCATAGGTTTCAATAATGGTATCCATGATACACCATTTACCACTCTCTTTTTCATAATATACTTTTCTATTATCAAGAAGCTTATCTTTTTCTTTGCCAACTATAAAATTATCACCGTACCAATTATTTTTAAGACACTTTTCAATGGTTTCTTGCGCCATAGCAACAAATATATCGTATGGTAAATCAATAAGCTTATCTGCTTCAAAATCTTCTTGACAATATTCAGCATTGCTATATAACAGGTTAACCATATCTGGATAATCTGGTCTTTTTTCAAGAACCATATGGGTGAACTTTCTTGTAATTGTTTTCATATGTGTTACTCTATTTTCTCTGTGCCAACTATATTCAGCACTAGGATTTCCAAGAAGAATAAAGAAAAATTCATTCTTTTCTTCTTGAATACTTCTATAGTAAGTAAGGTTTTGATTATAATAACTACTTCGACATTTACTGATTAACCATGTATCATCAAGCGGATATTCATATCCTTCTTTTCTGTTGTTACTATAATAGTAACCATGACTTTCATGGTAATAATAATTTGACTGATTTTTCCAAGGCTTTGATTTTCCCATATACACATATTGATTACCATTCAAATCCTCATATGTAGCACCAATGATTAAATCTCTTGCTTTAATAAATGTATTATTATGAATGACTTTATTCTTTTCCTGAATTTCTTTATAGTCCGAGGATTCTACAGGTACAAGAACTAATTCTTTACCATCCCAACCATAAACAAATTCACCTTCAAGTCCTTTACCTTTGATACAGTTACAATTTTCTAAAATCCACAACAGATTTGGAATTGTAATTTCAAACTCAAATCCTCTAGGGTCATACACTCTTGTATATGTCTGTCTGGGATTCCAACCATATCTATCTCCACCAACCTTCTTATTTAATACAAATCCTTCCATTGGCTCATTATCGTAGATTTCGTTTGGAATACATTCATCTCTCCAACCTTGCCATGAGGTTTCTTTTCGTAATTTACCTTTTTCATCAAAATAGATTACATAAGCTAATTTACCTGTATAAGTATCTTTTCGTTTTTGGAATCCTACATTTATTTTTGTTGGTATAAAGATATTTGTTTTCATTATATTTTCTCCGTTCTTATAAAACTAAATGCCTAATTCAAGTTTTATCTGTGGTTTAATCGGATTATAATTTTCAAGGGAAAAATCTTCGATTGAGAAATCATAGAAATTATCAGATTTAGGATTGAAATTCATTTTGACTGGTTCAAATTCATAGTCATAATGACCATTAGATGTAGAAATTTTTAACTTATGTTCATTCGACCTATTAATAAGTTCATTCGCAGCATCAAGGTGACGATCATAAATCTGTTCATTTGCTACGAAGTGTGTGAATTTTCCTGGCTTATATCCAGTAGCTTTAGCAATCATCATCTGTAAACAAGCATACTGTACTTCATTAACTCCACCTGCACCACTAGCAGTAATCATATCTCCACTTCTTTGAATAAGACACATATCAAGATATTCACCCCTTACATTCCAGATAGTAAGGAATGCACATGGCGCAAGCCCGTCAGTTTCTCTCAGATCATTTTCTTGCCATAGCGATACGATTTTTCTTCTTCCGTATGGATTAGTTTTAATATCGTTAATTATATTATTAATTAGATCATATTTTTTTACAGTATATCCGTATCTATGACCAATTGTTCCGTCACCAATATTCCAGTCGTTCCACCATTTTACACCCATATCTTCCATCTCAGAAATTACATTTGTAGGCTTTTGATAAATTGTAAAAATTTCTTTAATCGCACTTTTCCACGCAATAGGACGTAATGTACAAATTGGAAACTCTGTTTGAAGATTATAAGTTCTCACAACATGATTCACAAAATATGTATGAGCTGGTGTACCATCTTCATATTTTGGACGAGGATTTTCGTCTTTTGTTCCATTTACAAAAATGTTACGAATATCATTTACCAATAATAAATCTGCTCTTGTCATACATTATTCCTCAACAATCCATAGTTTAATATCTTCTTTAAATTGATTACATAATTTTTCATCATTTGATAAGAAATTCACAACACATTCTTTATCAAGACTTGTACTTAGAATCCCCATGATAGATTTCGCATCAATTGTGTACCTAGAGTATACATAGTCAATATCTACATCTTTATATTCTCCACATTTGGCTACGAATAACCCTGCATCATTAATTGTATTTAATTTGACTTTACACTTCATTTTATAAAATCCTTTCCTATTATAATGTTAATTTAATAGTTGCATAAATTGTTCTTCATTGATAATTTGCACTCCCAATGATTTTGCTTTCTTGTTCTTGCTGGAAGAAGATTCAATATCATTATTAATCAACGCAAACGTTTTAGCAGATACAGAACCAGATACTTTCCCCCCATAAGATTCAATGACAGATTTTAGTTCATCTCTATTGCTGTATTTCTCTAATAATCCTGTAATAACAAATGTCTTTCCTTGCAATGTATTTTGAGTATGATTGGATTCATCAGGAATTTTAAATGTGAATTCTTTACTTAACTCAAAAACATTATCCGCATGTGTTACAGCAAATTTTTGAATATTGTTACTTGCAACTACGCCAATACCATCTACTTTAAGATTCCAAAAATATCCATAACCACAAGAGAAACAATGATAAAATTCATCAAAGTTATATTTAAAATGTTTAGCAATATCTTTACTTGCACTTTTGCCAATCATGGGTACAGAAAGTGCATAAACAAATCTGTCAAGTGTAGTTTCTCTGCTCTTTTCAATAGATTCCAACAATTTATCTACTGATTTTTTACCAAATCCTTCAAGACTATACATTTTACCTTTATAATCAGATAGATGATAAATACTCTTAATGGAGTTTAACCAACCAAGGGAAATAAATTTCTCAAGTGTGGCTTCTGATAATCCATCCATATCCAGTGCGTTTCTACTTACCGCATGAACAAGTTTACCTAATAATTTACCTTTACAATTATCATTCATACACATCAATACTTCTGAATCGTTATCTTTTACAATTTTAGTTTCCTCACCACAAACAGGGCATCTATCAGGAATTGTAAAATTATTCGATTTATCAATACTATCATGTACTTTTGGGATAACTTTATTTGAGCGATATATTCTGATTCTGTCACCGATACCAAGAGAAAGTTTTTTGATATAAGAAATGTTATGTAGTGTAGCTCTGGTAGTAATTGCACCATCTAAATCAATAGGTTCAAAAATTGCTACGGGATTAATTAATCCTGTTTTAGAAGTGTTCCATTCAATATCTTTTAATACAGTTTCATATAATTGGTCTTCATATTTGTATGCGATTGAATGTCTAAAGAATTTATCTGTCTTACCTAATGATTCTCCATATGAATAATCATCACATGCCATTACTGCACCGTCATATGGAATATTGTACTCATCCGCTACATCTTTAATTGTATCTAGTACAGTTTGTAAATTTTCACACCCTATATATGGAATCATAGGAACTACTTCAAATCCACAATCTTTTGCATCTTGTAAATCTTCATATACAGATTCATGAGAAAATCCTTTAATAACACGCCATGAAATAAACCTCATGTTTCTTTGAGCAGCTTCTTTACTGTCTAATAATAGTAATGAACCAGACACAAGATTTCGTGGGTGTTTATATTTTTTATCTGGATCTTTAATATTTTCATTAATCTTATTGAATGTATCCCATCCAATAATTGTTTCTCCGTCAATAATTAACTCATCATTATATGGAATCTTCTTTGGAATGTTCTTAATTGTTAATACATTTTGAAGAACATCTGTACCTTCATATCCATTACCTCTAGTAACTGCACTTACTAATTCACCATGAATATACTTCAATGTTGTACTAAGACCATCACATTTTACAGATATGATACGCTGTTTATTTCTTGCGAATTGTTTCAAATCATTAATAGATTTTGTTTTATCAAGTGACAACATTAAATGGTCTAATTTAACTTCGTTCAGTTTGTCTGATACTGTATATCCAACATTCTGTGTAGGACTATTTGGGAAAATAATATGTTCTTGACTTTCTAATTGCTGTAATTCTTCATATTTCTTATCCCAATCATAATCGGACATAATTGGCACACTTGTATAATATGCAATAGAAGCATTATTTAGTTCTTCAATTAAAGTTTTCATCTTTTCAATACGTTCATATCTACTTTTTATTCCCATATATCACATCTCCTTATAATATGGACTTTTCTTTACGTATTCTTTCAGATACTTTAACATCTCTGATTCTTCTGGAAAGAATGGATCTCGTTTATATTCAAGTGCAACATAATTTAGAAAGTTCATCATCAACTGTCCAAATCTCCAATCTGGATAATATCGCATCCATACTTTTTCTAATTCTTTTGTAAATTCTGGTATTCTATTCTTATCTCTCATATTGACCTCCATGAAACAGTTCTTTCATCTTATTGTAAATTTTCTTTTGTAATCAAGCGGAGAACAGGATTCAATTACTATTGGGAATTTTTTTAATTCTACAGTTTTTATATGTTCTACTAATTTTTTACATCCTTTTAAAACCTGAATATCTGCCGAATTAAACATTCTTTTTAATTCCATATTTGCATTTGATATACGAATAAAACAATTACCCTTTTCTTTTATTAATGCGTCGCTATATTCATTAGAAACAATTCTATTTCCCAAATATAGATAATATTCTCCATGGATGCCTTTATATATTCCACCAACAACTAAATCTTTCAATGGAATAGTTTTAATTTGCCTCTTCTCTTCTTCCTGTTCACGTAATCTACTTTTAATTTCATTTGCAATCTTAAGTTCCTCATCAGAAGGATTTACAACCTTAAATAGATCTCTCATATGTCGTTTACATCCATCTTCATCAGTCATTGAATTGCCATACCAGACACCAATTGACATTCCAATTACATTACGTCCCGTGCCTTTTCCAACACATATATCACCGTCTTGTAGTTCTCTTCCTAAAATATCTTTCATTTAATATCTCCATTCATTTTTGCTCTCAATAATGCTTGTAAATATTCTTGAGGATTATCTTTAGCTGCTTGGAATCCTACTTTTTGTCTTTTAATATCATCAAGTACGATTTTATATTTAGGACTATCCCTTACTTCTTCTCTATATTTCTGCACTTCTTCACGAGTTGCTATCTCTTTATCAACTAAAATTCTCAATACAACTTGTACGTCAATTGCTGTTTTAAGAATAGTTTCTTGTACTTGCAATTCGTGTAGGGCTTCTTCTGGTTTATAAAATTATCATTGCTTACTGGCATTTAATATCTTCCTTTCCAATAATTTCTGTTAATGTTCTAGGTGTATAATCCATGTAATTTATCATACATCCAACATTTTTAGCAATACATTTAATATCGTACTTCTCATTCAGTGATTTTATAAAGTCTTGAAAGATGGTTTCTTCATTTGAATTATGAACGTGACCATATAACTGAATGCTCCATACCTTATATTCTTCTCCATCTCTCCTGTAATGATGTTGGTGATTCCAGAAAGCTAGGGGATAGTGTGAAAGAACTACATTATATTCTTTACCATTGATATTATCTTTTACTTCCTTATAATCACAAACTTCTACAAATAGTTGCTTGTACCGTTGGTCTTTCACTCTATCGTGATTACCAACGATTAAATGTTTATTACCTTTCAGTTTACTTACAAATGAGATTACATCTTCATTCTCTTTCCACGCTAAATCACCAAGAATATAAACATGATCAGCATTTGTAACTGTATTATTCCAGTTTGATTTAATTGTTTCGTGCATTTCTTCAAGTGTTTTGAATGGTCTATTATCAAAGTTAGAACCTTCGTCTGTTACATTCTTATGGAATAAATGTACATCTGAGATATAATAATTCATTATTCATCATCCACTTTCTTAAATTCATAAATGGAATTTTCTGTTTCAACATTGATATAATCAATTTCTCCATTCTTATCTTTAATATATTCAAAAGACTTCACAGGACTTGTTCTTAATATCATCCATCTCATTGGAGTTCCATCGGAATCTCTTACATATCTAATAATCAATGGAAAGTCAATTAAAATATCATTAATATCAAGATCAATAATCCTTCCAATTCGTATAGGGTATCTGTCATCCTGTCTATCTAATCCTTTTAACTCCCCTTTACTATGTTTGATACTTGCGATTTTGTATAGCATATTTACTCTCCTAATCTTCTACAGGAACCCATTTTTTAACTTTGACTTCTTTGAGTTCTACCTCTGTACATTTAACCTCATCATCATATTCCCAAGGGCTTTCATCTTGACACTCTGTTGCTCCTTCTGAATATGTAGTCATGTAAAACTTTCCATTATCTTCAAATACAATCTCATGGATAATTGACCACCGAGTAGTATTTACAATCCTATTAACAATAGTATTTTCATACGGTAAATCAAGTTCATCCATTAAATAATCTTTATTAAATACTTTTGTTCTTGCCATTATGTTATTCTCCTTCTACAATTCCCCAACCTTTGCAAGTAGGGCATTCACAATACTTTTTATTGATCTGTGATATAAGTTCTGTTAAAAATTTCTCTACTTTCTTTTGTAAATCTTGATAATTTTCTCCGATAATACATGGAGCTTTTACACAATCTTTTCCATAATCTGTAGATGTTGAATTTTTAAAATCAATAATCGTTTCTGTTTTATGTGAAATCATACGATTAACCCAATTAGGTTTTCTTTTTCTTTTACTGAATAGATTATTATTTGTATCAATTAAAATATTGTATGGATCAGCTAATGCGATTTTCTTTTTTACTTCAAAATGAAAATCATAATCAGATGTGATGTCAGCAACATTAGTATCAATATTTGCTTTAACATAATTTCTTATAATCTTTAACATTTCATCACAATCTAGTTTGCAAGGTTTATCTTGATATGCTTCTTCTGGATATTCAATCTGTGTGAGCAAATCTGTTTTTGCATTATATTTATTGGGAACAAACTCAAAATCTTCTCTTGTGTAAATTTCTTTAATTTCAAATTCAATAGGTTCATACTCACCTGGAATCGTGTCATATTTATATGAATACAATCCCATTACCTCTTCATATTCACCACTATCTTCCATTTCTTGTGTAATAATTTGTGGCATGAGTTCTGTTGCTGTATATCCTGCTTTCAGTTCATACCTAATATTAATACGCTTGTCTTGTTGCTTCATAGACACAACTTTAGGAATACTCATAAGTTTAAACCATTTATCTTTATTTGTTTTTTCTGGCATTTCACCATCAAATCGAAATCGTGTTAAATCTTTAGTGCCATAATAATCTTCATTTGCTATATAAATATAGTTTTTACAGTTAATTACTTTAAATTTTAGTGGATTTTCTTTATCGTACATAATTATTCTCCTATATCATGAAATTCCATACCGTTAAGAATATTAATCAATGCATTTTTATTTCTTTCTAATGCAAGTGAATATGAACACTTTGCAATAGAATCTGACTGAGATAATGGCTCCCTTTCTAATTCTTCATCAATTTTCTTATCGAGAAAATCTACGAATCTCCACAAACGATCCTCAATTGAAGAAGCTAATTTACCATGAATGTTATCATTTACATCAACAACGTTGCACTTATTGAAATCAGATACCTCTTTCTTGCTTAACCATTTCATCCATTTATTGCATTTCTTACAATAAAGTCCTGTCTGTGTGCCGCTTTCTTTTGTGTAAAATTCTTCACATCCACATTTATTACATTTTTCTGGAATCATAGTTGCTCACCTCTTTTCTATGCACTATATATGGTGTTTATCATTATTTAAAGCACTATATATAGTATCATTTTTACTATGAAATTCTGCTTTCATTTAGTTATCTTCTTTTATTAGATTTATTGTCATCATGCTTCCAGGAGTTTCATAATATGAATCTTCTAAATATGCTATTTTATATTCATAATACGGTTGCAAAGCACTATCTATAATTCTTACCTCAGATAATTCAATTGGTTCTTTTAAGTTTGTTTCGTGTATAATCACATTTACATAAATTTTATCATCATATCCCATTAAGAATAATTGAATTAAATCTGCTAACCTAACATTAGGTTGTAAATAAAGTAAATTATTAAATGTCATATCTCATACTCCTTTAAACTTTATAAAATAAAAGTTATCTAATTCTCAAACTTTCACTCTGTGGTTCTAAGTGACACCATTCACAATTAAGTGATCCATCTTGTCCTTCCAATCCATTTTCCTTTAAATAATCTCTCAGCTTTTCTCCATCAACAGCATCAGGTTGTTTAATTCTATATTCCTCTGGAATATTTTCTACATCAACATCAATTGTAAGTTTGCGCTTTCCACCATTTTTCTGAATGTTAAATGAGAACAAATCTGTTGTAAATTTTTTCTTTCCAATGGTTCTCATACACATTTCAAGATTTTGTTTTAACCACTTGATTCTATTTTCATATGTTTTTTTTCTTGATGCTAATCTATTATTCTCTTTTGAAATTCCCTCAATGTCAGATTCAAGAGATCGGATAATCTTAGCGTAATTGTCTGCTTTATTTTCTATTTCTCCGTCCAATGCTTCAAGTGTATCAATGATTGTTTGCTCATCAATTTCCTCATCTTCTAACATATCCATAAGTTCCAGATATTCTCCTGTAAGTTCATAAATACTTGACATATATTAATTCTCCTTTTCTTTTAATCTTTTTGCATTTTCAAGTAACATATCTTTTAAAAATGTTTGCTTAGTTTTAACTTCTTTGGTCTGAATAGATTTAACAACAGCATAATTGTTAGCAATGAGAACACAGTATTTTTTTGCTCTAGTGATAGCCGTATAAAGTAATTCTGAATTATTCATTATGTAACTGCTATTATCTAATCCAACAATTGTTGAACAGAATCCTGAGCCTTGAAGTTTATGCACTGTACACGCATATCCTAATTCAAGATTTTTACAATCGGATTTTGTAAAGATTACTTCTCCAATTCCAATAAAATCTATCGTACACATTCCATTCTTTTCAATTTCTTTTACAATTCCCATGTTTCCATTGAATACAGGAGTTGTATCACCTTCTAAATTGATACATTTGTAATTGTTTTTTGTATTAATAACCTTATCTCCTACTCTAATAATATATTTTTTTGCTTCGTCATTTTTCTTTTCTAAGAAAATTTCAATTTCGTTGCAATTACTTAATTTGGGATTGTAAATAGATTGAATTTTAGAATTTAGATTATAACAAGATAATTCTCCACGTAATCTCATAGGAACACAAATCTGAACTTCCATAATATCATGGAATTTTTCTAATTCAATTTGAAAATGTTTAATAATCTTATCGGATATAGATTCATCATTTCCTTTTCCAGAAATATCCAATTCCATATCTTCTAATTCTCCAATAATCGCATTTCCTGTATAATTTCCATCAAAGATTTGTTCTTGGTTGGCAATTTTAATTGAAGTTGGAATAATACCACTTCTCAAAGCTTGTCTATGTGGTTTACTTAATTTCACTATTGGTAAAACATTACTATCAAGAATATCAGCAAATACTTGACAATTACCAATAGGTGTAAGCTGTTGTACATCACCCATGATAATTACTTTTGCACCTGTTGGGATAGCTTCCAATAATGATAAGAATAATGTACCATTAATCATAGTTGCTTCATCAATCAAAACAATATCAACTGCTAATTTATTCTCTTTGTTGAACATAAATTCACCATTTTGATATCCTAAAGCTCTATGAATTGTACTAGCTGGAAGTCCCGTAGCTTCGGTAATTCTTACACTAGCTTTTCCTGATAACGCACAAGCCAAAATACTATACCCACTGTATAATGAACATATTCCATTTGCTGTTGACGTTTTACCAACGCCTGCCCCACCAGTTAAAGCCATAACATGATTATCCAAACTAAGCTTAATTGCTGCTCTTTGTTCATCAGTAAACATGAATCCTTGTTTTTCTTCTACATTTTCTGTAATTGTTTCCCAATTTCCTATATTGAATGATCTAGGGATATAATCATCATGAATACTATTAACTTTGTTTGAATCATTTTCTACTACTTTCACAAGTCCAATTTGGAGTCTAAACAATTCGTTCATTATATTTTTCTCCAAATCGTAGAATTTTTTCAATGCTATTTTAGAACCATTATCAAGTACAACTACATCCTTATTATCAATCATTTGTTTCGCTGTGGTATTTATTATTTCTTCTGGTACAAATCCCAATGTATCATATAAGGCTTTCATTAAATCTTGATAATTTAAATAACTTCTTCCTGCTTCTCCTTGATCATTCAAATAATATAATAAAAATCCTTTGATTCTTCTAACATCATATTGAGTTATTCCAACTTTACAAGCTACTTCATCAGCCTTTTTGAAACCAATACCATCAACTCTCAACAAATCATATGGATTATTTTTAACAATATCAATTACTGTATCTGGTGATTTATAAAAATCTACAAGCTTTTTAATAAATGTATGTGTAAATCCCAACTGACCTAATTCCATATAAATAGAGCTATAATCTTTAGATTCCTCGTATTCATCAATCATTCTTAAAGCTACTTGATTTCCAATTCCTTTTATCTTCATTAGAGATTTAACATCTCTATTTTCAAGTAATTTAATAACGTCATCATATTCATCAAAAAGCTTTTCTACTAAATTTTCATTCAAAACATTTTTCAAAAATTCTTTTTGTTTATCTTTACTTGAAATATCAATACATTTACTAATATAAATTAATCCATACGTATCTCCATATATTTCGTGAGTTTCTGCTAATTTACAAAATATTTTATATGTAGTTCCATATTCAAGTGTACACGTTGTTCCTTTGAGTTTGATAACTTCAACGCCATCAATTTGATTATCTAACCATTTAGTTATTCTCATACTAAATATCGCAAAGTCACCAGATTGTACTTTTTTGGTATACTTTGGATAGATAATTCTATCCAAAGTACATTCAAATTTTAAAATTTTCTCTTCCATTAAATATCCTCACTGTCAACTAAAGACTTGCCTTTTCCATAGTTTCTATATAATATTTCATATTGTGTGATAATATCTAATTCTCTATCTATATCGGCAACAACGATGTTTTTACCATCTTCATCTTTTCCAATTATTTTTTTTGCAAATTCCTTTTTAGAATTTTTAATTTCGATAATATCACCATCCTGTAAAGGTAATATTTTAAATATTTGTTTGTCTACCTTTCTATATTGTATTTCTCCATTTTTAATATTATAAATAATTAAATTTGGAGCAATTACATTTCTGGTGTTTAATACAAACCACATATCCTTTTCTAAAGATGAATCAATATAACTAACTTTATCAAATTTATTAATTTGCATTTCCATGATATTATATGGGTTTATATTTTCGTTTGGAATAATATCGAATATTTCTAATAGAACTTTTTCAAAATTCATGTTGTTATAAGATTTACCAGATTTAGATAATTCAGAATTTGAAATAATTATATTTTTTATAACTTCATCAGTTATTTTCTTGTTCAACGTAGTTAAATTAATTTTATCTTTTCCGTATAGAATAGTAAAATAATCTCTAAAAATTAATAATTTTTTTGTTTTACCATAAATATTACAACAATCTGCAATTAAATATTGTTCTAATACTTTTTTCGTTATTTTATTATCTAAACATTCTTTTAAAAATTCATAGAATGTTGGACTTTCACACATACATTTATATAATACATATGGAGTTTCATCTATTTTTTCTTCGTCTTTCGTTAAAAACATATCTGCTCGTTTTTTCGCTTCATTGATGTAATAATCTTTATCGAGATGTTCAGGTATTGACTTATCGTGAATATCTTCATTGTCAATAAACAAATGAGTAGGTGTATTAGCAAACTGTTCATATGATTTTATACCTTTTTCAATTTTTAATTTGTAAATTGATCCATCAGATTGTCGTTTGCTAGCAAATACTCTATGTACTTTACCTTTCAATAATTCTCCATTTATTGATATTACTTTACCATCTTTGCTAGACACTCCATTTCCATACCATATTTCTTTGTATTTCGCAGATAGTTTAATAACTTTTTGAAATTTTATGTATTCGTTACATTCGTTGATAGTTTGCTCAACTGGAATATCATATGCTAGATAATTTCTAACAGCATCATTCAAAATTGGCAAATCATTATCAATTGGTTTATTGAATTTAACCATAGCACCTTTACATTCCAATTCCCCATTTTTCTTAACTGCAATGTAGTTATTTACATCTTTTTGAATGAGTTTTGTATATTCATCTATCTCAAACTCCATTTTGAGTCGTTTACCAACTTCATTCGTTATCTCAATTACCTTATTTTTCATCTCTTCGTTTTCACAAAGAACAAAAATACCATCTGTATTAGTTTGTAATAATCTACAATATGGTTCAAGTTTATCAATTAAATCAAGAATAAACATTTGTCCAAATACACAAGTTAAATTAGCCATTAATGGATCATATGATGGATTATTTCTATCTTTTCCTGCTCCATACACACCATTAATCATAGGTTTGAGAGCTTTATTTTTTGGATTTCCTTCTGATTTTAATTTTAATCTAAAATCTCTCATTTGCTTAAAGTCATCAGGATTTTTAAATTTTCTACTCAACAAACCATATTCAATATCAGTTGTGGGATACATTGAAGCTACATCAGCATGTAGAATAATTCCTTCAAATACAGCTTCTTTGTCATCAGCCCCATGACATCCTCCCCATGCAAATACATGCGGTATTCCTGCAACAGTGCAACATAACTGATTATTATGTTGTTTATCATCATCTGATCGTAAATGTTCTTTATATCTCCAATTTTTAGGATTCATATACCATTCTGGAATAAATTTGTATTTATCAGATAATTGAATGGTTTCTGGAAGACGAATATCAAATTCATCATCTAAAGTATGTTGATTTACAGCATTTAAAATTTTAGGAGATACAGCTAATTGAACCTTAGTTTTAGTGAAATACGACATATCAAGTCCATATAATTCAATGATGTCTAATTGACCTTCAAAATCATCCCAACAATAATCAAGAACTCTCAATACCTCTATTACATCATGATGGTTGTAATAGAGTGTTTGTTCTATTTCTTCTTGAGTGAGAGGTCTATCAATATTAAAGTCTACTTCTGTTTCTCTAATATCATCTCCCATAAACGCTTCTAATTGCTTTAATGATTTATCTTTAAGAATTGTATCATAATCGTTCAGAGGATATTTTTTTGCATTTTTTACGACTTGAAAAGGTTTTTTACCCTCTTTAATAAGCTTATCATTCACAAATCCTACATTCATTCCATCTAATATTCCCTTGAAAATTCCAGTATCATACTGTCTACCATTGTATGAAATGAATATATCATCCTTATATTCATTATAAAACTTTACAAGTTTGTCCCTATCATTCACAATTACTATTTCTTTTGATCTATCTTCGTAATTGATAAATGTGACGCAAAACCATCCCCCACCTGGAATAGATGAGTATACCTCAAAGTCATATCCAAAAATTTTACTTTTATCTATTATATCAATCACCATCCTTATCCAAATGCAAATCCAGAAATTTTCTCACTCTTATAGAACATCCAATCATCAATCAAAACTTGTGCTGATTTTGTTTTATAATCAATTGAAAATCTACCAACGATGTCAAATTCAACATTATCTCCAATATCTACAATTTCTTTATATTGTGCTGCCAAAGAACTTCCTTTGGTTTGTTTTATGAATTTAATATTGTGATATGTAAATTCGATTCTATTTTGTTTAGAACCTAATAGATATAAATTGTATTTATTACATGGAATATTTTTGATAAGAAATATCGGTTCACTAATTGTATTACCCCAAATGTAGTCGTATTTCGCTACATTTTTAATAATCTGATCGTGAATTTGATTGGATTCATAGATGTTATATACATGATATGTAGGTTCATTAATACTTTTCATAGTTGATAATAATTCAAATAATTTATTTGTATTATCAACGCTTATTTCACAGCCAAAAGCCCTAGGATGACCTTCTACTTTATTAAATAAGCCTGTATCTTTACACCATTCATTAAAATCTAATATTTCACATTTATCGCTTCCTCTTCCGCTTCCTTTACATACATTACCTTTTCTTCTCATTAATAAACAAGGACGTTGATATTGGTCAGCAAGTCTATTGGCAATTAAGCCAGTGGAATTACTGTCAACATCATCTTTTGCATTGCATACTAAAATCGGAAATTTATCAAGATTATATTTTGATATTTCTTCTGATAATACCGCAGCACTTTCTTCTGTTTGCTTTTTCTGTTTACGATTACTCGACTGACATGCTTTTAATGTGTAATCTTGAATAGACATATTTACAATTCCTTGACCTCTAACTTTTCTATCAAGAAATCTATCAGAATTACATAACGCTTCAAACATATAACATTTATCTTGATAATCTCCAAGTCTAATCATTGAATTGATTAATGGACACACATAGAAACCTATACCATTAATAGTAACTTTATTATTCATAGAATACATTTGGGCTTCAACAAGTGTAGAAATTAATTTATTCTTATTTGTATGATCTCTAATTTCATCAAGACCTTTTAAAATAAAATATCTTGTTTCAAGATTTAAAACATCTGCTCTATCACCAATCATACCAAGAGCCACTAAATCTAAGTAATCGTCAGCGTAATTTACTTTATAGTATTTGTCTAATAATTTTGTAAATTTATATGTGATGCCTACACCTGTCATTGATTTATTGGTAATATTTGATGACAATTGATTATTTACTACAATTGCAGGATTGCCAGAAGCATCAATTTTATGATGATCTAAAATGATTACATCTTTTCCAGAGTCTATCAATCTTTGACATTCATTCCAATCTCCTGTTCCTGCATCTGGAATAATGACAAGTTTTGAATTATCTTCGCACATACTATCAATAAAGTCAGATAATCCATGTACTTTTCTATTATGAATAAAACATCTAATTTCTATTGATGGATTTATTCTTTTGGTATATTGATAAATATTTGCACCAGATGTATATCCATCCACATCACAGTCAATAAGTAAATCAATTGTATGATTCTGCGATATATGATGTACATATACATCTCTTGCTTTTTTTATATTGTCAAATAATTCTTCATTTTCAACATGTTTAATTGTTGGATGTAAAAATGAATCAATATCTTTGATGCCTTTTAATGCTAAGATATCATTCAATTCATATCCAAACCTCACATGTCCAAGTACGTCATATTTAAAACTCACTTTGCACCACCTTAATTATTGATTTGTTCCTACATATATTTTGTTCTCCATAAGTTTTAACAAAGTATCTTTACCTCTATCTGTTGGAGAATCTTTATAACCCAACAAATTTGTACTATCCCATAACACAGATACAGAAACAAAAGGGCTTAATTTATCTATGATTTTATCTTTTATATGTTGTGACCAGTTTTTACATTCATCTGAATCAAGAGTTTGATATTGTTTGTCCAATGCAATAATAACTTCTCTAACTCCCAACATAAGAATCATTCCTTTTTGATAATCTGTTAAATTACTTCCACATAAAGCAACTGTAAAATTATCTTCACCAAACATAGTATCAGTTTGAAATACCGATTTTTCAGCTTCTACAAGCATTATCTTTCTCTTTTTTTGAATAGCATTTATATTATAATTTAAACCAAATAAATTTAATCCAAGAGAATGATTGTAAAATTTATTACCAATTTTAAATGGTGCATATTTACCAAATAATTCAATATCATCAGGAAGTAATGCTCTCGATCTCACACCAACCAAATTATTGTTCATATCATAATGCGGTATGATAATTTTTTGTTGCCATGTAGAATAAAGGATGTTGTATTTTTTCATTGTCTCTACAGAAATCCCTTCATCTATCCATGATTGACAATAAAAGTGTTGAAATATATTAAGAATGTTTTTATTGTAAGGAACTAATATTTTATCTTTTGGTTTTATCTTTTTATTTTTCTTATATTTTTTGATAAACTCCCAATCAGAAATTTGTTCCTGTTTACCAAACCCATATACATGATTATCAAGATTTAATTTTACAGAAATCCAATTGATAGCTTTTTGAAATTCTTCTTGTTCATATCCTTTATATCCCATAACTACGCCAATAATATCTAATTGACCGCATTCTGTATAACAATGAAATGACATAGAATCTTTATAAAAATATAATTTAGGTTTAGTTCCATGATGACATATCGTATCTGTTATCCACATATCATCGTCTTCGTAATAAAAAGTAGCTCCCATTAATTCAAGAAGTTTCTTAATATCATCTTCTGTAAGTTTACTTTTTAATTCCTGGGCGGTCATATAAGTACCTCCCTACTTAGATAATTGCATTGCTAAATCTGATCCAGATACATCAATATCAGTTTCAATAATACCAACATCTCCAACATCATCTAATCTAAAATCAATCAACGTTTTCTCAATATCAGTAATTAATTCATAGTTATAATCCGTCACAAAACAATCTACTTCCCTCATAGTTCCCATATTGAGTTTTGTCCAAATTATGATAGTTTTCCATTTTCCACCACGATTTTTAAATATATAGTAAGACATATTGGGGATTAATGATCCGAATGAACCATCTGACTCAAGAATTGGTTTTAATCTTTTTAAATCTTTGTGTGTTACAGGAAGTGCAAGTATGCCACCATCAGCTTTTTCAATAATAGCTTTAGATCCTTTTAATGCACCTGCATCTTTATTATTATCTTCTTTATAATTATCATTTAACTGTGTAGCCGAACCAAGATATACATTAAATTTATTACAAACTGATTTTAATGCTGCACTGAATAAGAAAAGAATCTGGTCTGTTCTAAGTCTTGTGTGTGTTTTATTATAATAATATTCATAAAGCGATGGTGAATCATTGATGTAATCAAAGAAACAAGCTACTATTCCATAGTTTAAAACATATTTCTCAATAGTTTCAGAAATCAAATCAATTGTAAAATCTGGCATATACTCTATATAATAATTATAATTTTCTATGTATTTTGCAGATTCATCAAGAATTGATTCTTCTTCTGGTGTAATATCACTCCATTCTTCAATTCTATCCTGATCAACTCCACTAACATGAGCTAAAATGATATCTTGAATTTCCTCTTTTTCAAGCTCTGTTGAAATAAATAATACTGGTTGGCTTTCACCTGTTGGAATCCATTCTCTTTTATTCCAATCATAAATTCTATCTGATACCATGTTACATCCATCTGCTAATGAAGATCTTGATTTTCCACCACCAGATACAGAACTTCTTAAAATGTATTTTTTAGGTCGCATCCCTCGATATACTGTAGTTAAATATCCAGATTGAAACGGATAACCATATACATTTTGCTGATTCTTATGTTCATTTAATCTTTCTACAATGCCTTCACCTGCTCTAAATGAATAGTTATCACCAAAAACATTCTTCCATTTAGATTTAAAATCCATAAATTTATTATTTATTTCATTTAAAACTTCTATGCTTGTTAATTGGTTAAAGTGTTCCAGTTTTTCATCATCGTCTTCATCATATATAAATGATGTATCCATTTTGAGTGATTCCGTGGCATTCCTAATGATTGAATATTTTCTTACATCGTCATAATATTTACCTACGTTTGATATTTTATCCGATGACATATCAATCGCAGACTCGATATAACCCCATCCATCATTGTTTTTCCATAAAGACAAAGCAGTATCAAATTGTGATATTTCATTTTCAATATCTATGGGTGTAATTTTTTCAGCCGTTCTTTTCTTAGCAATATTAATAATTGCACCCCATATCATTTTATGAAAATTCTCAGGGTAATCATTTGTATTAGTTGCATATTTTTCATCCAATGCTAATCTTGGATTCAAACAATAACAACCAAATAATAAAAATATAGCTTTCTTATCTACCTGTTGATTAAAATTAATTTGAATCACCACCCTCTATCAAATCACCTAAATTAATCAATGATGTAGATGATTTTATTTTATTCATATTTAAAGATTTTCTATTTACAATTTTTGTTTTAATATCTACTTTGGATATTTTGTCAGCTTGTTCTTTTTGTTTTTCTTGTTGAAGATAAAAATTACAAGCTTCATCGTAATAATGCTCTATAATATAAATTCCATACTTTTCATTAAATGATTTTCCTAAAATTTCTTTACAATACCACAACGTATATGTCATAGCAGCGTATGGATAGTTATATTCTTTTCTAAATTTTTTAACTTGATTCAATATTAATCCATTTGCTTTTTCCAAATGAAATATAGTGAATATGTAATCCATAAGTTGTTTATATTCTCTTGCATCTTTTTCTACTTTACGAAAACATTCTTCGCAATAATAACGATTATCATATTTATGCTTTTCTTCTGGTTGTAATGCTTTACCACAACATTTACATTTAACACCTCTTGCCATAATACACTCACCTTTTAAATTTAATTATTGGGAGGGAATTGCCCCTCCCTTAGATTTATTTAATGTTGTATTTTGTAACAAGTTCTTCAAGTTCCATTACAATTACTTTTGTAAGATCAATCTGTGTATCTCTTAGACTATCAAACATTTTTACATTTCCATCATCATCAAGACCTAAATTTTTCTGTAAGACTGCGGTAGCTTCATTCAGATATCCATGCTGTGCAAGTAATGCTCCTAACTCTAATCCTTTATTCTTAATTGCATTAAAGTCTTCTACATGAGTTGTCTTATCAATTGTTTTCTCTTTGGTTGTGAAATCTCCACCTAAATCTTCTACTGCTTTTACCCATACATCTTTCAAATCTTTAATGTTGATTTCGTTTGGAAGATTGAATGTATCTTTTAAATCTGGATATTTGTCACTTTTCTTAAATGTTACATAACGTTCTCCATCTTTTTGATACATATATCCAACAAGGAAAGCACCTTCTCTACAATATGAAAATGTGTTTTTGTTAAGTTTAAGAGAATCACTCTCTTTCTTTGTGTCAAAATCTTTTACGTGAGAAGACTGTGCAATACAATGAACTGTATATCCTAAACTTTGAATCAATCCAATGTTTCTTAATGCACTTTTAAATCTCAATGAACCTTCACCAAAACCACCAACATCTTTTAAGATTTCAGCATCTCTATTCTCAAGGACATATCTCTCACAAAATTCTTCATATTTGTCAAGCGTATCAATTACAATACAAGAGAATTTATTTTTTAATGCTGGATTTCTTAACTGTCCAATGATTGATTTAAAATCTGACATACTATTTACTTTTACTGCGGTAATTCCAGGAATGTTCTGGAATCTATCTTCAAATTCTAAGAAGAATGGATCTTTATCTGGAACTAATTCTTTCAGAAACTTCATTGTACTCATTGTTTTACCAACACCAGTATCACCCATGATAATCATTGAATACTGAGTAAGGTCAACAGATACTTTGTTTGGTTGTAAGTCTAATAAATTTGGAATCATTCTAATTTTCTCCTTATATATGTGATTTATTTGTGTACCTACTCAATTCAATATGAACTGAGTAGGTAATTTACCATTTCAATTAATTGTGTTTATCTCTGTAAAAATGGATTGTATGTAGTTGCAGGAGCAGGAGTTGGATTTTTCTCAAATCCTTCTGCTGTTTCTGTATGTGCTGATTCTCCACTTTCAATCTCTTTGAGTTTTGCTTTTCTCTTTGATTTCAGAGTATCTACAACATCTTCTGTCAGATCATGTTCATAAATTGTTGATACCGCAACACCAGATTTAATTTCATTTCTTCTGATATTTCTCTTTACTTTTTTAACAATATCTGTTCCAAACGCAGCCTTCTCAACTTCTTCTGTAATTTCAACAGTATTAATTACAACACCTGTGAATTTAGTAAAGCATCCATCATAATATCCTGCATCGCGGAAATCTGTAGCCATTGATTTATCAACAGTCATTCTAATTGGAATCAGGTGATCAGCTTCATATTTAGAATCTTTTCCTAATCCATCAGCCATTTGACCAATAGCATTCATTGTAACTACGAGATTTCCAGTAGGAACATCTTTCACAATCTCATCTGTAATTTTTTCTACAATTCCTTCTACTTCAAATTTAGCTTCCAGAACTGTACTTTCATAATCTTTCGGCTCAATTTTATTAATAAATTTAGCGTTGATTTTGTTTGAAGATACTACTTTTCCATTAATCTTGAAGTCGTTGTCTGTGAATGTACCATCTGTAATAGATACAATATCTGGTGATTCTCCTTCTGAGCAATGTTCAATATCTTTCAGATTATTTTTTGCATCCATATACTGTTTATAGAAGTAACTTTCTTCTGTTGTAAACTCTTTGTTTTCATTTTTCTTGTATTTATTCGCATAGAAATTAATCTCATGTTCACTATTGTCAGCAGTTCTTAATACAAGACTTCCTCCGATTGCGTCTACACCTTTTTTTGTTTTAAACTCTTCAATGTTATTTTTTACAAGTCTTCCTGTTACTGTTACTAGATTCTTTAATTCTTTCATGTGTTTTTCTCCTTAATAATTGTTTATTAATTTTTTAATTTGTTTATGATAAACGCCCTATCGGACGGAACATGGAATTAAATCTATAAGATAAATTCTATGTCAACAGTGGTTTATGGGTACAAAATCCCAAGGGTATGCTGCTAACCACCCATTTTTTATTTCTCTATTCAGTTTTAATTTATTTGGAAAATTCGATTCGATTGAATCTATGAGATTTATTTCTCCGATGAAATTTGGATTTCAACTATTTAACACATTTACATTTTTTCGTTTTTTAAACTCAGAAACCCTTATGTATCAAGGCTTTTCAGCGATTGATTTTTAAAAAATCTGTAATTTGTTGATTTTACTTGATTTTCAAGCATTTTTTAAATTTCGTGTCCCAAAACCCTTATAAACACTGGGTTTGAGAAGCACATGAAACGAAAGTTTTATTTATAAATTCTCTAACTTTTTTAACTCTTTTTGAGCATTTTCGATAGTTTCTTTAAGATTCTTAATCTTATATTCTCTTTCTGCTAGAAGTTTCTTTTCGTTCTCTTCTTTATCACTCTCATAAAATTTATCTTCAAACTCCCAATAATCATGTTCATCTCCATGCCATGAGTGATTTGATACAAGAAAGCTTTTTCTTACTTCGACACTTGGAGCTTCCCAATCACATTCATGACCACAGCAATGCTTATCTTCTCTATAATCTTGATCACTAGGTTTACATTCACAATATCCCCAATTACGTTCATCATAATTGAATATAATTTCATATCTGAAATCTGATTCTTCTACACACTTCCAATTATCATTTTCGGTTTCATTGTAAAGGAATACATTTACCTTATAGATATAATAATTATAATCTCCAATTACGATATCATAATTATCGCAATCTCTTAAATCGGAACAAAATTCATCATAACATTCATAGTTATCCATTAAATCCTGCCATAGCGCAGATACTAAAAATGGAATATTTAACTTTTTACCATTTAGTTCTCTATATGTATTCTCATATTTCAATACATCAATCAACTGTTCTATGAATTTTTGAATTGTAATATTATCACTATACTTCATATGTATATATTCTCCTTTTCAATATCCTCTCATCTCGAATAGTTCTTCTTCATATGATATACACTCATATCTTTTACAATTATCTACTGTGCATCGAAATTCTCCGCACCAAGGACTTCCATCTCCCATGTGATCATATTGACAGTGATAATCTTTTCCGCAATATTCACAATTTGTATATTTTTCACATGCTATTTATTTATTCTCCATCCCATAACACAAATCTGTATTTCTGTTTAATTTCAGGATATTTCGTATGGTCTACTTCACCCATAAACATGTCATATGGTCTTGCATAAATTTCAAACTGTCCATATAACGCTTGGTACACAACCATATATCCATCTTTTTCTGTATGCTTGGCAACACATAAGATTTTATAAAGATATTTATTTGATGAATTTGATGTATTTATTGTTTCTCTTTTAAAATGCTGAACAATATCACCTTGATGAAAATTATTTCGATAATTCGTATTAAGTCTACCGTATTGTTCAAGAAGTTCTTTCATATAATTTTTATTTGCCATTAATAATTTCTCCTTTATGATAATTTATTTGTAAGAACATTCAATGCTTTTACAACTTCAACATCTTCCTGAATATATTGAGGTGCTAAAGTATTTTCATAATCACCATATAAACTACATTGTTTTTGATAATAAACCTGTCCATCATCACCAATGAAATAATCATTTCTACCAAGTAATTGCAACTTCAACTCTCTGATTACATCTAATGGATTGATTTCAACAGGCTTTTCAATTTTTCCAGTTATTTTAATGTTCATTTATGTATTCTCCATTTACCAAGAAATTTGAATTATACTATGGTCTTTTTCATATTTTACAGCAAAATCATAACCATTTTTTCTTAAAACATCTTCTAAATCTTTTGATAACGTTCTAAATGGTTCTGGTTTTGAAATTGTCCATTGAATTGCATTATCTTCTGAATATGAAGCATGTTTTCGTATTTCCTTGTCTATTTTATCAATATAATTTTTTAATTTATTATTATATTCTGTATTTCTTTTAATTAATTCTCTTGCTTCTTTTGCACTAATCATAACTTCTCTTCTCCTAACATTTTCTTCACATCAAGTACATCAATCTTCTGGTAATGATATTCATGCGGCGATTCGATGTAGTTCTTATTTAACTTATCATTTACGTCATTTACACAAAATACTGTGCATCTACTACCATGACCACTACTATTGAAATGAATTTCTGCATTATCGCAAGTTTCTTCACCAGTTTCAAACCAATCTTTACGACACTCAAAACACTTCATAGATAATTTATATTTCTCATTCATTTTATCGACAAAATATTTTGCTGATTCTTCATCATATGTAATTCCATCTATTACTTCTCCATATGAATGTGTAATTAAATAAGCAAATTCTTGTTTATTTTTAATCATATACTTCTCCCATAATCACCTTTGCTAACTTATCCCAATCCGAAGCGTATTCTTCTTTTGATAGTTCTCTTAATACTTCTCCCATTAATAAATGTGATACGCCAGATTCTTTCGCAGCTTCGATTGTTGTTTTGCCTTTAATTATCAATTCTACAAATCTTGCAATTCTCAAATCTTTCATAACTTATCGCCATCCTTTACAAATTCAAATTCTCCATTTGTATAAGTGTTTAGCTTCCATCCTTTTACAGTCTCAAATTTATGAACATAATTTGGATGTCCATGTTTCTTTATCATCTTTTTATTAATTCTCTTCTTTTTATGCCATCTACATGGAACAATTTTAGAGATTTTCATATCATATTTATCAGGAATCTTAGATTCGTCAATACCAAAAACTTTATGTATCTTTCGATGATCAATCGGTTTAGATATATCAATACAAAATGATCCATCATATCTATCTAATCGTGATTTGTATTTTGTATTATACTCATATTTGATATCACTATATTGAATATCATCAATTTGCATAATTGGTTTATCACCATCCATTAAATACATTTTACTAATCACTTTATTATTTTCTCCCATTTGTATCTCCTATGAAAACTAGATTTTATCATCTTCTATTTATCCAAATAGCTTCTTTATTTTATCCATATCATAATCAAACATATTTTGTTTTACACAAATTGTACATAAGTAAACATAATTATCCACTTCATCAATATGAGAACACATACAACAACGATTATTAATAGGCATCCTTGACTCAGGTGTTGGATATTTCTCTAATAATCTATCCAATTCCTCTAACTCTTTATTTCTCTCTTCAACCTTTTGCTTAATAATTCTTTCTCTTTGCTCATTAGTATATTCATTCAACTGTTGTAACTGATATTTTTCAGCTTCTTCTTTAGTAAAGAAAATACTTTCACCTAGTTCAGATACTTTGTATGTTTCTGTAACACACAATAACCATTCCTGTTGTTTGCCATATTGCACTCTACGAATCTTATATCTTACAATTCCTTGTACTGGAAAGATTAGATATACTGATTTACCAACAAGTTCTTCTATATCGGTAATTCCATTTTTAAGCAAATAATCATTACTATACATCTTATTTCTCCTTATGATATTTCTTGTCTAACCAATGAATACAATTTTCAATCGCAGCATCTTTATTACTGAACGTATATCCACTAGGACTACACCAAACTTCTGATTCATTAATCATAGTTCTATGAACAAAATATGGTGCAATTTCTTCAAGTGACATTGCTCTTAATCTATCTATATTTCTCATAATTTACCTCACATATTAGTTTCTATACCATGCCATTTCTTATGTTTATTCCAATTTCGAAATTCGAGATTGCCAAAATGGATTCTTACTTCTATATTTGCCATAATTATTCTCCTTTCCTATTTTTTAAATGTGTAGGTAAGGAATTGAACCTTACCATTCTATATTTCTCCATATAGAATCACACCATGTCTACACTATTTATTTCTCTGTTGCATCCACTACAGTTGTACCTGCACCTTGTACTGTAACCCAACCATTCTTATAATGCGCTTCGGCTTCTTTCATTCTGATAAGCTCATCAGTAATGGAAGAACTCAATTCTTTATTCGCCTTTGCTTGTGCTTCCGCTGCAATTCTAGTCTTTTCAGCATTGGCTTCCGCTTTAATTTTTGTTTTCTCTGCGTCTGCTTGTGCTTTTGTAATCTCAATATTTGCATCCGCTTCTGCTTGTAACTGCTCAGTCTGTTTCTGTACTTTTACTTTCTCCTGTTCAGCTTGAGCCTGTTGTTTTTCCTGTAATGCGGTAACACGATTATCAATTGCCTTTTTTAATTTCTTATCTGGGTGAACGTCAATAATAGATGCATCGAGAACTTCAATGCCATATTTTTGAGAAAAATCTTTATTCAAATAATCTGTAATAGCTTCGTTAAGTTGCGCACGATTACCAGAATAAATATCCATCATAGAATAATCTGTTGTAACCTCAGAGATTTTAGATTTTAAAACTGTCTTAACACGATTTTCAACAATGTCTGCCCCATCCATACCTTTGAATTTTTTATATGTATTAATTACTTGATCTTCAATATATCGGTAGGTCATTTGGAAGCTAATTGCGATACTTGCATCGTCTGATGTAGCAACTTTAAAAGAATCATCATCTTTACTTCCATCTCTGCTATCTTTTGATAACACAAGAATTTCATTACTTGTTGAAAACTCTTTCATATATTCCATTGGTGGAATAAAATGTGCGCCTGGTTTTAATAACTCATCTTTTACCCCAGATGAATACGTATAGGTTATACCCACCTTACCAGTACCAATAATTTTAATATGAGAAATTGTAAAAATTCCTCCAATTACCGCACATGCGATTACTAATCCTGCCACTACTTTACTTGTTGCTGATTTTTTCTTCATTCTTTGTCCTCTTTCTTTTTATTCTCTTTTTCATTTTCATAATCATCATCTTGACGATTGATGTGCATTTCAATCTTATGGATTACTAGCCATCCAATTGAAAATAAGATAAGTGCGCCAATTGCAAAACCAACAGCACTTAGTAAAAATACAACCCACATATTTATCACCACCTTTTTAACATCTACATTACTTTTTATCATCTGGAATTGTTATCTCAAATATTTGTTCTTTTTCTAAATCGGTTTCTTCCAACCACGACACTTCAATACCTTGATTTTCAATATCATTAAACATTTCTTGTGAACAAAATCTTGGATTCAATTGTACACTTACAATATTTACCATTTCTATATACCTTTTCTCTATGAAATCAGAGTTTCATTATATTTTGAAACTTTCTCTTGTGTTTTCTAAGTATAAATTACTATTTTTATTCCAGCCACCAGTTGAGTTCAAAATCCCATTCCTTATTTTCCCAAATTCATCCAAATGAGTTTTAAAATAATTTATTGCATCGTTTTCACATGAAAATTCATTATCATATTCCCAAAAGAAATGTCTCTGATTTGTTACAAAAAAGGAATTAGTGTCGAGACAATAAGCAATTATCCATGTGAAATAAGACTTTGAAAAATTTTCATTTCTACTTAATTCTCTATACATTCTTATCTCCTTCAATCCTGAAATCATTGTTTCAATTAGTCCCATAATCCATCAATTTTTACTGTCCTATGATTAATCCATCTATATTTGATTTCACTACCATATCCACATGACTCGTCACAATTATCGTTTGTACATATTGGTAAAAGTTCTGTTACTTCTGGTTTATCCATATATGAAAATTCATAACACAATAAACCCATCTCTAATTTAGAACCACATCTAGGACATTTACCTTTGATTTTAATTTTTTTTATTCATACACAATCTTCTTTATCAAACTCAATTTCACCTGATTCATAATCTTTTGACACTACGACATAGTATTCTTTATCCTCATCGAATTTGTACATATGTATCATACTGTTACCAGAACCCATAAAATAAGAATATGCTTCTGGGTTTCCTCTAAAATATTCAATTCCTTGTTGAATCCATTTATTAATTTCTTCATCTGAAATTTCAATAGCTCTAAAATCTTTACTTGATACAGTAAAATGCGTAGGATATTTTACATTTGATGCATAAATATCAATAGCATCATCGTCAAATTCTTCAACATCCATCTCATAATTGCAACATGGACAGGTTACATGGGGTAATCCTAAGTATCCTATATGAGTATCTTCTCTTGACACTTCAAGAACTGATCCACAATTTTCACATTTTATTTTTACCTTTTCTATTCTTGGTTTAGTTTGCTCTGGTAATTGATGCGGATTTCTTGGTTGATTTTTATAATTATTTTGAATTACTTTCATTCTCTATTCCTCCATTTATTCCATATCCTGACATAAAACAATCATCAATCAATTTTTCGTCAATATATTTTCCATGAGATAATCTAATAAGATAATCTCCAAGTGGTTCTTTATTCCTCAATACTTCATTATGCCATCCATTAATACGATATCTGATAATAGTATCGCTATGATCGCATAAATACATTCGTCCAATCCATTCTTGTAAACAACTACTCCAAGGATAAACCGTTACAAATTTGATTTTTGCTTCATTAAGCCATTGTCTAATCCTAATGTCGCTATCTACAAATATAACGTCTACTTTACCTATATTCTCTTTTATATATTGAACAAAATTGTCTGGAAAATTTGGATTATCGACAATGATAATTTGTTGTTTGAATTGATTTAGATGCCCTTCTACGGACATAAGATGTAAACTTGATTCCCACCATTTACGTTCTTCTTCAATTTCTTCTTCATTTGGTAATCGCTTTATTGTCTTAAAATCATAAATATTTACATCCAATATATCATAATCTTTTATGTGTTCACTTGCATATGTTTTACCGCAACAGGTATAAGCACTAATAACTAACGTATTCTTCATACTGATTCTCCAATATAAATCCATTCTAATTTCTCATAAATGTTTACATTTTCAATCGGAAAATAAATCACACATGGGTATTTATCTGGTATATTATTAAATTCTCCACCACGTTCATAATATTCTCTAATTGTCTCTAAAACTTCTCCTGTATCATCATCTACATTTGGACTAAATCCAAAATATTTTTCGCAATCTTCTGGACACTTAAAACGATTTTTTACCATTTCTATAAACTTCACCATATCACAAATATTATGAATAGCATTAAAACATTCAATTGGATCATATGCATCACAATTTGCAATATAGTGTATGGGAATTTTAATAGATGAGTTTTCAAGAGTTGTTCTTAGAATACAGTAATCAAATGGATAATTTAATTCGCAATGTTTACATTTATAACAGTAGCAATTATGTTCAATTTCATTATGGCTATGTACACCTGTATCTACAAATCTAACATAACTATCGTTGTCACCAAGAATACAACGATGAGCTAATCTAAATGAACCATCATCATTTTTGACTATATCTTTATATTTGTTAAGCAGGAAATTTATATTATCTTGTTCTGTCGAATTCATACATATTCATCCTCTTTGTGTAACAAAATCAATTCTTCAAACATATATAATCCACCACATACTGCATTGAGGGTATCATTTCCTTCGTTTTCAGCAATATCACAAAAAATATTTCGAGCAGCTATGCCACTATTGTAATAAAATTTAGGATTATGTTCATATGTTTTAATTCGATTTAACACCTCATCAAACGGAATATCAAAATTGGTGTTAGGTTTATTAGACATAATTCTGTCCATTTCTCTACACATTCGTTCATAAGAAATTTCTGGACAACCCATAATATTGTTTCTCCTTTCCATGAAATGAAAATTTCAGACTAATCCATGTTCTCTTGATTCTGTCCATTTCTTAAAATCATCAATTGTAAACTCTTCTGATTTAATATCATCACGCAATAATACAGTATAATGAGGTACATCTTTGTTTAAATTCTGGTCAAGGAAATCATTAATTACAGCAAATGAATTATAAATGCCTAATTTATATGCTTTCTTCTCAGATTCAGTCATACCAGTACAAACATTTACCTCTGTATCTTCTAATACTTTCTTATATGTATTAATAGTTTCTACCATCATCATAGCTTCATTTTCTTTTGTATTTGTTTTATTCGGTTTCATGTAATGCATCCTCCAACTTCTCAATTTCTTCTCTCAGCTCATCATTCTGCAAATCAAGAGCATTATTTTCATTTTGCAAATCTTCGTTTTCTTTTTCTAAATCATAAACTTTATCTAACAATTCCTGATATTCTTCATCGCTATGTATCGGTGTTAGCTTCTCAATCTCATCCGCCAAATCCGAATTGTAATAACTTCTTACAAGACAAGCAGCATCTTGAAGATCATTAACTTCTTCCCAATTACCTTCAATCAGAATCATTTCATTTCTCCTTTAGACGACATATAAATAAACTGATTTTTAAATTCTTTGACCTCATCAGATGTTTTAAAAAAATGGCTGTAAAATTTCATTTATTTCTTCTTCGTGTTCTACACACCAATTATCAAATGAATCATCTATAATTTTTAATTCTGTTCGTTTACCTCTCATACATCATTCACGCCACAATATTAATTCATCAAACTCAATTGAATACTTTGGAATATAGTTAATACCATAAGATTTCATATAATCTTCAATAGCATGTACACAATTTCTTCCAAACTTTTCTGCATTATTTCCATCCATAATCGCATGATATAGTAATTCTTCATAGTTTTTAATATGTTTATAATTTTTGTAACTATAATCAGGGACTAAAATAAAACTTCTTATCTCTGGTGGAATCCCCATTTGAAAACCTTCTATATGTTGGAACGTAGGTTTCCCATTAATAATAAATTTATTCTTTTCGTTCATAAAATATTTCGTCTGAGAATTATCATAAAAACATAAAGATACTTTAATTCCACGTTTTATATAATTCATATATCACTTCTCCATATCATTAAGTAACTTCTCACATCGTTTGATATGATATATTAGTTTTCTATTTGTCCCTTTACTCATATTCCCATAATGAAAACATCTATTATATCCAAGAATATCTTCTGCTAATTCCTTTGAATATTCTACAAATTGCTTCGTAACTTTAACATTATTCATCCATTTATCACCTCATATGTGTCTTTTAAGGCATATTTTAATCAAAAATACACTTCAAAAGACGTAATTTTTACGATGAAAGGGAACTTTTATCTGCTTTAAATTTCTCCCTTTGCTCCACAATTATCAGCAATAGTCCAATCGTCACATGCCATGTTTTCAATAGTATATGTAATATCTTCTGAATCCCTGATGTTAATAATTTTCCCGTCATAACAATGCATCATAACTTCATTGCCATCCAGTTCCCACCAACCTGTCCAATGTTTTCTTTTAATCTTGTGTCCTCTTTTAAGTGAAAATAATGCGCTTGCAAAATTCATAGTTTACCTGTCCTTTCCTATCTAGTTTAATTTCATAATTCTGTGACTTAAAATATGAGTGTTTCCATCTACGCTACATTCATCTTTGCCAAAATAATTTTTATAAAATTTTGTAATTTTCCCTGTAGCTAATCCAGCATATGAATTTTTACCATAAACATATACAACTTCATCACCAATATTTAATTCATTACCTTTGCAATCTGTCATTATGATTTTTCTCCTTTTCTTTCATTTCTTTACAAAATTCTCTATATCTTCTTATATACTCATAAGATTCTCCAAATATATTATTCACCGCTTTAAATAATTTCGGTTCATATTTCCGAATAACTTCTAATTCATATTCAAAATCTCTACCAAATGGACAACCAGCGCATCCAGTACGTTTTAATCCATATTCAGTGTAACAATTACTATGCTCAACAAAATAAGCTCCTTCATAATCAATCTTGTCGGAATTTTTATACCAGAATAAAGGTCTATAATTATCACATCCTGTATCTGTTTCATCAAAACATGATTTATACGCAGTTGCTCTTGCACCACCTTCGGCTTTTCGTATTCCAATAATCTGTAAATCAAATTTCGCATTGTAATTATCACATAAAATAATTCCTTCTCTTAATATTTTATGAACAACATCTTTCTTTGCATATTTACAACACTTATTCGATATTTTAAACATGGGTGGATTTGCAACCATAAATTCTTTCAAATATTTATTATGAGATATATTGAAGCTACTTCCATTGCCTTTCACATTACACCACCATTCTAAAGCAGACTTACATTTTGGATATCTTTTCATCAAAGTACCAAAATCTTCATCTTCCCACTTGAAATTATGTGCTTGTAATCGTTGGATAAATTCGCTGACTTGCTTAGAAATGAATGGTTGTCCATATGTTTTACAGGACGAGGGAATTGGCTTAATTGCTTTATATGGATGAATCTTTATATTGTATTTCTCTTCAAGATATTTCAAATGATCTTTTGTAGCTTGATACTCAAGACCTGTATCAAACCAAACATATGTAACTTTGTTATCCTTATCACATCTCCATACAATATCTAACATTACATCACTATCAGAACCACCTGAGATGCTACATAGAATATTTTTATACTTACTACTATTAATCTTTGACCATGCCCTAACCAGGTTATCTCCAATTGTTTGATTCTTAGGGCAACTTTCTAATAATTCTTCTATACTATTGGCTTTACTCAGCAATATGTACTTTCCTCACACGAAATTTATTTCGTTTCGTATGAGGTAAAGCCATACTTAGTGAGTGTCTTTTTACGTCACTATCACATTACTTTTTTCGATTTATATAGACCAACGATCCGACATATAAATCATTGTGACAACCTTTATCTAATAAAGGTATTAAATACACATTGCCGTATTCTAGCCAATTGGCAGCACAGCTTCACAAATCTTTTCTATGCTATTGATTTGACAATCAATCATCTGATGTTCAGGGTGATTGTTATTGTAATCTCTTGTAAACATATCAGCCCAGAAATCCATGTATTCATCATCTGCTTCTGAATCCATTACTGCATATCTTGTGACATTTTTATAATTACCTTTGTCTGTCATGTAGCTTAGATCAATTTGATATACAGGCAATGTAACTTTTGTTTTAAGAAAATTCAATGGATGAACCGAAGATAGTTTATCTTTTAGTTCTTTATCGTATATTTCAAACGTATCAATTCCTGTCCTTAAATTACATTCATTAAAAAATTTGCTTGGATGCACTGTTTCTCACCTCCTTCCACACATTGAAAAAATAATTTCATCTTTAATTTTTGCCTATTTTCATGCCTCTTAGAGCATTTCTGGGTGTTCATTAAACATTTTTAAAAACTTCTTCTCATCATTTTTGTCTGCACACCACAGTTCTAACTCTTCTCCATGATCTCCTACTAAAGCTGCAACTGCTACATATTGAGTTAGTGCAGATTTAAGGTTATATTTATCACCATATACAGATGTTAATGTTACTTCTCCTTTACATTCGTTTACTACCGCTAAGAATGTTTCTACGTTTTTAATGTTTTTAATTTTCATTTATTTTATCCTCTTCTTTCTTTAATAGATCTACCACTCTGTCCAGTAAGCTAAATCATTTTCACAAAGTTCTTGATATTCTTGGTCTGAATAATATCCATATAGGCAATCATCTGAGCAAAAATATTCTTCTCCGTCATTAATTACATAACCACTACTCATAACTTCTCCACAATTTGTACAAATTCTTACATTATCAGATTTCTTAAATACCATAATTCTTTCGTCATTATCATGGAAAGCAATAGTATTATCTCTATCATTGTGTCTATGTCCACTAACTCTAGTAATATTTTTCAACGGAAGTGTATCAATTAATACAAATCCATTTGTTACAATATTATCTTTGACATCTTGCACTAAATGTTTACATTCTTTGTAGTTATTAACATTAATAAGGAAGTAACCATCTTCGACTAAGTATTTATGTATATTTTGAATTGTAGGGACAAGATATGTCTCAATCCATTCCGCATATTGCATTCCTGGTTTATAAGATTGATTCCCTATTCGATAATCTTCAAGGTTGAAATACGGTGGACTACTAAATACTACACCAATAGTATTCTCCCATTCAGGAACAAAAATCTCACTTCCAGTAGGTTTAATATCAACGTTTGTATCTATTTTACAAACATCTTTATAATCTTTTGCCATCTGATTTAATCTGTCACATAATAGATAATTTGGATAAGTTCCAAAATAATTGATATTATGTCGCAGAGAGCTTAATAATCTGCTACCCCCTCCACATGAATAATCGTAATAATTACCATTTATATTGTAGTTATTTAAAATTTCGTCAATTATTTTAATAGGGAAATTACTTGGCTTACTAGCTGTTTTGAAGCCACATAGACGGAAAGCAGTTTCAATTTTCTTTCCTAGAGATAATTTATCTGGATAGACTTTTTTATTAGAATCGCACTTACCTGCGAAAAATTCAATCAAAGATTTATAATTCAACGCTTCTTCAATCGTCCAATTATTATAATAAATTCTAACTTTAGCCATTAAATCTTTTACATAATAATTTGTTATCTTATCAATTTTCATTCCACCAGATTGTAGTTTTAAAAATTGATCTTGTACTTCTTTGAAGTCTGGTTTTGTATAATATTCTTTTCTTACTTGCTCAAATTCTTCATCCGTTAAATCTTTATGAATTGTGGTATTATATGTTTTACCAAGATAATTTATTGGATATGGTTTCTTATTATCTTTCAATATTCGTCCCTAAAGTGCTGCGCAGCTTACCTCATGAGACTATGTATTCCTTTCTTCTATCAATTATTTCTTTCATGTGATATATTAAATCACTAATATTTATGCGGTTTCAGCGTCCCAAAACCACATGATTCTATGTATTTTATTCATGTTATCTCTTTCATAAGTCAGTAAAATTAATGATTTTCAAGACTACGATGAAAGAAATATTTTATGTTATTCCTCAGTAATACAACTATTTGTAAGCTTCTTATATACATCATCATACAACTCTTGCTTATCGCCATTATATGTATATTCTGCATAAATTCCATCACCAGAAATCGTAGTAGAAGCAAGTAACTTATAATTCTGCAAAGTCTTACAACTCCATACTACAAACGTATCAGTCAAATCAATCTCTACTTCTGGACGATTCTTGTGATACCATTCTACTAATTTCTTTAAACATACTTTCTGAAAGTGATTCATTCCTGTAATAATCATAAATTTTTAATCCTCCACTGGTTCATATTTTTTAAACAATCCGCCCATTATCAAATGATTAAATTTAGCCAAATCCATTGCGCAAGCTACAACATTATGAGGTGTAGAAGCTCCAATAAATTCACATAAATATTCTGTTAATGATGAATATTTAATATCTGTTGATATTTCTTCATCCCAAGATTTTCTAATCCATCCAATCATTTTATGATTATTGATTATTACTTCTCCTTTATCAAGTGAATATAATACACTACCACTACTACTTCTCCACCAAGCATCTTCACCAGCAAATTTAACAAAACCTTCTTCTGACATATTTGAAATCATATTAAATATTTCATCATCCATTAACCAAACTTCATATCTATTACTTTTGTATGTACATACTGCTCCATATTCTTTTGGATAATCCAGTACAAAAAAGAATTGCTCAAGGTTATTACCTAAAATCTCTTTCATTTTCTCACCACCCTAAATACCGAAACCATTTTGCAAATAATGTCAATCCTTCTTGAATCTTATCATTCAATTCATTGTATTTATCCATCCAATCGGAATCCTTAAAATTTATAGACACATATATCTCATAATCATTAGCAACTTGCTCGAATGACCAAATCATTTTATCCAATAGAGCATCCCATTTCTCAGGTGTATTCGCTTCGCCATATCCAGGATAAGCAATGGTTAATTTCTTATACATCTTTAATCTTGGAAGAACATATTTTGCAATATTACAATCCAGATTCCATGTTTCTTTTGGATTTATATACAATCCTTGTTTCTTTAACCGCTTTTTATGTACTCTTTTATTCATAAAATATCACCCATCATAATATTCCAATTAAAACCCACCATGTAACAATAACCTGAATAATGTGGATCATTTGGTCTTGAATTAAATTAATTTTCTTTTCATTAGCTTTAAAATTGTCTACAAACATATGTATCAATAAATTAACAATTAATAATACAGGTTTCCATATTCCACCAATTACCATAAGAGCAATTGTTGGTGATAACATAATCATAAATGACCAACTAAAGCTATGCATAAATAACGCTGCTAGGTAATCATATTTATATAATTTCTCTGGTGCGTTCTTTTCCCACCATGATTTTTGTTTAGCGGATGCCAACCATCCTTGTAAATAATAATCATCTACAATGTGGCAGAAAATCATAGTAAATAAGATAAATATTTTATATGCAATATTCATATTTTACCTCCATGAAATCGAGATTTCAAAACCACACTTCATCTATTTCTTTATCCATTATAATTTGAATCTTAATGGCAGGTTTGGTTGTTTCTGCGACACCATAACCAGCTGCTACATTATCGTAGCTTATATGAACGCATTCTGTACCAATCTCAAATCTTTCAGCTACAACACTTACAATATCTTTTTCGTTTAATTCATAGATTGTTTTCATATTTCATCTTCTCCTTTTTGTTAAATTGAATAATCATATCGCCAGGCTACAATATCTATATCACTGCGCCACCCATCGCATCCATCAGCGTCTAGTACATAAGCATAATAACAATATCCTGTCCATTGATGGTATTTAAATTCTCTACCATCTTTGTCTTTTACAATAATCCATTTATTCTCTTCTGGGTAATCTTCTCGATCATGCCACTTTAATCTGATTATTTTTGTACTCAATATTTCCAATTTCAAATTCTCCTTCACTTGTAAGAACTATAGCATTTGTACTTTCAAGGATAATCGTAGGTAATTTATCCAATGTTTTCCATAACTCTAATAACGTCATTTGCTCACCTATAATTTCTTCCATAATTCTTTTGATCTAGTATCTTCTTTCAAACAATCATATTTCGCCATTCCAATAGATTCGTGCTCTAAAACTCTCCAAATGGCTTTAAAAATATTTCTTTCACAAGAACTAATATTTCCTGCTGTGACTGAAAATCTTAATCCTTCTTTAAAATCAAACCACATAATAGTTTCGATTTTAGTCCTTGCTTTACGATCGCATCTCCATGCAAGAGGTGATTCCGTTTCTTTGTAAAATAATACCTTTTTATATGTCTTCATATTAGTTACAATCCCCTAACGCTTTAATTACTCTTTGTGCCTGTTTCTCTAACTCAACTTCTACTTTTGCCTTGATGTATTCTTCTACTGGATCAACACCTACTTCAATATCAATCACATCGTTATCATACGGTTCACCAGTTAATTCTTCTCCATATGTAATTTCTTCAAACGGAATAACATAATATTCGCCTGTTTCACCATCTACACAGCTAAATGTCAATTCAGTATTCTCATCATAACCGATTTCTTGTAATTTTCTTATTAATTCCGCAACTTTCATTTATCCAATTCCTCTCTTTTTACACAATTTTCTTAATGAATCTTCTGTATATAATTTCCCTGTATCTTGTAGCCATTTTACAAATTCATCCTTATCTTGAAAACAATGAGAACATCCATAATATTCATAGTAATGTTCCCAAAAATATTTCAAATAACTACAATGATACATTAGTTCTCTTCTAAATTCTTTATGACATTTCTCACATTGATACCATAAAAATAAAGGTCTTATTTTCTTTACACTAATAGAATCCATATGCTCTTTTATGTATCTTTCTGCGGGATCACGTTTCATTTCTTATCACCATCTTTCTTTATACCTATATTCGCTATTTTATAAATGAATTTTGTGAATTTTCTATTGTCTTTTCGTTTCTCATGTCTTTTTCGAAGAATTTCAAATACGATAAGACAAACGACAATTAAAAATGTGAATCCTCCCATAAGAATAAAACCCATAACATGATATATTTCTCCTTCAAAATAATTCTCATCATATGATTCTCCTCTCATATCATGTACACACATAATCGTTACTGATAATAGTCCTATGAGTAACCATATACATGCAATTATGATATACTCTTTACCTTCAAACGTTTTTCTCACCTCCTCTGAAACGTTTGTTTCATGTGATGCTAGACCATCACTTTATCATTGATTTCTTTAATTTTAGTTCTCATATAATATCTCAAATCTTCTCTAAGTTCACGATTGCACATAATCTGTTTAATATCGTTTGAAAATTCAGTAACCATTTTATTAACAATCTTATCTGCCATTTCTTCTTCTAATCGTGATATAATTTTCTCTTTTACTTTTTCAATATCAATTTTTTCATAACATTCTTTAAGGATTTCGTATGGAACTTCATACCTATTATCGTAACTAATTTTAATAAGATCATGGTGTGAAATGTCATTGATAATCTTTTTCTGGATTAAATCATTAAATTTTTCTTCAAAATTTACCATTTGATCACCTCTCTATTCAATTATATTTTTTATGGAATTTTGAGTAGAAACGCTCTTAGATTTCACCTTTTACTACTCTTTCGTTTACAGAAGCTACAAACTCATTAATCTTTTTATAATCTGGACTATCTGGCAAATCGGTATTCTCTTTTGCATAATCTAATCTCTTTTCATATTCATCTACCATTTCATAAAATTCTGGAACAGGTTGCCTATTTTCATCTAAATATTTACCATTACGAATATCCATAAGTAAATTATACTCTTTATCTCTATAGGTATTGATTTCTCCTTTTTCAAGAATATCCAGGCACATCATATATAATCTAATCAAATGCATCATATGCTTACCTAATTTGTTTGCTTCAATCGCTTTTTAATTTCGTTTACCAATCTTGCCATATGCTTTTACAATAGATTGCATTTCAGAAATCATACCAGAATAATCTCTTAGAGGATAATGTGTTAAATTCACATCCATAAAAATTTCCGTATCGTATCCTTCTTGAACTGCTTTATCAATATATAATTTAATCGCATCCTCTGGCATTGTAAAATGTCTTTGTTTAAACTCAAACATTGCATGATCAATTGTCTTAAAGATATGTTCTTCGTTTTTAGCCTGTCCAACTAATCTATTTGACTTATTCTCCAACCTACGGAGTTGCTGGTTAGCATAGCCACCAAAAGAATAAATTGCTTTCTTCGATAGAAATAAATTCTTATTATCAATAAATTCTCTACCAATTGGTGATACATAAAAATAATGTTCATGTTTATTACCCAGCATTTCAATTGTGTTAGGATTGCAGTTACATAACAGAGAAATTAATTTATTAAATGCATAAATTGTGGTATCTGTTTTCTCATTTACAAATTGTTCAAAATTTTCATTTGTAAGAATTTGCATTTTACTATTCAACGCACATCCTCTAATATCAAGATCACTTGTTTCAGTATTTGTACCATAAGCGTGACTTCCACCAAGTGTAAGAATAATAATATTGTTACCTAAATTCTTATCTTTTCGTAAGAAAACGTATTCTTCACCTCTTAATTTTTCTTTAATCTTTTCTATTGTCATAAAAATTCACCTCTTGTTTATGAATGAAAGTTTACTTTCAACTAATTATCTTTTTCAACAAATTCACAACTTAGCATTCTAACAGAAGCTAACATTTCAGTAATATCATCTGCACTCTCAATTTCAACATTGCAAGCCTGACCAAATTCATCAAACATTACAAGCTCAGAATTTTTAATAATCCCATAGAAAATATTATCTTCGTCAGAATCATCTTCCAATATATCGGATATATTATCTTCTAATTCTTTTATAAAATCGTACATAGGAATATTATTGCTTTTATACTCAATAACAACTCTTGAAGTCAGCCCATCAGCAGCAAACAAAAGTTCATATTTACATTTGTGGTATCCGTTTACATAGGTTCCATGACTAATATAATTTTCAATTTCTGTCGGAAGATTCTTTGTGCTTTCCTCTATATCATACATTACAAAATAATCAATTACTTCTTTTTCTTCATGATTTTCTGTTAAAATCAAATGCCTCTTTTCTTGAATGCTTTTACATGTATTTTTGTACATATCAAAATATGATGTATTATTTTCATCATGATCTTTCTTAAAAAATGATTTATACACATCATCATCTACATAATATCTACCAATACATTCTCCATAACTATCTGGAATTACTTTACCATTAAGTTCTAAACCAATTTTATTTGAAAGTAATCCAAATCCCATACCTTCTAAGTCTTCTCTTGCAATTGCAGTTAGTTTCACTTATCTTTTACCTCTCAATCTATTTTATTTCTTTTAATATCTTCTCTGTTACATGGTATCTCTCATTTAAATCAATATTACATTGAGTTTCACCATTTATATCATTTAAAGAGCCTTTACAATATGGTGTAAGAAGTTTATTCAATGCAAGTATAATAATTTTCTGATTTTCAAAAAGTTCTTTTCCATAATTCATTTCTTATTTCTTCCTGCAATTTCTCTCAAACAATCATTCCAACCATCAGCATATCCATCTTCCCATTCATCAGGATAATGATTTTCATGATCTTCTTCTGGCAATGGCTTTAACGGACACCAATCAGGCTTACCTTGACAATATCCATATTCACAATCAATTTTCTTCATGATGCTTGTGTCTTTATCGTCATCTGAGATTGAACAACATGATTCAACACCTTCATCTAATTCATAACAGAATTGACAATCTAAGCAGTTCTCTGGTGTATCAATCACTAATACTGATTTACTCATTCAAGTCCACCGCCCTTCACAATTTCTATCGCCCTGCTCAGTCCAGCATTATATCCTTGATGTACGTCAGATAAGATACATTCTGATTCAACGAATTTATCTCTTTTCAATTCACTAATAATCTTGTCCACATCAAAAGCTGTCGGCTGTTCGTCAATAGCCATCATTGTACTCACCAAAGCAACATCCACATCAATCATTTCTTCTTCTGGTTCTAATGGTTTTAAACATTTTATTATATTATCTTTTAATAAGTCTGCATCAATCAGTCTCATTCTTTATTTCTCCCAATCAAAATACATCCACTAAGTAACACCATAAATAACAATTCTACAATTACTGTAAATCCATTCATTTATTATTCCTCATTTTCTTTAAACGCATATTGAATAGCTTCACTAAAACAACATCCACCGTTGTAATATCTAACATTGTATTTATATTCTTCATCCTGTAACTTTGTCAGATCAAAAGTTGACTCATCATAATCAATTTGTTGTTTTGACATAATCTTATACACATTTTTATTAACAACTACATAATAATCATAAAATTCATATATAAGATATTCTTCCCATGTGTCATAATAACTCGGCAAATTCTCATCACAACCAGGACAAGTTAATGCAACTCTTTTACAAAAATCACCATATGTTTCATTTTCTTTTTTGTGAATTAATTTTAGTTTACCTTTATAATTTACATACTCACTCATAATTTACTTACTCCTCGTTTTTATCCGTATAATATCTACCAAAAACCATATTAAATAAATAGCCTAAAATTAATATTCTCTTTAATTGATTTGGAGATACTGGACGTAAATCCATAAATGCACCTAAAATTTCAGTTGTTTCAAAATCCATCATATGATAATCGCAACTATTTGGATCAGATATTCCATGTGTGAAATATAATTCATCTTCACTTTGTAATCTTTGTGGTTCAAAAGTTTGTTCATAAATTAATTTATAAACAGACATTGGAATTTTATCAAATAATTCTAATTCAAACATATTTCTCACCTCATGAAAGACGCAATTCATCGCCTAATAACATTAAACATATCGTCTACTGAATCAAGCAAATCATATCTTTTATCAAATGGAGCAGTAGAACTTTTTGCAAATTTTTTCTCTACCATATCAATGTAATATGTAAATTCAGAATCTCGTCCCATGTAAAATTCATCCCATTCTTCCTGTGTTAATAATCTTTTTACATTCAACTGTTCAATAGCAAGATTATCAAAACTTACTACATTAAATTTCTGAATAATATCTTCAAGATTTTCATATAACCATTGCTGTTTGACTTCAATGTTGTTCTGTTCTGTCTCAAAATACTCATTACCTCTACGCAGATGCTTATATCCAAGAATTAACATCTTTAAATTATTATTCTCTAATGCTTTTATATCTGATGATTTCAATACGCCATTAATTACGTGAATAACTGCATTTGGATATTGTTTAATAAGTTCAATGAAATGTTTTGTGGGATTTACTAGCGAAACGCCAAGACCATAAATTAATTTCTCATCAACTAACTTTTTAATTAATTCCTGTTTCTTTTCAAAATGGATCTGATTAACAGTCATATTTGCAATCACTTTTTGTTCTTTTAGCTTTTGTAAGAATGGAATTAAATCAGGATGGCTGGTTGCATCTCCACCACCAATCGCAATTTCTTGGTATGGATGCAATGTATCAATAAATTTTTCATTTAAAATATCGCCATGCTTACCGTTTATAGAACTTCCCTCATGACACCAGGCACATCCACCATCACATTTGTTGGTCAACTTAATATCCATGTTTTCAGCAAAACTAGGAATAAATTCATCATCTTTTGTTTCCCTAATTTTTGTCTCATCACTCAAAATAGTTGTCACAAAGTTACCGTTTTTATATCTTCCTAATAATTCCATTCTTACTTCCTCCAAATTTATTTATTAATCAGTAATATTCTATAATTAGTTATATCCAAATTTTCCAAATGCAACAACTTCTTCTCCATTTGAAGTATGATATTTCTCTTCAAATGTTTCTAAATAGTCATCGTCAAAAAATTCGTCACTGGTTTGAATTTCTTCATTATCAAAAATATCAGCAACTACTGAATTATCATCCCAATTGACATCTGGATACATTAAAGAATTATCCCAACGAGTAAGTTCTTTTAATTCTTCAATAATATCTTCTTTTGTTCCGAATTTCCCTTTGCCTACCCAAAATAATAATTTTCCAGAACACCATTTATCATATTCTTCTCCGCTACACATAGTAATTGAATGTGTGCTGCTACTATTGGTTTCAAATACACCTCGTCTAATTTGTCTCTTCATAATTCAATTTCCTTTCTCATAAATTTCATAATCATTAAATTCAGGTTTTAAGTCTCCATAAATCGGATAACTCCCATAATCTGTTTCTTCTTCACCTTCATAGGTACACATTCTATCCCTGTAACTATCGTCATTATCATTGCCTGTGATGATAAAAGAATCTCCGAATAAATATCTAAATAGTTTTTCCGAATCTGATAAAATTGTATCTACAAAATCTTTCGTTTCTCCTACGTGGTCAATGTAATTATCACCAAGATCATAATAATAATATTCTTTCCCTCTCCACCTATCTGATTCAACTTTTGGTTCTGGAATTGAATATGTAATATTATGAGAATCCAAAATATTTTTTAATCGTGTAAGATTTTCATCTACTTCGCTTTTACTAAAACTAAAAATTGCGGTAATTAAATATGATGCTTTATTATGTGTATCACTATATTCGTCATATCCCACCCAAACTCACCAAATTCAAAATCAATATGTTTTGGAATCTTATAATTATCTTTCTTTTTTGTAATGCAAATAGCGTGTGTACTTGACGAATTTGTTTCAAAAACTGATTTTCTTATCTGTCTTTTCATCTTAACCTCCTTGAAAACAACATTTCAGTTATCTTAAATCTACATCATTTCGGGTTTCTCCATCAGAATAATAAATATTCCAATCATTAAATAAATTTATAAACAAATCATTATCCCATTTGTCATATTCGTTGCAATGAGTAATTGCAATTGATTTTGTGTTTCCAAAATCTCCAATATCATCAGAACATCTATTATATAGCTCTCTTAGATTAAGATGTCCATATCTTAATCTATCTTGAAAAGGATTTGGAACATTTGTTTTATCATACATATATTCGTTAATAAAATTTTTATTGCATTCTGATGGAAATTTCCCTGCGCCATGTCTTGTTAAATAAGTACGAGATACATAACAAGTTTCAATATTTATATCATCATTCCATTCAATATTTTCAATTATTTTCTTGGGATTTTTAATTCCAGTGTTAGATGGGGTAAGATGTGGAAAATAATCAATATTATTTTGATCAAGTAAAAGCCCTTGTGCTGCTTCAAAAATAATATTGTCATACTGATTTAAGAAATATTCATCTGAAATACACAATGAATGGCTATTCATAAAATCCAAGTCTTCTAAGAAATGTTCAAATATACCATTATCAAAAAAGATTTTTAACCATTCACCTGATAATTCAATGTTCTCTTTTTTGAATTGTTCCAAATAGTATTCTTTAATATTGTAATCTAAATCAGTTACACCAGCTCTATATCTTTTAATTGTCTCAAAAACCCCTAATCCACAACTACCATGTTTATTTTTACCACGACTTTCCTCAACGATTTGATTAGCCATCATATCAAATGGGGTTGTTATCATGCAATTTTGATTAATATATACATTTGGATTATGATTAAGTTTTACTAACTCGTCATATTCTTGTTTAAAAATAATCGGATTAATAATAAAATCCTCAGATAAATATGTACTTGCATTGTTAAATATACCTGATCCAAAATGATGAAAGACATGTCTAATTGCAGTTGGTGTTGTTACAGTATGTCCTCTTTGCGCTCCACCATTTGAACACACAACAATGCTATTGGATTTTTGCGAAAAATAATCTGTCATCAAGCCCTTTCCTTCATCCCCAAAATTTGCTCCAATTACAATCTTAATGTCTTTCATCTTTTAATTCTCCTATTCTACCATGTAATTTCTTCTGAACCAGAAGATGTTGTAACTGAATTTACTACATTATTTTCTGCTTCATTAATGATAATGTCTACAATTTCATTCGTAATACTATCCATAGTCACTTTTCTAAAATGAACATCATCAAGATATTTTCTATAAGATGTTTCAATCTCATCTTCGTCCCATCTACGACCATGATTTACATCTAAATGATAAATATTAAATTTTTTAGAAACTTCATTATATAAATCTTTTGTTTCTACATCATCTTGAAGATTATCCCCTGTTGCTTCAATCAATCCGCTATAACGACCTCTTAACGGAAGATATGGATTAAGCTGTTCATCTCCCATAGTGATGATAATTCCTTTTCTTCCACGATTTAAACAATCAAGCTTTGTATGACGAGAACCAAAATACCATGCTGCGGTATAAGACTCGTAATTATTTCCGCCACCACCAAATTCAAAATAAATTTTATCAAGCTGTTCAGCAATACGAATATCTGATTCAAACTGAGAAGCTTGAATAGGGTAAATGTCACATGCTAAATCTCCAATCCCCATAATGAGAAATTCAACATCTGTTACTTTCTCATATAATTTAGTCATAATTACATTGAGTTTCTTTGCTACTTCAACGGCAGCTTGTCCCATAGATCCAGTAACATCTAATGCTAAAATAACTGGAACTGTATTTGGATGTTCTTCTGTGTCGCAACATTCCCTGATTACATTTTTGGGATTCAGTGCAGGATCAATATTTGTAGCTTTGAACATATCCTGATTAGAATAAGAACCACTAATTGTTCCATCTTTTGAAACACTTCTTCCTACTGATTTTGAATAACTTGTATAACTAGCTCTTGTCCATGATCCACATCCCATATTATGCTTCCTCCTCTTCTTCTACATCTGTATCATTGTCTGTATCAAAATCAAACATTCCATCAAACATTTCTCCCATATTTCCACCCATCATCATAAATGGTAACATAGCACTCATTCCTCCACTATTTCCATTTAGCATTCCAGAAGAATTGTTTTCACCTTTCATCATTTGTGAAAGCATCATATATTTAAAAATATTGTTTGTGCCTTTCTTTCCTTTTAAAATATCACATCCAAACATTGAAACAATTTTCCCATAAAAATATGTATTACCCATAAATACATGTCTCTCAGGTAAAATAGTTTCTACTGTTGAATCTTCATAATTGATTACAGTAATTTTAGTTTTATCAGATTCAATAACACATTTTGGTTTATTATTAACTAAAATAATATCACCTTTTTCTACTTTATTTGTTGGAATTACAAAGAAAAATTCTTCTCCAATATCAAACACAAAATTGCTACAATTAGTAAGTTTACTTGTTTTAACATTGTAGCTTTTGTATCCGTTTGATGTTTTTACTGCAATTCCTCCATTCATTGAAAGCCTACACATTCCACTTCCAACTTTCCCAAACATCCCGTTTAAAAAATTGTTCATCATTCTTTATTCCTCCTGTTTTATATATTATTTATTATTATGTGCTTTATTTCTCCAAATGAAACTGCCGTTTCAGACATTATTTTATTTCAAATTTAATAGGTAACATTGCTGTAAATCTACAGTATAACCAAGGTTTGTCTTCTGTTTTAAATTTTTCCCTATCCGTTTCAGAAGCTAATATAAAATCACCTATGGTATAAATTATAGTATGTCCTGATAGATCTTTTGGAATTTTTACAGATTTAAAATAAGTTTTAAGATTTATGATGTTTTCTATACATATTTCCATCAGTTCATAAAGATGCGCATAAGTTCCATCAGATGAGCAACGCTGCATTGTAAAATAATCATATTCGGCATCTGGATTATAAATGATTTTTACCTTAAATGTATCTTTATTTAGAATGTTATATTCAAATGTCTGATTACATAAGATAGAACCTGTGATTGCTAATTTTAATGATTTTTTGAGAACCTCAAACGATGTTTGTTCTTCCATCCAGTCATATTTATTATTCTCCATACCGTTTGTTCCACCTGATTTAATTCTCTCTTTAATAAATTCTAATGACTTTCCCATTAATTCATTTCCTTTAATTTCTTCTCGGCTTCTTCTTTTGTAGCAAATACAAACGTTCCCCAAGGTTTACACATGTCAACAGTAAAACGATCCGCAAGAATAGTTGCATTCTTACCTGTCATACTTGTATAGATACAATATACAATCGTACCGATAGGTACTGGTAATCTAAACAGTAATTCATGTTCTTCTGCTTCTTTATAAAATTTTAATTCTTCCAACCACTTCACAAGCTGCTCATGTTCTTCGGCACATTTTACGCAATTAGCTTTTATATCATCATCTACAGGATCAAGTGACTCAAAATCTGCACCTCTATAATTTTTTTCTGCTACTTCTTTTGCATGATCAATAGCATCTTCAAGTGTTAATCTCTCCATCTACTCCACCTCTTAAAACTGTATATCGTCTAAAGTTATATAAATCGCATGAGGAATAAAACAAATAATCATCATAATACATTTCAACAACACTAATGGTAATGTTGCCATCATACAAAGTATACACCAAATACACGCCCATTTGTTTTTCTTCCACCAATCAATAGGAGTCCCGTTTATACCCCCGTTTTTATCTTCTAACGCTCTTACAGCAATTCTACTTATTGCAATCAATCGCTTCACCTCTCAAACTTAATCTTCTTATCAATGTATTTCTCTATAATCGCATCCAATTCATCAGAATATGTTTTCACAACATAATTGCGGTCAATCTTTATATTGGTAATTGCATTATGATCGTCTACCCAAATTCCACCAATTGTCCTACCAGGAACACGAATTAGGAAATTATGAAATCCATTGACATTTCGATAATCGAGTAAATAATGCTCATAATACTTATAGGCTTTTTTATCAAATCCTGCGCAATGGTCTAAGTCTTCTGTGAGTTTGCAATAATATGATTGATTATTATATTTATCTTTTAGAACCATATTTTTCTCCTACAAATTTTGAAAACCGTGTTTAAACTAACTATATTTTTCTTCTATACTATCGGCTTCTTTAATAGTAAGATTTCTTACTGCATTAAACTGATCTTTATATGATAAATCGTCAAATTCATATACTGTCATATTTTTTAATTCTTCTAAAGAATACGATTTATTTTCAACCATATTTTCATCACCGATAATACAAGCAAGACTAATTCCATTTTCATCTTTATAAAATTTATAATTCTCAAATCCTGTTGCTTTGTCATATACACTATCATATAATCTTTGTCTAAATTCTGAAATCTGACACATATATTCCGCTAAAATGCTATATGATTTTACTGATCCAATTGATGTGTCACCGTAACTCTCTTTAAAAATCGCATCGTCTTTTAAAATATCTGAAACATAAATATATCTCCCATTACTTCTCTTTAATACTTCTTCTGTTTCTTTATCTGAAATATATCCTTTACCAAGCATCCAGAACAATAATGGTGTCCCGTTTACAATACGTTCATTGTAATCAATGTAATCTTCTCCAGCTTCTTCCATAAATCTATGGAATACACAATAACATAAGAATGGATCTTTTAGTTCGTCTGGTGATTTAATAATACAACTCATAAATTATTCCTCCTTGTAAAACTCGTGTTTCAAGTCACACAATGTAATTATAAATATATCTTGCATCAATAAAAGTTTTACCATAATTAATATTAAAAAAAGTAATCTCATAACCAACACCTAAAATATTAGTTATTTCACCTTCCATTTCTCCAATTTTAATTTCTTTTCCAATTAAATCAGACATTTTTATTGTTTCTTCCTTATTCATTATTCTCTTATTTCAAATAGCTTTTCTATCGCTTTTACTCTTTTATTATTATCAATAGTTCTCCTAACTTCCTGTTGCCAAATACATTCCCATTCTGACGGTGCTTCATGTTCACTAACCAATACAATATTTTTTTCACTCATCCTTTTAGCCCAATTCCAAAATCTATCATAATCAAAATTCTTACTTGTGCCATATTGTTTTACACCTTTATAAGGTATATCACAATAAAATAAACAATCATACATATCAGAATATAATTCTTCATAATCACCATATTGGAAAAAGACATCTTGCAAATGTGGAATTTGTTCTAATAAATTTCTTCTTGCCTCATCATAATAATTTCTTTCTGTTCCAGTTTTGGTATGTACAATCCCAGCGTATCCACCATCAAAAAATCTACCATTATAGCTTGCAAGAAATCCAACTGCACCAATATACCAATCTGGATATATATTCAATCCTTTATTAAAACAGTTCCTAACATCTGAGTAATGTTTTTTCGTTATAAAATCTGGAAGATTTTTAATATGATTTAGATTATTAAACATTTCAATAAGATATTTGTGATTATCAGATGCTATTTTTATATCACATTGAACTTTATCAATTACATTAGCTCCTCCACAAAATGGCTCTATGTATGTTTTTATATTATAATCTCGTAATCGTTCTTGTATAATAGGTAAAATGTTATCAACAATTCGAGATTTTGAACCCATATACTTCACATTTTATACCAGAAAGGTAGATATCTCTTACGGTTGCAACGCCTTGTTCCTTTCTGTTAAATTGAAATTGTTTATTATTGTTTATATTTTTCTATAAAATCTAATTCTTCATTAGATTCCATTCTCTCATATTCTTTTATCCATTGATGAGCAGTATATCTATTGTTATTTATATTCTTCCATAAGTTTTCGTCAAACGGTTTATCACATTCACAAATAAGTACGTGTTGACAAAACAGGAATATTTGACGGGAATATTCGGCAGAATAGCCGCGAAGTTTAGAATTTGAAATATACATTGTGTCATATAGATAACTATAACTGTCAGCTAAAACAGAATCATATATTTCAGTCTTTGCGTTCCAATAGCAGCAAACTTTATAATATAAATCATTCATTTTATCTGGTGGATGTAGGTATATCTGACTTCTCCATTCATAAGGTTCTAACATATATCACCATATCCTCCTATAGACTTAATTTTCTTCATTGATAACAATTCCACCTTGAATAATTACACGTTTTCCATTCTCATCATCAAAGTAAACTTCGTTATCATCTTCTGTCACATCAAACTTACCAGTCCAACTTTTGATTTCCTGACCGTTATAGTCGTACACTGTTACTTTGCGATTAAGTCCACCAGTCCAATTACTCACTGTAGATTTCATACTTCTGTCCCAACTAGCTGTACATCCAGAAAATGAAACCAAGGAAACAATTCCGATAGTTAAGATTCCAATTTTAAACCATTTGTTTTTCATTATAAAATTATCTCCTTTTCAATTCATACAAAATATATGTTAATTCTCTTTGTATTTAATCGTCTGGATCAAATTTCAATCTTTCATATAGTTCATCATCCGCAGCCAATCTTAAAGCAAAATCACTAAACTTATCTCTACATGAAGAACACAATAGAACTTCTTTTGAAAGATATTTTGAAAAATATGTACAACCAGACGTTCCATATATTTTTATTGGTATACAATAAGATTTATTATTTGTTTCTTTTCCACATAAATCACAATAGTATTTAACCATTTATTATTTCTCCTTGAAATAAATTTTTCATCATGCAAAAAACATTACAAAAATAGTTACTATTAAGGGGATGCTCATTATACTAACAACATCTATATTTCTTTTACATATCATTCCAGTCATAGAAATTGTTGTACATACAACCCACATAACAATTAACAAAATTGTCGTGCCTGTAATCATTACTTCTCCTTCACAATCTTCACAGGATAACCAAGAGCTTCTTCAATATCTTCTAATGTCATTTCTTTTACTTTCTGGATTATTGAAATATCACCATATACTCTTAACACATGAGAAAACAATCCAGAAATCAACGATTTATAAATTCCATAACAACATTCATTCTCAATTTTTATATCAATATCATCTAAAATTTTTCTACTTAATAAAATATTTTCAATGTGAAGAATTGTATCTCCTCTATCTAAATCAATATTTAAAAAATATCCATCATCTGTTTCATTTAATTTTAAATTAATAATTTTCATTTAACATGTTCCTTTCTTCCATTTGACAAAATATAAAAAACAATCTATATAAGAAAACATTTCAACTACTCTATTTCTGTTCTTCTTTCTAACTCTTTTCTTTTTGTGATACCAAGATAAAATAGAGCATTTTATAAATTGTTTGCACCATTTCAATTCTTTGCTCATATATTCAATCCCATATATGTAAAAATTTCCTCTGTTGTCATACCACTATTAACCACCACATTCAATGCTTTAGTTATCATTTTTACTGTCCTTGTAAAATTCTTTTTTCTGATACGTTTCTTTTTATGATGTTGTGCCAAATTGTCACATTTAACAAACATTTTATATGTTTTTAATTCTTCTAACATATATCTATCCCCTTGAAAGACGGGTTTCATGAACAAAAATCCCCACGAAATTATCACATTTGCTATCATTCCACCAATAAAAACAATCCAGCCTAACTTTCTACGAAATTTATGTATCTTTTCTTTGCTCATTTCTCTCCGATCAACTCTTTGTATACTTTTAATTTCTCCGCTAACTCAGGATTATTACTTGCGTACATCTCATAATCCATTGCTAAAATCATTTTATCCATCTGTCTCTTAATCTTATCAGCTTCTTTCTTACGTTCTGCTTTCTCTTTGCGTTCTTCGATACGTTTATCATATGCAGATGTATCAACATCAACTTTACAGATAACTTCGGCGGTGATATTTACATTACATTCATCTGGCGCAATAATGTCATCAATCGTAAGGATGTCTTTATTTGCACCACTAACTAAAATTTTATCGCCTACATTATAAGTTTCTCCATCATCATAAATTGCATAATAATATTTCTTTTTGTAATAACCCTCTTTTGTTACTGCAACTGCTTTATATCCTTCTAATTTTGCCATGTTATCATCCTCACTTTCGATTACTACCACATCTTTTTATCTACAACAAGAATTGTACCATTATCAAATTCAATTTTTACAGCATTTAGATATTCTTTACTAATGTCTTCAATAACTATACCTTCTTTGCCATACATCTTATAAACATAACCTAAATATTTAACCCTAATCCCTACACAGCTCAATCATTTACACCTTATTTCAATTGCAATAATAATTTTACATGAGTATTGTCGTGAATATCGACATCGAAATCTTGTTTGATTCTATTAGATGTGAATGGTAAGATGTAATCTTCAAAATATATAATCTCGTATTTATATGTAGGGATTTTACTAAGTAATTGCTCAAGTGTAATTGGAAAATAATTTTCTCTCACTTCTCTATCCCAATTTTCTATATATCTATATTTCATAAGATAATGAATCAAATTCCTGTTATCTCGTAAACTTCCCCATATTGATTCATAATCAATGATCTGCTTCTCATCTGCATTTTGAATCACTTTGGTATAATCATTAATATCACTATTTCTATTTACTGATCTACTTACACAAAAATCTCTGATAGCTATGTATCCATAATCATATCCAAAAACATTATTCCAAAACTTATCAATTCCATTAATATTTGAATAAGAATATACTTCATGAATCACGCTTGATAAATTTAATAATGTTTTATTTGGGTTATTTTCTTTCAAAGATTCTTTTAAATTACTTACATATTGAATGTTTTCTAGTTCATGAGGTGTCCTTGTTCCCGCAAGAGAAATCATAGCCTTGCTATTATCATATCCTAAGTAGTGTAAATCTGGCATTTCACTATTCATTTCTCTAATTAACGTACCATCAGCACATCCAAAATCAACCACTGTATCAATCTCTTCTATTTTACTCATCCAAAATAGCTTATCTGCACTTGATTTCTTCATTCCTGATATATATGAATCATAATTCTTAATGATTTCTTCCACTATTTACACCTCTTTTCTTCTGCTAATTTAAGCCATCTAAGAAGTTTTTCTTCCTCTCGCAACATTTCAGAATACATTTTGATAATCTGATCCTGCTCTTTATAAAACTGCCTTACATACCGTGGAAAATCATACCCAAATAGCCACATAATAATCTTTCTCTTAATCCACTTCACTCTTATATTCCTCATCAAATGCATAATCGCTACACGTCCAGGGTTCCCCATTATATGTAAAAGTATACATCCCAGTAAATCTTAGATGTGATTTTACGTCAACTACTGCACCTTGAACTTGTTTTGCTACACCTATTCTATCGCCTTGTTTGATATGTTTAATCATTCCAGTTCAATATCCTTTCCATCAAAATCGGATAACTCAATAACCCATTATCCATTATAATTTTCTCCATAGATTGCAATTTCTGGTTTGCCATTTTCATCTAATACATAATATGGTGCGATTCCACTAAAATTTTTTAAGCCTTGCAATACATATACAATTTTGGTGGTTTTATCATATACAAAATATTGAATAAATTTAAAACCATTACTTGATACAATGTTCTTTTTATTAATTTCTATAAATTGTCCATAAGAACTAACCTTTTCTCCGTTGTCATTTATCACTTCGTCACCACATCCTGTAAATGAAAATGCTAATCCAGATACAAGTAATCCAATCAATAATCTTTTAACTCTCATTTAGTTACCATCCTTCTTCTCACTTCTCTTAACAGATCATCTGTGCTAATCTGTTCAATTATTTCTTCTGGCATTGAGACTTCAACCTTATATGTAACTTCTCCATTATTATCAGCAAATATTTCAATCATATATGCTTTTCTTTCTGATGGTACTGGTTCAATAGTCAATGTACCATTCTTTTCACAATGTAGTTTCAATATTGTTTCATATCTGTCGTTTCTAACTATTATATTCATGTATTTTCCCTTGTTTTTAATAATTCATGTTTCTCGTGAATGTCATTTAAAAATTCATTAAATATTAAATCAACTGCGCATCCAAAACCTTCACAAAAATCATTATTAATTTCTTCTGTAAAATATTCATCATATTCATTTTTCAACATGTATTCTTTAATGAGTTTCTTTGATTGTTTTGGTTTGCCATAAACATATTTCGGTATGTGATTCATAATATTCAAAATATAATTATGAATGTAATCTAATTTATAAAATTCATTTTCAAATTCCTGGCTTATTGTATCTCGCTTCCTTTCTTTGAAATTCAAGTTTCAGCTACTCTAATCCAAGCATTCTTTCAAAATACATTGAAGCTCTACCACCCAAACCTTCATATTTTATTCCAATACATCCAATTAATGCAGAATCTAAAGATGAATAAGTACAATTTGTATCTTCATAATTAACATATCCATGCCAAAATATCTCATGTGTGTTTTTATCTTCATACTCTATAATCTGATATTCTCCAATACAATGTATGTTAATTATATATCCCCATACAAATTCTTCTTTAATTAATCTTATCTTTTCTTCATTCGTTGCTTCTCTTACGCTATTATCAAAAATCGTATCTAAATCACTAATATAATATCGTCCATAACCCATAGGCTTAAATCTAAAACCATTTACATCTTTTATAACTTTTCCAATTTTCCCGTTATATACTACAATATCTCCAATTTTCATATTATGTACCTCATTTTGAAACCACGCTTTTATATTATTCTTTCAGTTTAACAATATTAATAATCCTTATATTTGCACGAAGACCATTGTGAAATTCTGCAATGCTTTTTATAATAGTATCAATAAAATCTTCTGTGTATTTTTTTCCAACATCATTTGCTTCAACGATAATATTTTCGATATAATCCTTTTCTTTACAATTAGTTTCTTTATTCGCAATGTCTGCTACATATACTACAAAATATTTTCTGTTCTTCATATATTAACTAACCTCCTCGAATATATTCCCAATCTGATGACCAATCATCTTCCTGTCCTTTATCTTCTTACATTTTGTGCATCGGCATTTACCAATTACAACTTCCAATCCACTGTAATCATATTTCAAATGTCTGGGCTTCTCTAGTAGTACCCAATTGTGATCACACATTATTTGTTCCATCCTTAATATCATATTTTAGTAATTCTCCATTTCTATAAATCTTCTGTGAGCATACTTTTTTAATACATAAATTGGTATCAAAATTAGATTTTAATTCCACTTTAGTTACAACAACAGGTGCAACTCCAAATCTTGTGCCGCAATAAATCACATCACCTTTCTGTAACATAAGACTCATATAACCCCATGTTTGTGGTAATCTCCAAACAAATTCTTTATCATCTTTACTGTTAGGATGTTTCCCGTATACATAAGCAGTTGGTTTTTCCTTGTATGTAACAACGTGTTTAGATGGAATCAATCGTCCACACTTTTTACGTTGCTTATCAGTATAAGTATTTTTTCTTAATGTGATGCGTCTTGAATCTCCAAATTTTTCACCATTATTTTTAAGTACTAAATACATTATGTAGCCATCCACTAAAACATTATTTTCATCTACGATTATGTACCTATCCTGGTTTCCTGTTTTGTTATAGTAATTCTCACACTTTAAATATTTCGATGTGTTTGGTTTACTACTTTCAAAATCTGTAGGAATTTTAATTTCTGAAAGTTTCATTTTCATATGCACTCTCCCTTCTTAATCTATTTTCTCCTCAAAATTAATAAATCCTTCTTCTGCGCAAATAGAATCATGTGCTTTCCAGTAATGCATGTCATAAAACTTACATTGATTTCCATCTTTGTATTTGCATTTATGACACGATCTTAATTTAATACCAGGAGTATCATTTACAGTTGATAAAGCAATATCTTTAAATCTTGTAATTGCTTCTGTAGCGCATTCTAACATTGCATCTGAATACATTTTTTCAATTTTCTTACCTACTTTCTTAAAAGCGGCATTAATTGTGTCTTCATAATCACCTGGATAAAATAAATATCTATCATATACTTCCATATCATTTTCGATTCTTTCAACAAGCAAATCACCAATTCGTTTCTTAATATCTTCTACATTATCTTTTCCAAGAAGATTATCTAAAGCAGAAAGATTTTCTTCTGTTCTTTTTACTACGCTCATACTACTGCCCCTTTATTAAATCTAATCAAATCATTTCTCATATTTAGGTAGTTCTTTTTCTGATCAACATCATATGTATTATTTCTATTGAAATAATCCTTAAACCAATCATCACAATCTACATCGTTCTGATAGGCATATGCAATAATTCCAATGATAGAATCATGGTTAGCAGCATCGAGAAGTTTTGATGAATTGTCAACGTCTAAAGTAATCGTATCTAAATATTCTTCATAGTCCTGCACATCAAGTTCTGAAACTGCCTCATCAACACAATTCTGTACAAACTTTAATGCAGATTTCATATCAGTATGAATTGTATTATCAATTACTTCTCCGCTAACGTGTTCAATTTCCACGTTTCCAATTGCTGAATACTCTGTTACTTCTGCAATAACAGGTTTCTCAGGTGATTCTTCGACCGTTTCTGTGTCGAATAAGTCATTTCCAACTGTTTCTGGTTCTGATTCTTCTGTGATTTCCTCAACAGAATCTTCAATATGTAAGTATTCTTTCATCAGAGTAAGCAAATGATTGAATCTTTTTGTTACGGAAGAACGATCCTTTGTCCCTTTCTGACCATTTAAACAATCGTATGTAATACCATCAATTTCTTTATTATGTAATGTCTCTTTAAATTCCTGAATAAATTCATTAAATTTATCATCTTCAACATCGTATTCTAAGAATTTATCAAATAAAGCAAACCATAAAAATGAATTTTTGTTATTAAAAATATCTGATGTATCACCTCTTAACACATTAGATAATTTCTCCAATGTCAAATAAAAATCAATAAATACTGATTCATTTGCATTTTCAGTTAAGTAAGCACACATTTTACCAAAGTCTTTATCAAAATGGCTAAGATATTTAGATGTCATTATTGCTTCAATAATAATTCTTCTAAGTGATCCATTCTTGATATTCGTATTTGAATAACTTGACTTATCACAATCAACCTTAAAGAAGTTCATCTTTAAAATCTTATCTACATATTCAGCATAGGATTCTTCCAATCCTAGCCATCCTGATTGAGAAACATTCATTGGTCTACATCTATTAAATCGTGCAATATCATAAGCAATATCTTTCTTTGTACAATTCAAATTCAACAATACTGGCACTTGATAATCTTTAAATTTATCCTGTAATTCTTCTGGCAATTGAGAAAATTTCTTTCCACGAATATCAAACGTTTTACTTTCTGGTATTGGAAACCCATCTTCATTCAAAATTACATTACCATCTTCATCTATTTTGTCACTCTGATATTCAATCATATATCTTTGCACATTTTTTGAAATAGCAAATCCATCTTCCAGATAATCTTTTAAATTTGTAGAACGCTGTTTACCATCAATTAACCAGTGCATTATAATTCCAGCTTTGATTTCTTCTGAAATTACAATCTGTAAAAGTGAATTACCTTGTAAAATATCAGAAATTAATTCACTTTTTGTAAGTAAACTCCATTGTCCAGAAGTTCTTTGTAATGGATGATTATCTCTTAATCTGTGCTGTCTAAGCTGCTTGCTAAGAGATTCTATTGAATAACTGGTAGACTTCGTTCTTTCTGATGTTGTTGTTTTTGTTTCCATTGGTAATTCCTCCTCAATATTTGCATTCTCACATTCTTCCATTTTTAGAAGTTGTCTTTTTTCATACTCTTTCATGTCGGAAAGATATGTATTATATTCTTTGTCTGAAAGCTTTAATATACTTTTAATTTCCGTAGAATTACATCCTTGCATTATTAAATCTGCAATTTTGCGTTCTATACACCCAAGAGAAGCAATATATTTGACTACATTTTCTCCAAGATTTAATGGCTCTCCTACATCAATACTGCTTTCTATATCAAAATCAGAAGGAATTATATCAATCATTTTTGTTTGTCCATCGTCAGACATGAGATTATCTAATGATGTTGGATAAATATATTCCTTAATTTCCTTTCCATCTTCCATTTTTGTTACAATTTTGCAACGCTTTTGTCTGTTTTTCCTTGTAATATGCATCTTAACTTTTCTGGAAATTGCAAAATATATAAATCCATTGAATTTATCTTCATCAAAATCTTCAATTCCTTTATCTAATTGACTTTTGATGTATTTTGTAATCTCTAAATTTGCTATAGAATAACATTCATCCCTGTCAATATCGGTGATACCACCAAACTGTTTTAGAATTTTATCTACAACATTATGTAATTTCTTTGCTGATTCTTCTGGCTTATTCTCATTGACTTTGTAATAAGATTCCAAAATCTGTGTGTAGTGCATTTGTATCACCGATTCCTTTCTGTTGATAGTTACTATGTAAAATTTATTTCTTCTCTCTGGTTATACCTTTCGCATAATCTTCGAGATAAGATTTACTTAACCGCCTATATTTATATTTTGAATTCATGATCGTATCAATTACCTTCATATATTTCTTGCTCTTAAATCTCTCAACGTGGTATTGAAAAATCTTTGCGCAATTTCTATTTCTCTTACATATAGCCCGTTGGCGTTCATACCATTGCAACAAATAACTGATTCTGCTCATTGCAACCGTACCTAATTTAGTATCTTCGTCCCTTATAAAGTGTCTTACATCGAGAATCTTTAAGTCATATTCTTTGATAAGATATTCCATGTTCTCAATATAAGATTCTCTATCAGAAACACATTCAATCACCATCTTAAAGAAATTTCCAATATTCACATGATTTACGGACATTTCTTTTTCTAAAGATGTTTCTCCATGATATGTATAAGGATTGTCATACTTAGGATTTCTTTGATAATCCTCATAATAATCATCGAGTTCTGTTAGTACATCATTGATATCATCTGGTAATGGTTCTTCAATTTGCTTAACAGGTACGCTAATTTCTGGGATAAGCTGCACATTAAAATGAAATTTCCGCATAGGTTTTGGAAGATTTCTAATAATGTTTCGTGCTTTATCTTCTGGAAATTGATCGGCAAGTACCTGACCGCACGTTTGTGGAGTACCATTTGAATCAAGTCGGATGTACTGTTTACCGTTAGTAATAAAACATTCCAACTGTATCTCTCCTTTCATTTTTCTTTTAATGGAAACTATAGGACTTGAACCTATAACCATTCACTTATGAGGTGAAAGCTAGAATTAATAATATTTCGCTTGACATTTTACCAAATAATCTAAACTAATTATTAACATAAAAGATTATTCCATTAATCTTCTATGTTGTGTTGTTTCTGACACTCCAACGGTTAAAGCACGTTGGGTTCTTATATACATGAACTTCCAAATATACTCGAAAGTATATAAGACTAATTCATTTCTATAAGACTTTCACTATCAATCATTCCTTTGAATGAATTAACGATAGTATACGGCTCATGTCAAAACCGTTTTATAAAACTTTAAATTCCCATACTACTTAAAGTAGATGTATTACTCAATCTTTGTATTTCTATATCATGAAGTACTTTAAAGTTATCAAATTTATCATTACATTTTTTTATATCAAAATTTTCTAAATCATCTGAAATATTCATTATCAAGAAAGCACTATATAAATCTCTCTGAATTTTTATACCGTCCAAGTCATTCCACCTTTGAGATAAAGCTTTTTTATGATATTCTCCTGTCATATGATTAAACTGACTAGCTTTCGCCTTAACGGTGTTAATCTCAATCAATTCTAATTCATAATACAAAAGTTTTCTGTTAATAATTGTCATTAACATAGCAGGTGCTCGATTTGCAAGAGACTTCCCAAAACGTTTCTTTCGTTTAAACTTTCCAGAATCATCCTTTTCAGTTTTAGTAGATTGCTTTTGTAGTCCAGCAAAATTCATCTGCTCTACATAAATATTATTTCCAAGAGATATAATATAGTTTGCCAAACATTCATGTTGATATTTTCGTATATCTGCTTGTTTTCTATATAATTCTTTCAATTGATTTTGATATTTTATATAATGATTTGATTTATGCCAAATAACTTTTTTATTTCCCTGTTTTTTAATTGTTCCGTCTTCGTTATAATTTTCTGGATTTGTAGACCGTCTACTTCTATCCATTTTTCTCAATAATCGACATTTTTCATCTTCAATATTCTGTACTTTATCAGCTAAAATCAGAAGTTTCACATCTGTTTTACTGGAAATAGCAATAGTAGAAGTACCAATATCTAAACCAACATCACCACTACCTAAAAAATGTTTAATCTCACCAGTTTCTGTATTGATTTTTGTTGGTGGGATTCCTTTAAAAACTACTTGGACATAGAATTTATATTTATTGTGAATAAACTTTCTAATGATACGACAATAGGAAATTTCAGATTGCATTGCCTGGTATTCATATGGATTATCCCAATCAATAACAACTAGAATATTTAATCCGTTCCATACTAAACGATCATTTACTAAACGAATCCCTGTAGAATTAGATTTTCCTTCCAATGAATTCATATCTCCATATTTCTTGTAATAAACTCGTTTACCGTTTCCGTAAAACAACTTATCATAAGATTTCCAAAGTGTAGTAGCAATCTTTTGTGCGGTAAAAGAATCAATATTCTTCTTAAAATGTTTTTGCATTTCTTTGACATCAGCATGAAGTGAATATTCTGTTAAACCATATTCTTTTCGTATCTGATCAATTTGTTTCCAAATCGACTTATCAAATTTTTTATTTCCAGTTAACGTTGACATTAGATTTCTATATTTCTTTGTTTTAATCATTTCTCTATATCTTTTCTGTGAAATAGTAACTAAAGAATTATAAATTTTTCTTCCAATTTCAAAGCGTTTATTTAAAATATTTTCCTGATATATCTCTGTTTTTAATGGAAATTGAACCACAAAATTTGCCGCAATATTCACCTCACTTTCTATCCCACACCTAAAGGGTGAGCTTTTCGCTTCATTTCTTTGTAATTAATTGGAACAATCGCAGAATTGCTAGACTTTTATCTTGACTTTTAAACTAAAAAGACTTAAACTAAAAATGTATAGCAAGAGGTTGTACCAATCTCTGTTATATGTGTTGTTTGTAAGGTTCTTATCTCATATGGTGCGCCAACACCGAGATAAGAACCTTGCTTTTTATTCTCTTGTGAAGATGTTTATATCATATACCAAACATCCGTTCGTGTCAATACTTACCAGAACATTTGTTTGTATTTTTTCAAATTTATTAAAAATTACAATTTTCGTATTCCCTTCTCAGCAAATAATATTGTTTTCTCTTTATTTTTATCTTGCGTTTTTAACGTAGACATTATAAAGTTTTTATTATATGTTATCGGAAGTCCTGTTGTAATAGCTTTAATCCCACAAGTTACACTTATTGGAATAGCTTCACAATCAGGCGATCTCGTATCTAAATCAAATGAGGAAAATAACACATTTTCGCCACCGTTTTTCTTATACTCAGTTAACAATTTTATAGCTTCATCTACGGACACAATTCTTCCACTCATGCTAATTCCTCCACTCTGATTTTCTTTTTACCATATAAGTTTGCAAGGAAACATTTTTCTACTAAAAGCCTATCCTCTTCATTGTCAATGTTTCCCCATTTTTCTACTACGTCACGTTTATCAATGGTGAAAATCTGTTCCCCTAAAACCATTGAGTCACATTTTAAACCATTAGATTTACTAGCTTTAATTACTTCGTGAGTGGGCTGCTCAACCTTTTTAATTTTACTGGTTAAGCACATGACAATCAAAGTAGGAGCAAACTTATTTCCAGAATCATTCTGGATTACAACAACAGGTCTTTCGATCTGCTGAACGTGTGATTTAGCTGATGTATTAACATTTGTTTTGACATAAAGAATATCAAATATATTAAACTCCATCATATCGTGTGCAGCTCCTTTCTTTATCTTATGAGCCTATTATATTACTCTTTAGATTAGATGTCAAGATATAATCTAAAGATTTAATCTATAAATCAATTTATTTATCTCAAGTTCTATGCTATAATACAATTTAGATACGGAGGGATGTATTATGATGAAACTTGAGGTTAAAAGGTATGTAGATGAGAATTATAAAAACATTAATCAATTTGCTGTCGCACTTGGAATAGGCTACCAAGCAGCTTGTAAAATCTACAATGGCGAAACTACAAAAATCGCATTTGATACACTTGAAAAAATGTGCGAATTATTTAATTGTACCCCAAATGATTTATTAATTTCAACTAAGCAACCGCAAAAGAAAAAGAATATAATTAGGGTTTATCATTCACAAAATCAGAAAAATAATAAAAATAATACTGACGCTTATGTATCTGACTCTAATAATGAACTCAAAAAGGCAATAGACAAAGCAACGCCAAATATAAATCAAATATTCTATAATATAATGTTGGATGTATTAAACTCAAACAAGAAGGACGATGATAAATAATCATCGCCCATACATACGCAACATAAAATTTAAAAAAACAACCTTTCATCTAATCATTCCAAATCGTCAATAAGTTTCTTTACACGTTCAATCTCTTCTGCTGTATGTGGTGTTCCACCAGCGTTCATATCAATATACCATTGCAATACTTCTCGTTCTGTCTTTAAATCATTCACATTCAATTTTACAGTATGACTATTTAACATCGCTAAATCCGTATACTCATTGAAATATGATCCAAATACTTTGATTTCGTTATTGATAAATCTGCAAATAGCAGTCAATCTTTGCAATCCATCTACACACACAAAATCATTGTATGCTCCATCTGGAACAGACCAATGCCATGATGGGCAATTAAAGTATATGATATTTCCGCTTTTACCACCTTTAAGAAAGAACTCCAACCATGCAATCTGCTGTTCCTCTGTCCATACATGTCCTCTCTGGAAATCTGGATTAAGCTGCAAGTTCATATCTTCTTCCATATCTTTAATCCATCTAGGAACTCTGCTTATATTTACATCGCATTGGTAGTTACCATCTCTTGTAAATTGTGGTATATCCTTAAATTTTGTATACTTCATGATATAATCCTTTCTGCTCTCAATGTTGTTTCTATCGCAATAACGGTACACCCAATAACTTTTGCTATCTCTTCAAACGATTTGCCATCTTTATACATTTTCTTAATATTTTCAATATCATTATAAGTAAACCAATTTCCCAATTGTATCACCTCACTTGAAAGCTAGATTTCAGTATTGCATTATTCAATTCTAATCTCTGTCACACTACCATGCATTTCGTCATACAATTGCGAAGCAATAGTCTCCAAATCATCAAAATAATAATCCCATAAATCACATTGAAATCCATCTGGTGTGTCATTAATATAATATGTCGTGTCTAAATCCGTATCAATTGCCACAACAATACTATCGAATCCACGTTTCTCTGCATCTACATACGCAGATGTAACTTGTTCTAAAAACTCATCCTGATCCATCTGTTCTTCTAATAAATCATATCCTACACTAATATTTTGATTAGCGTATTCATCTGCAAATTTTTCCAAATCTTCTTCCGTTTTTACCCATTCTGGAACTGTAACAATATCTTCACCGCTTAATTCTACCCATACTTTTATTTTCTTAACCATTTTTATTCCTCCATGAAAGTCGAAATTCATTATAATATCTTATTCCACAATGATACTTTAACAATTTCATCTATTTCTTTATCTGTAATTGATAACAATTTCTTAACTTTTTTTCTACCTATATCTGAAAACATAACGCTTCCATATAAGCATCCATAGATATCAACAAATGTCTTTCTTTTAATATAGGTATTCTCTTTAATCTTCCAAGATGATCGTCCTCTTCCATAACGCACATTCGCATATTATTTTTTACTACAATATAAATAACTTCGTAAATGTCTAATTTCTCACCAGGTTCTCTGTTATCATAATAATTGATAAGTTCATTAATATCTTCTTTATGTCCCACAAAAAACAATTTTCCATCTGGAAATCCAATAGAAAAAGTACCTATATTAAGCATATTCACACCTCCATAAAATCAGTCTTTCATCTTGTTTTATCACAAATAATTTATTCCACAAACATGATAATATGAATGTATTCTTCTTGATAATTCATTTTTAAAAGTTTATCTTTAAATTCTCTTGCTTGCTCTAATGACATAATTTCACTTAACATATAATTACCTGTATATGGTTTATACAATACCCTATATTCTTCCATTCTAACTCCTTGCCTCACTCTTTACCGTACTTCTCAGCACATTCCAAACAATAAAATTGATCTTCTTCACCGTCATAATACCCATTGCCATAATTTCCATTGGTACATACAATTTCATTATCATCTCTTTTTTCTTCTGTAAATAGAAATATTCCACATTTACAACAATAAATATCGTTTACCCAACACATTCTACTGTACCTACTTTCTTCAATATTTTCGTCACTTCACTTACACTTATGCAGAATCTTTTCGCAACGTCTTTCTTGTCACCACTTCTATTATAAGCATTTACAACATCTTCATATGTATATTCTTTCTCAACAGGTTCATTCATTACGCTATCCATAACCTATACTCCTCCATATTCTTTCTATAATATACTTCTCTGTAAATCTCATATAATACCTCTATTCTATCATGATACACGCATAGATTCTACCTTAGAAAGTAAGTTTTTAAGTGTATCAGCGTCTACTTCCACATTAGTTTCTCTACCAGACTTGATTGCTTCTAACAGAATATCTCTTAAATCGTTAGTTTTCATAGCAATTACCGGAGCATTGTCAATAGCAGATTTTACACCGTTATCTATATCTTCAATTCTTTGCGCAACACTATTAAAACATTTTCTTGCCTTTTCTCGCATAACACCGATATATCGTTTCGTTGTCTCAGTGTCCGTATGTCCATATACAGTTTGTAAAATACCCAAACAATCAGGATCATATTTATTAATCTCATGCGCAATATAGCCAAAACTCTTTCTTAAAGAATGGGTACTTACATTCTCAATGCCTAGATAATCAGCTGCTTTTTTAAACTGGTGTCTATATGAAGCTGCCTGTTTCTTAACTTCCCTATCGTATTCGTCCTTGCTTTTTGCATAAGTCTTTGATTCTCTAGGAAAAATATCTTCGTTTAAATGTTCTAATGGATTAATATTCTCCATAGAACAATACTCATCAATATATTTCCATGTGACATTAGAGACAGAAATATCAATTGTTTTATCTGTCTTCTGTTCAATCAAAGTATTTAATACTTCTTTTCTTCTTCCATTCTCATAGTAAAAGTCACTCCATTTTAATGATAAAATGTCTCCGATACGTCTTGCTAACAGGAATCCAAACATCGTAATTAAAAATTCCTGGTGATAATGATTATTTCTAAAGTAGTCAATCATATTCTTAATATCTTCTTCTCTATAGAACGGATCAACTTCTGTTTTCCCACGCTTCTTAGTTTTCATTGTAATTTCTGATACAAGATATTCTCCATCATCAGACATATATTTAATCCATATCTGTGATTTATTATTAGAATATTTCAATGTATCAATATCATCATCTTCTGTTTCAATTGGAAAATACTTATTTTCTTCTAATACCGAATCAATTTCTTCTAATGATAACACATGATCCAAAAGTCTTTCTCTAATATCATCAATCATCTTTGCCATGGCTAGTACACCTCACTCTTCCTTATCTTCTCTATTTTCTCTTTCTTCTTGTTAAGATGTCGCACTTTTGCCCTTGGTCTGTACTTGTCACATTTCTGGCAATAATGCCAATGGTTTGCATCTCTACCTTTCTTACATTCACCCATACAGATATAGTACAGGCAAGGTATTTCTCTGTCTTTTGCCATATTGGTTTCCTCCTATGTTTTTATAACTACTTCTTTTGTCAAGAGAAGTATAGAACTTGCTTAACGCATATACAGCGTTAATAATATGTATTTAGCTTACCATTGGTGTTTGTCCTACCATTTCAGTAGGTGATTTATCGTATGATTCACATAATGCAGCGAATGTTTTAAGAACTTTACTCCATTCATCTTCCTTAATCCATTGAAGATATGGAGATTTACCACGTTGTTTTAACGCAATTCCGTATTTGTACTGCAAGTTTCTATATAGCTCATTCCACATATCAGGGTAGCGATTATGTGTTACAAGAGCAAGTTTTCTAATTCCTGCATTAAGAACACTTCTGTCTTTCCATTCAAGAATATCCCCTGCAAGGGCTTTATTATCTTTCTCCAACTTGTCAATATGTCGATTCTTAAATGCAATTAATTTTGATGTTGCTACCGCCGCTGCACTTGGATCACCGCTTGATATTGCCATCCCAACTTCTAACATAAGTTTCTGTTCTTCTGTAATATCAATAATTTTGGTTTCGGATGAAGTCTTTTCTTCTATGTTAAGAAGTTGTGTTCTGACTTCTTTTGCTACATCAGATTGTTGTAATAACATTCCGATTCTTAAAACAGCTCTTCTACTAAACGCTTTAAGCCCACGATTATTAATTGTGATGATTTGTCCATCCTCAAAAATATATGTAACGGAAGTTTGTTTCTTTTCAACGGAAGTAATATTTAGTTTACTTCCGTCATAATAACTTCTTGGGAACATCTCAACACCATCTAAATCAATTTCACCTTTATTATTAGAATATAAAATCTTTATATATTCCGGTGTTACTTCATAATAATCTGCAACTTGATCAATAGACATCATATCTGTTCCAGGTAAAAGCAATAATTGTTTTACCTTTTCAAGAACTTCATAATGATTAACGCACTTATCTCTAAGTGTTCTATCGTTACATAGTGGGCTTTCATCTTGATTTTTAATTCTACTCATATTAAAATCCTTTCGTATGTAAAATTGTTAATAGTTACTTCTAAACAGTATTTCTCCATTTAGTTTGTAAATATTTGCAATCACATAAGCGATCATTTCAATATTTAGTTATCAAGGTACAATTTATGTATGGAAAATATGACTTGAAATAGTCCTAGGAATGTAATATAATGAAAAAGACTAGAACTTTGGTTCAAGTTGTTGTAGTGTAGGTTGTCGCTTTGGTCGGTTGAGAACCTACACTATTTTATTTTCCACTATGGAAATACTTCATTTCCAGTTTAAAATCTTCATTAATATAACCTTGCATAAATCGTTCCAATACTATATTAATTGGAAGTTTTTCTGCTTTGCATTTTTCTTTAAACTGTTCAAGTATTTCTGCATCAATGGAAGTATTAAAAGCCTTCTTCATAATGCTTACCTCCTTTGATATTGTCATTATACATCTACATGTTGTTATTGTCAACATATTAATTTGGTTTTACAACAAAAAATACCACTAAATTTTTATTTTTAGTGGTATTTTTCCGATGAAATGTCTGTTTTAACTATTATGTTTTATTACGATTTTCTTTCCACAAATCGGACAATACTTTATTTTCTTATTAAACCCATCTATACCAAAATCATACCTACAACAAGTAGTTATACCATCAACCATCATAGTTGTTTCTTTCTTTTTATCTTCCATTTGCACACCAGCTTTCTATATATATGAAACAATCTTTCATTTTATTCTCTAATTGTTTTGTAATAACTTCCAAACCAGACATGCACCGGAGGATTTTTAGCTCCTGGCATTAAAGAACCGCTTATCATTTCCATACATTGACCAGAATCATTCCAATCATCTGATTCCATTTCTTTTTTATGTTCCATCTTTTCTTTTTCTGAATCATAATAATACTGTTCTATAAACTCTGTATATTTATCTATGCAGTTATCTCCGTCCCATATAAATTTTGTTGTATTATTTTTCATTTTAATTCTTTTCACGTAATCAGCTCCATTCTATATTAAAAACAACTTAATCTCATAACATTACACATAGATTTTTCCCATAATATTCTCTTCTTATATGAGGAACATCATTATCAATTTTCGACAATTCAACTTTTTCAAAAGTTATATTTTTGCAACCATCCATAGTTCTGTTGCCAAATCTATTTTTAGTACATTCAATTCCATTTAATGATTCCTCAACCATAACAAAAGTCACTTCTCGTAAATGTTTGATTTTTTGTGTTTCTTCATACGTCATATAAATCATATCCTTTACAATGAAAGCAATTTTTCAACCTCGTTTTGTTTTATACTTTGCGTATTTCGACTCTCCAATACAGCCTTTGTATAATTTTCGCAAAGCAGAGCCAAGACCATTCTCCATGTCTTCGTTTACTTGTTCTGCTGTATCAGAAGCATTGCCTAAAATATCAGTTGCTTCAAACACATAACCTCATTCTCTATCCGTAAAATAAATACTTCTTCCCATTATATCTCCTTTAAATAGTTATCCATTCGCCTTAATTCCAAATAATTCACAAAGATCTTTATCTTGAACAATATCAACAATTTTAAAATATCTTCTTGCTATCTCATTAAACATATCCATTTGACAAATTGCTTCCGCTGCTTTAGGATGATTACTTTCTATAAAAGTTTTGTATTCCATCACTAAATCAGAAAATAATTCTTTTTCATTTTCTATTTTACAACTCATTCTAATATAACTATTATAACATTCTTTCAATTTATCATTTGGGATACCTATAAATAGATTTCTTCTTCTCATAATACTCTCCATTTCTACAAAAGTTTGAAAGTTAAATTTCATCTGGTAGATAATGACCTTCAATATGATAATCTCCATTTTCCATATTGAGATCTGTATTTTCTTTCACCCACTCAATCAATTCATTAGGTGATGAAAAATTAATCGCAACTGAAAAATCTTGACACAATGGCAATCCTTCACCAGAATAATCTTTATTCTCCACAATGTTACTCAATCCATATTTAGTTTCATTTAATATAATAAAATATTTCCAACTACATTTCATTTAATATCCTCCTGAAACTATTCTTTCATCTGATACTATTTCTTAGTATCTTTAAAAAGCACAAACCTCTTATTTAAAATATCGACAAAAATTCCATAGCTGTTATTATCTTCGCCAATAGACTTTCCACATGGATACATAACATCCCGGACTTTTCTTCCATCACTATACATCAATTCATATCTATCGAAGTAATTTAATGAATTTCCTACGACCTCAAAATCGTATTCTTTATTAATTTCCAGTGGATTCAAACTATCTTTTTGTGTATTATATTCATTATTATGTTTATTAACGCTTATAACTTTTACTATCATTAATTACTCCTCCATCATATAAACTATTATCTGTTATTTTACCACATATCAGTCAATTTGTCACTCAGCTATATATTTACCGCAGCTTCCAGATAATTATTCAATCTATTATATTCTGACATTGCCCGTAATAACTCAGGAGAACTATAGAATAGAAATATAGTTCTATCTTCATCTTCATGACTCTTTTGAAATTTTTCCAATTCAAATCCTTTGAGCAAAAGGTATCCAGCTAATTTTCTTGAATAAATCGTCTTATAAATACTTTTTGAAGTTGCCATGATTATTCCCCCATATGTAATATTTGTGTCGATATTTGTGTTGTTTGTAAGATTCTTATGTTAAAAACTGGTTTTCATCTATTCTTTTTCAACCATATCAAAAATTTCATCCCAATAAGAATAATTTTGTAATTTTTCTTGCGGAACTAATAATTCATATTCTTCTTCAATTTCTTCTCGTGATCCATATCCATTAAAACTAGGAAGACTACCAAATAATTCATTATGTTTTTCCATTTGTCTAAAAATAACAATGCTTTTCTCTGGAAAATTTCCCATGTGTGTAGCGTAGCTATCAATTTGAATAATTGACTTATCTTTTTTGTTTACATAAACATCTCCAAGCTTCATATCATTTCTCCCTATTCTATACTGGTTTTCATCTAATCAATTCGTATTAAATCTCCATTAGAATCAGTTACCCATTTATCATTTACAGTTCCACTAACAACAACTTCCATTTTCTCATAATCTATATGAGCAAGAAGTCCCCTTTCAACCAACCAATTTCTTGCACGTTCTAACTCTTTTCTTGTCTGGAATCTCCATCCTGTCATTTGACCTTTAATCAATTTATTTCCTCCATGAAATTCTCGTTTCAAATTGACTTACATTCTCTGTATTCTGATTCTGTAATTAAACATTCATCATACATATCTTCAAGTGTTCTAAATACTGCAAAAGCTCTTCTACTTGACCAACAGAATCCATCAAATTCACCTATAAGTGCATCTGTATTTTCTTCTTCTTGTTCCTGCAATTTTATTACCAAATCACTCTCACGAAAGAAAAATGCTTTATATTTAGCAGCCTTGATTCTTAACATTTCTATTTCGTATTCTTGTGAAGTTAATTTCTCTTGTGCATTTAATAATTCCAATCCTGCACTTCCTAATGGACTGTTCTCAATTCTATTCTTAAAATATTTGTCATTCATAATTATTCTCCAATTATATTAACTCAACAGTGCAATAATAAATACCGCAATTCCTACATATGCAATTATACATCCTAAAGTGTACATATTCATTCCTCCAATATCATTTATAAATGTTACTTGTAATATGAACAGTCGCATAATATGTTCTTCCAATCTCTTTTGCGATTTCCACATTACCCTTATTCTGTTTCATAAGAACTTTAATTCTTCTTCGTTCTTCTGGTGTGATCTTGTTTCTATGCCTTTCTGGTATGTACGAATTTTTTATACTACACATCCAATCTGGCTCTGGTAATATAGAACCAGTTTCATATTTACGCCAGTTGATTTCTGTTTTATGATTTTTCGCCCATTCCCAAAAGTTATCAGGATCAATCAGATATCGTGTCGAATTGGACACTTTAAACTTCTTACATGGAAGTTCTAACTTTTCAATCCATCTGATCACAACAGATACATCACAATTGAATGCTTTTGCTATTGTTTTAGCAGCAAGACATTCTCCGCAGTAATGATTAAGACCTAATTTCCTCGCCTTATGTTTAACAGATGATACACTTCTGTTCAAAAATTTTGCTGTAGTTTCAACTGATTGATATAGATACCTTCTATACATATAAGTTTCCTCATCTTTTGTCCATTCTCTTCTTCCCATACAATACCTCTTAAAACCTAATATAATTCACCTATGCAACATTTCCCTCAACCATACGTTAAAATTGAAGTTCTCCATATTTTCTTCTCTTTCTGTATAATTTCCATTATAATTACGGAAACAGTTTCCAGAATCACGTTTGTCTTTATCCCAACATGATACGTGCTTATTTGTCCTTTTCATTCTTTCTTCACCTCTTCCATCAGATATGACAATCCTTTACTATGGTGGCAGTTGAACCAATCATATACTTCATTTTTATTAGTTCCTTTTGAAAATGCATACCATGCAGTTTTAAGATTTCCGTTACGATCAACAGGAACGCTCTGAAATTTTTTCCATAATGCTTCTACATTTTTATCAATCGTGTCTTGTAATGTTAATTCTATTTCTTCCATATAGTTCTCCCATCATTTATGAATTTATTGTATGTTTTGCAAAAAGGATTAAAGCATCTATCTACTAACACAAATTTCCCATTAACAAAATCAAAATACTGTTTTCTGCTTTTCTGTCCGCATACATAACAATAAATCATATTATCACTCCATTCTTGATATTGAATTACAAATTTTCTTATTGAGTCTCTGATATATTTCCGCTGACTCATCTAATGCTTTAATTACAGATGTTTCACATGTTAATTTTTCTGCTTTGTAAACATTGTCAATTAAACAAATCAAACCATTTGATAAAATACTTATTTCCTTTGATGTAAGTTCCAATTTGATTTTTCCATTATTATTCATATTTTCTCCTTTTCTGAAATCATCATTTCATGCCAATTCTAACCAATATGAGTTTTTTAATCCTCTTGCTGTTTTTATCGTCCCATCACAGATTTTAAATTTTACACCTAATAACATTGCTGTATTTCCATTTATCTCATATCCTTTACTCTTTAAGTAATGTAAAAATTTATTCATCTTTATTCTCCTTATATTTTCTTAAAATAGTTTCAATTTTATCCGCAAATTTAGATGTTGTAAGTGTCGGTGTACCATTTAATGCGTTCATAACTATCTGAATTTCTTTTTCTGTTAACATGATTACCTCCATTTTCAGCATGAAACTCTTGTTTCATTTATATTCTTATTTATTGTTAAGCACATTTTCCAACGCAATAATTGTTCTTAATGCTTTCATGGCTTCATTCAATTCTAATCTTCCGACTTTAATCTCACTAGAATTTGCTAATGCTTCTCGTTTTGCTTTTTTCAACTTTCCTAACGCTTTTTGTTTATCCATAATTTTTACCTCATGATTCTATTAATGCTCTTGTTTCATCTACACTCTTTTATTCCACATTTTAATTACTGTATATTCTTGCTGTGCATATCCAGGATTAATCATTGCCATACAACCAGTGCAGAAGATTCTATATCTATCTCCTGCGTTGTGTTTGTATTTGTCAATAACTATTTCCTTTCCACCGCAAAATGGACAAGGTTTTATTTCATCTTCTTTGCATTTTCTAATTTCGCCTAATGTAAAATCGTTCATATTATTTTCCACCTTCCATTAAACCTTTGTTTCAAAATTATTCACATTCTGTTTTGATTCTTGAACCAACAAAAAACCAATTCTTAGGTTGACTTCTCCATGAATTAGGATCAGCTTCTTTATGTTTGTTGTCATATCCGATTAATAAATTATTTCTATCCAATGAATTAACAGTTCTCCCATTAATCTTATAATCATAAATAGGTAAACATTCTTTTTCACCTGTTTTATGAATAATAAATCGTACTCTCCAAAAATCATTAATATATCTCAAAAATACATTTCCCTTACCATATTTTGATTCTAAATATTTATATTGTTCTATTACTTCATTCTGTTTTGGTGTAAGTTTCATATTTTCTTCCTCCAATTCTCAATTTGAAATATCTCTTTCATCTAATATTCTTCATCCTGATATGCAAAATTTAAACGTTCTCGCATATCTTCAATCTGAAAATGTAAACTGATCAATGTATCTTCATCTGCATCTTCATTTACTGTATTCTGATATTCTTTTTTTAACTTTTTAAATTCTTTTTCCAGCTTACAAGAATTCTCATGTTGTCTATACATTTATTATTCATCCAATCATTCAACAATAATTTCCATTGAAAAATTAACAGGTGTTATTCTTTTTACTGTCATATCTTTATACGGACATAACGATTTTTCAACATATGGTGTTTCTACATCGAGTAATATTTTATCTTCCGTTGCTAATATTATCGAATCAGTGTTTAACACTTCCAATAAATCTTTAACCAACATAATCTTATTTCCTTTCCAATACTTTACAACAACGATCTGCAAGCTCTTCCATCTGTTCTTCTGTGATATGTCTGAATTTCCAACACCAGTCAATTCTATTACATATCCAGTCAATACTTTTATCATGCCAAGGTTTATATTCTTCATAAGATTTTAAAGCATTGTCAATTTCTTGATAATAATTTCTATGTTTCTTTTCTTTCTTCATACTTCATATTCTCCAATTTAAACAGGTGGCACTCTATATCAAGCACCACCTTTATGTATGTAATATTAGCGTTCTGTATATTCCCATCCAGCAATAAAGTCAAATGCTTCATTATAATATAATGGGTTCAAATCCTTGTAAGAACTACATCCAAACTTTTCTTTTAGCTCATTCCACATATTAATGAAATAGCTTTTAGAATAACATTTATATTTAGTTCCATGCGCTCCATCCAGAAGTTTATTGATTCTGTCTTTTGCTGCTTTGTATAACTTCTGTTGCTGTCTAGTGGATAATGTCATATTTTCCACCATTCTGTTGAGCATTTCTGTCTGTTCTCCAAGAAGATCTTCCATTGCGTTAATCTGAACTGTTTGACCTTCCAACTGCTTCTCAATAGCACTTCTAAAAGTATTAAAATCAATTCCAACAATAGAAGTATTTGTTTCTTTAGTCATTTCATATTTTCCAGTCTTACGAATAGTCGGAAGAACTTCTGTTGTTACCCATAATCGAAATGGTTTAGCGATAGGTTTCTTACTTCTTAACACCAAAGTATAAAATCCAGATTCACTAATAACATTAGCTTCACCTTGACGACCTAAGTTGAACTTAGACCGTTCATAAGGCTCTAAACTTGCCATTGCTACCGTTGGATTGCTATGCTCTAAAATCTTACACACGTCAGTTGCAACAAACCAAGGTTCATTGTCAATTAAAACCATTCTGATTTCCCCAAAATCACCATTAGTAAATACTTTGATCTCATTTCTTTCCATTTGCAATTCCTCCTGTACTTGCGTGTTATTTAGTTATCAATGTGCATCTGTAAAATATTGGAAATTTTCTGATTGACTAACCAGTAAGAATTAGATATACTAGAATAGTCAATCCGCTTTGGCGATTGATGTCTGGAAGAGGTTTGTTGCTGTGGTAGGCGCTAACCTCTTCTTTTTTATTTTTCCTGTTGATATATGTCGTAGGAAATATTCTTCTTGATCTGAATTTTTCCATCAACAAAACCTTGCATTAACACTTCTATAGCTTCATTAAGTTTAAACCCTTGTTTCTTGCATTCAGTCTTAAAAGCGTTCTGTATAGTTTCCTCAACAGGAGTTGCAAAATTCTTTCTTGCCATTGCTTTATCTCCTTTACAATTAGTATATTATCATTCTTTTACTTATTTGTCAACTAGCTTTTTATTATTTATTTACTTATTTTCAATTCATAAGCACTATCGTAGTTGCTAAAATTTCCATTCTAGCAGCCACTAACTACAAACGAATCATGCTATATGTAATCCTGATGCTTTCAATAATGCTTCAAATGCGCTAATCAATTCCATGCGCATTCTTCTTTTAGAGGTAACACCTTTTCCACCTACTCTTATACTATCATCCAGGCGTGTTCTGTATTTCTTTCCTTTAGAATCCGTGAACATATCGACTTCTTCTATTACTCCATTGTCTAATTGCATTCTCATGAATGTATGTGTATATGGTTTGTTTCCATCTGTATATTCGATAAAGCTTGCTAAATTCTGCATATGTATTTCCTCCATCAACTAAATATCGCAATTATAATAAGTATCGTAAGTACAATTCCCAAACAATAACCTAACTCGTACATTTTAATCTTCTCCTTTAATTACATATTCACTCCAAATAAAGTGATCTCTTACATATGTTTCTACTTCTTCTAACCAATCAAATTTTTCATATTTTCCATTTTCAAAATCAATTGCCATTTCCGCAATTTCCTTTGCTAACACTACACTATCTACTTTGTCGCTACTAATAGGATAAACAATTCCTTCGTCTGCCATATCGTAATAAAACTGCATCATAAGAGCAGAAGTTTCGGAAATTTTCCGTTCACGTTCTGTCCTTTCACCAAAACGAATCATCTTTAAGATTTCCAGAATCCTGTTTGTATATCCATGAATACCTTCGTACATTAACCAACAATCAAGAATTTCAAATTCTGTATATTTCTGTTTTATTTCCTCTAATGTTGTATAGTTTGTTTCATTCATATAGTTGAATGCTTCAAGCAATGATCTTTCCATCGTTTATTCCTCCTGTTTTTTGAATATAAAAATAACCTCATAGATATATTCTCTACAAGGCTATAAAAGATACATTTCATCGTCAATTATGCGACTTTCCCTCTTTGTAAATCAGATAACAATGATTCTAATTGTTCTAATTTCCATTCTGCATCTATATTGTTAAATCATTATATAAGTTTCGCCATCTCCCTTGTTAGCTGCCTCTTCTGCCTCTTCCATGCTAGAATAAACGCCAAGTGTTTCATAACTTGGTGTTTCGACAACTTCGATTTTCATTGGAGTTGTCTCTAACGTGTCTATAAAGCCCGTCTGCACGAGCTTTTTTTCATCCTCGTCATACTCAAATTCGTTTTCTTCAATCACATATTCCTCAACTGAGTAAAACGTCATATTGTGATTTTCAAACTTGCTGACGCTTGTCTTGCGTTTTGCAAGTTCCTTTTTAGCCTCTTCCAGATCGTCAAACGTTTTTATGTATTCGGGATCCGGATCCAAAGCTGTACATCCTTGTTTGATCTCTCTTCTGTCTCTGCGGTTAAATTCCATCGTTCTTTTTACTAAATCATATTTTCTCATGTCTATTCCTCCATCACGTTCTTATCTCTATATTATTGATTATATTATAATGCTTTTAATTTCACAATACCATTATATATAGTAAATTTCCCATATACATAATGGTCTTGTGTAAAATCATAGTCGTAAACGTGCCATAATTCCAATTCAGTGTTACATTTATATCTGTTCTTATTCAAGATGTCACAAATTTTCTTTGCGCTTCTATCAGAAGCAAAGAAAGCATATGTTTTTGAATGTAAATATTCCGTTCCCTTACTTGTCATTGCAATTAATTTCATGTTATCAATTCCTTCCTTATTATATACTTGTTTAATCGTTCAATCGGCACATAGAAATATTTTCCGTGTGCCTATCAGCGGTCAAACATTATTCTGTTAATTCTTCTATTGTTTCACATAATCTTAACAGTACAGCTTTTACTACACTATTTCCGTCAAGTTGTGATAGTTCATTGTACAGTTCTGTTTCCGCTTCTTCTCTGTTTTCTTCATCGTCATAACCATCGGAAATACAATCAATAATTTTTCTTGCTAGTTCTATACTATTCATTTTATTTCCTCCTATCTGAAATTGTACTTTCATCTATTCTTTATTTCCGATATACTTCTATCGGTTTAGCACCTTCGGCTTCTAAGCTATCTAAAAGTCCGTAAATAGCTTTATTAAGTGTGCTTTTCTTTACTGCCATATCAGTAAAGCTTTTCTGATTTGGAACTGATATATTATATCCGTTTTCGCATTCTGTTATATGTATATTATTTCCGTTTGACCAGATGTTAATTACCATGCTTTCCACCTCCTATTCTATAAAGTCCCAACGTTCTATTACATCATCATCGTAATTGCTATATGGATTATAAACGCAATAGGTAATAATGATATCACCTTTTCTTGCATCTTTTACGCTTGCATATGAGATATAATAGCCTCCGTTCACAGGTGGATTAAGAATCTTTCCATTCTTCTTATTATCGGTTACTTTTCCGATAATGCGCTCAATGTACATGATATGATGCTTTTTGTTGCTTCTATGGGTCAACATTTTTTCCGTTAATTTGTTGCAATCAATAACTTTTGTGATAGGTGCATTTTTTGCGACATCTGTATATGTTCTAGCCTGTACTACAGGTGCAAAAGTGTTTCCGATAACTGCTAATGTTGTAAGTGTTACAACTAAAGCTTTCTTTAATTTTCCATTTAACATTGTTCTTCCCTCTTTCTTTCTATATATGTATTCTCTTAGTAACCTCTTAAAAGCCAATCCAGAAACATCCAGACAGGTAAAGTAAATAAAAAGAATGCGCAAATATATGTAAGTGCATTCTTGATTTTGCGGTTGCGTTCCTGTTTAAACTTTGATTTCCAGTAACTTCTAGTTCCTAAAACGATTCTTTCCATAATTATTTCCCTCTCTTATGTTGTGTTGTCGTGTTATTTGCCATTATATGCACTATAACAGACACGACTGTTGGTTATACGGTCATGCCCTATTTAGTGATTATAAAGCGGTTTAACGTCTTTCAATTGTATATTTACGAATCACTTTTGTTTCCTTGCCTGGTGAAATGCTAGTTGATACAGTGGGAATATATCCTGCAATTGTATATCCCATTTCTACACGTTCATAACCGCCTAAATTTTTAAAAAATGGCACAGCATCGAATACGTTGCAATAAAACTCTACACTTGTTTCTTTCTCTGTCTTTTCAGTTTCTTTCCAACGTGAACCAACTTTATTGTATTTTGTTTTTGTTTCTGTGATTTTATATCTATTTTCAGTTCCATAAAGCTCTGAAATTTCTGGATATTTCTTTAAGAGTGCCTTATATGTATTTTTAAATTCTGTGTATGTCATAATTTCCACCTGTTTGACCTTTCTTTATGCTTCGTGTGCTTTGTCAAATTCTTCTGTAAAATCATCCAATGCTTTCTCTATTGCCTGTCCTAAAAGATAGCATCTGATTGAAACGTCAATAGCTTCGTAGTTATCTTCTATCCACCAATTAACCACCTTTTCTTTACAATCAAATTCTTTCATCATTTCATCAACAAGATCTTTATTTTCGTCAACATATTCTTTAGCGATTGCACGATTAAATGTATAACTTCCACTTCCGTTTCCTGTTACGCTATCCTCTGCCCATAAATCATCATTTAAAGATTCTCTTAATTCGTCCATATCCTCATATTCAGAAAAGTCAATCTCATTCTTAATATACTCTTTTACGTCCTCTACCATATTTTCTAAATAGTTATACATAATATTTTCTCTCATTCTTTCTATGTATTAGTGTTGTTTGTAAAGTTCTTATCTTTATGACATATATGTAAAATCACCTTGCACACCTGTTACAATTACCATTCTTCCATCATTACGGCGATAAACCACACCACAACCACGGTTATTTGACCATACACACCAACCCTTATTAGTAACAGGACGTTGATTTTTATAGTCATAAAATGCAAAGTGTGGATTGATTCCACCTCTTTCCTGTTCTAAAGCGTTATTAATAATTTCTGATTCTGTAGCGGTGAGAAGTTTTCCATCCTTTTCACCGATTAAATATAACTTTTCATTTCCCATGTTTTCACCTTTCCATCAAAGCGTTGATTGTTTCAACGTTCTTTAAAACCTGTTTACGTGTTTCCTCATACTGTTTTGACATTGCTTTAATTTCTGTAATGTCTTTTTTGAGTACTGTCGTATACGGATTTTTACGACTTCTTCTAAATAACTTTTTGAGCATTGTTGTATCTTCCTTCCTTGTGTTACCTCCTGTTATCTTGTGTAATATTTCTGAACGTTGATAGTATCTTCAATGTCGCACATCTTACAACATTTAACTGTTTCAAGTTCTTCTTCAATGTTTACTGGAAATGCAAGGCTTTTAAAAGTTTCTTTACATTCCTGTAAAATCTGTGACTGGATTGCTTCGGGTAACTCACATACATAGGTGTGAGCGGTAATGTTTACCCGTTCAAATACTCCCGACTTAATCATATCTGTAAACCAAATATCAAATGATGGATATTCTGTTTTATTTGCCATGTCTCTGTATACTTCATGCATCTGTTTTTCAGTGAAGCATCTGCCTTTTAAAGGCTCTTCATAGGTTACATATGTATTTTCCATTGTTTCAATCTCCTGTTCTTCCTGTTCATTGTTATTTGAAAATCTAAAGAAATCACCTTCACCAAAATGTAAATCATACTCCCATAATTTATGCAACTTGCTTTCGTTTGGCTTACGATGGAAAACAAGTTCCCCGTCGTTATCGTCTGCCCATACGCTAAAGGAGCAACGTGTACCCTGTAATGTAATGTACCAACCTTCTTTATAACAGGTTAATGTTCCATGCTCTAATATCCATGAGGAAGTTAATTCAAAGTTACGCTCTAAAGCGTTAATCAAAACACGCTTTTTACTTTCTGGCATTTCCTCTAATATCCATGTAACAGTGTTTTTTAAATCTCTTTCAAATTTTGTTAAATCCTTAATCATTTTTAAATCCTCCTGTATATTATTGTTTCTCTTTTTGTTTTCACCTTTGCGAAAAACTGGAATGTTAGAAACAAACTTGACAACTACTACTTGCTAATCAGGTACAAGCCTTTCACGTTTGCCCGTTGTTTTTTATGTCTGCTTTGCTCACTCTTTTATTTTTCGCAAAAATCAAAACAAAAATCTTTTATTGATATAAAATCAACTCTGGAATTTTTGTTATATCGCTTGAACATTTTTTATCCTAACCAATTAAGGCTAGCGGAAATTATTAATATCAATCATATTTATCATCACTCCTTTTTATGGAATCAAGGTTTATAAGTAACAATTGCTTTTTCAAGATTTTAAAAACCTTTTGAAATATCCGATTAAAAGCTAACCAGATGTCGTTAGACTTGAGGTATCTACTTTTTTCAAGTCGGCGTGCCATTTCTGGTTTGTCAAACGGCTGTATCGCTACAGATCTCACGACTATTTCGCTTTACCTCATAAGCGGTAACGACTCCGCTTGTCACAATATGAAGTTTTTATGTATCATCTTTTCTGTTGATAAGATTACTATACATGTCTGACAATTATATTTCAAGTACTTTTTTATACGTCATACCTATATTTTTATAGTCGTTTTGCACAATTCAAAAGTTATTTTATAGTGCATATTGTACAGTTTTTACAAAACAGATGATTTACCTGCACAAAATTGCTAATTTAGATATATACGTATGACGTATATTTATGTATTATCACAAGAAAAAAGGTATTGTGCAAACATAACAAAGTTTTTATATTAAATTACGCAAAATAAACAAATCAATATTTTGTATTGTGCTATTTAGTGCATATACAATTAAAAATCACTTAAATTATTGTGCATAATTATTTTCATTAGCACTCCAGGATGAACAGTGCTAAAATAAAAATTTAATGTATTGTCATATTGTTATAATTGTATATATACTTTTGTGTTAAGTTATATCTTAAAACTTATTATTTTCAGACAATATAATAATAATCAAACTATTATTTATACGTATGACGTATTTATTTTACAATTTAGCTTGAATTGTGTTAGATTGAGACACAATTATACAATTTGCACAAATGAATCATGCGCTATTATACAAAATGATTGCATTATTATAATAAGCATGATAAAATTGCAATATATGACTAAAAAAGGAGTGTGTATCATGGCTGTAAAGTATAAAGATGCTCATAACAGAGCCACAAGAAAATATGATGAGGCACATTATAAACGGATCAGCGCAAAGATACCTCTTGATATATATGAGAAGCTTGTAAAATGTGATAGATATGACAATAATAACCAGATCATCAATCTACTTATATTAGAAGAGATTGAAAAGGATATGAAATAATAAGCCTGCTGTAGCTGTCTGGACGTTGTTAGCAAGCTGTGGTTATAGCATAGTTGTGGGAAAATAACAGACACGAAATCACCACATATAATAGGAAAGAACACAAACAACCTATTGTGATCTGCATAACCTGTTATCATGCTCAAAATATACAGATAGAATTATAACCTTGTATTTTACGTTTTAAGACATTTTAACGCTTGTATGGTAATTGTATCGGGTTATGTGCTTGAAATGGATTATACGGCATTTTAGAGCGTTGTTTTTAAAAATGGGATTGTATTATCTGGTATATCTGGACAGGTTTAAAACGTGCAGCATGATGATATTTTTGTATCATTTTAATATGTTTTTGTACATTTTTAAGCGTGATTTTGTGTCAAAATGCGCACTATTTTATGCAATAATATTGTATATTTATACGTTGTTTGTGGTGTATTTTTATACAAAAAAGTGTATAGAATAGCGTTGTTTTTGTGTCTGGAAATAGGGAAAATATTGCGGTAAAGTGTGCGGAAAATTGTCTGATTTTTTGTATGAATGTGGTGTAAATTTGTCTGTTTGGCGTGTTGTTTTTATCTTGTTTTGAATGTAATTTTATCTGTTTTTATGTGGTGTTTTTATCTGGTTTTTAGTCCTGTTTTGGTGTGATAGGGTGATTATATTTTAATGCCTGGATGGAGATAAAATGCGCTAGAATGTAGTGTTTGTGATGGTCTGATATGATGCAGTTTTATGTAATCTGATATGTTTAATGCAAGTATATTGTGTGTTGTATTGTGTGGGATTATGTTATATTGTATCGTGTATGTATTGTAGTATATTGTGATGTATCAGAGGTATATCAGAGGTATTATAATAGTAATATTATGTGGTATAATGTATGATATATAATGGATATAGATGTATGTATATTGTAGGTTATATGTGTAGTGTAGTGTGAGATATAATGTATATTATTGTAGCGTTATTGTATGATTATTGTGTAGATATTTGATGTTATCGTGTGGATGTGGTATGTTATATTGATATGATTTTGTAGTGTGCTTAGATGTGAGATAGAGTGTGTACAGGTGGGATGTGATCTGGTGTGATGTGGGAGTCTGTATCTTGTTGTATATCCAGATTGTTTGTGTTATGCGAGTGTGATACAATGTTATGTTTGTGCATTCAGTTTTTACCGTATTATGTGCTTGTAATACGTATGTAGTTTTTAAAACTACGTGTAGTTGTATTGATATCTATTTGATATAGTTATCGTATTTATAAGGTGTGGTTATAAGCATTATTAGTTGTGGTAATGATTACCTTAATACATAGTCGCATGTATGGGCGAACAGAATTGACCAATATTCATTTATTCACATTTTTTCGCTCATTTTCTCTTGTTTTCTCTTATTTTCTCACTTTTCCTTTTTTCGAGTATACTATAATAATATTTACAATTGTCTATACAATTGAAATCTCCCGTCCATGATCTTATCCAGGATGGCAGATGAATTTTTAGTTTCATCACACTAACTTTTATCTATCTGGCATACCGCCCCTTGTTTTTGCCCCCTGTTAAAAAAGTCAAAAAATAACAAAACTTGACTTTTTTACACTTCCACAAAAAGTGCAAAAGTTAGTTTTAATCAACAATAGCAAGGCTTTTCGGGAATCTATATTAGAGTACATTAATCCAGATTTATGATCCTGTTTTATGATTGTATACCAGTATGACAGGGGATAGTTTACATTTATAGAAATAACACAATACTGTCATATTCGCTGATGTGTTCAACTCACACTACCCGTCCAAAAATCAAAATCACAAAATTATCTCACCACTTCCATCTCACCAGCAAAAAAATTCCACCCTCATCCCACCTTACAAATTGTTTAAAATCTACACACAATTCACCAAAATAATCAAAATGAGTTCGACATCGAGTTCGACCGCACCCTTACATATCAACGCAAAATAAATTTTCTGACAATTCTAAATCACCAATTTTTACCCAAAATTACCTACTCCAAATCACAATATCCCTTGCAAAATCTAACAATTTACGAAGTCCTCTCGAAGTGATACCTAATTATATATCTCAAGATTATAAACTTAATTTAATTTTATCATCCTGCAATATCTCAAATTCCCTTGTGAAATCTAACTAAAACGCAGCAATCACTTCCTATTAAAAGCGCACATCACTCTCCTATCTCAATCAAAATTACCATCCAAAATACCTATCTCGAAGTCCATAATCTCACATCATCAAAAATACCCATCTAAATTGTGTCAAACTTTCACACAATTCTAATTGCTAAAATTCACTTAAAAATACATCGCAAAAAAATCTTGAAATGCCAAATTGACACCTCAAGATACAATCATTTTAATTTTATATTAATCTCATATCATCTACAACTCTAAAATCAATTTTATTCTCACTATTCTAATGTATAACTTAGAATAAACATCACAACTACTTTCACTTGAGCAACTTAATACCTGTACATTACAATTTTCAAATTAAATCTACATCATATAATTTACAACAAATATTCCAAGCAGAATTCCAAACAGAGAATCTTATATAGAGATAGAGGGGTATTTTTACATCTACAAAAAACCACTACTCTCATATCCTACCCATCTCAAAATTTTCACTAGCAAAAAATAAATCTTATTTATTTCAAATAGAGAATCTATAACCAGAAACATACAAACCAAATATTTCAATCTCTAAAGAGAGAAATAAATATTATTAAATAATAAAAAAGGAGATTTTGCAAATGATTACGCAAGAAACTAAAACTTTTATTCAATGTGAAACAGAATATTACTTTTATGAAAACGGATTATATATTGATCCAATGTTACTGGTATATCCATTAGTAACAGAAAACTATTCTTATCATCACTATAAGCAAGAATTAGACAACCATATTAAACATCTTATACGATATTTAATTTTAATTGATATTTTAAGCCAAGTAAAATACTACTAAGGAGATTACACAAATGACATATCCAGAAATTAACACATTAACATTAACATCACCATTATCCTGTTTACCAATTAATAAACCAATCATCTCATATTCCACTTATATAAGAAATAAACTCAAAGATTTAGATTGCGATTATTGGAGAGTACATACATCTGATGGATATATTGAATTTGATTCACGACATTTCTATGGAATATCCAATCATCATCACAAAAGCAATAATGTTCTTTCATCGGCAATATTATCAAAAATCACAGATATAACAAACAAATATCTTGCCGATAAGAGAATATACATACCAGGAATAACACCAAAATTATATTATCATCTCTCAAGAGGTTATGGTAAATCAATCAGAGAATTGTGTTATTTCATGAAACTAATATCAGATTCAAACAAAAGTCAATTTTCATATAACCCATATTCATCAGAATACACAGTGCAAAATTACAAATCTGATATGGAGAATTTATATAAGAAAATATTTTCACAGAAGATACTTAACTTATATACAACACAAAATAACTCTGTAAAACAGAGAAATAACAATCAAGAAGAAATGAGCTGCTTAAAACTCATTGCCGATAAAAACAATGCAAATAAGAAATTTCATAAATAAAAGAGATCAACCATTATAGAAAACTTAATATTAGCAACGACCGAAAAATTTAACAACGCATAAAGAGAAACTTGTAGTATCAACAATTTTTGACGCAAAAATCAATTTGAAGGGAGAAATATATAAATGTCCACTAAGACCAAGAAAATTAAAAATAGCAACCCAAAATATAATAGATTACTGAAAAACTTAGCAAACCAATCAACTGATACCATTCTGGAATGGAAAATGTATTTCAAGAAATGCAAAGTAAATCCAAAATGCAATACTGAATATTTCACAATGGCTATTCAAGTGTGTGAAGATATTCTAAAAGAAAGAAGAGAGAAATAATACATATGACAGATTTAGAAAAGAAATTAAACAAGATTTACAATTATGCTGATTTAATCCATTCGGAGAATCTACTAATACTATCAATTATTGGCTCTCTGTTAAGAGAGTCTGATAAACCAGAGATTGAAAAATGTATTAAGACTTATATCCAGCAAAGAGAGAATATACAAAAAGGGGTATATGAAGATGATATTGAGATTACACAATAATAATTCTAGTTAAAAATTTTAGGTATAAATATATGTACCTAAATGAAGATAATTTTAGAAAAGATAAAGATAAGGTAGTTTTAAAGAAAAACAAAGACAAAATCAAACAAAATACACGAAGTGTAAATATTCTTCTCTTGTTATATATGAGTCTATATGGATATTGACTGCACAAACTGACTATATATATGTACCCAAATGAAGAAAAAATATACTTTTAGGTACATATATATGTACCTAAACGGGTTTTTCTTTACAGCTTTACTATGATAAAGAATTTGAGGTGATAATATTGATTGTATGAGAATTGATTTAGAGAATGTATAAATGTAACAAATAAAGCTTACGGCAATTTTGCCAGAATGTTAAAAATATAAAAGGAGTACAAAATTGAGAGAATTAAAAATTGATCCAGAATTGAGAGACTTACTTCCCCCTCTTACAAGTGAGGAATATAAGCAGCTTGAAAAAAATATTGTAGAGAATGGTTTTGATAGGAACTTCCCTATTATGGAATGGCAAGGTTTTATTGTAGATGGTCATAACCGATATGATATTTGCAAGAAACATAATATAGAACCTATTATTGGCACACTTGCTTATAAGACAAAAGAAGAAGTTATGGAATGGATGTTGGATATTCAGCTTGGTCGCCGTAATCTTACTCCTATCCAGAAAATCGCTATTACTGAAAAGTATAGACCTATATATGAGAAACAGGCGAAAGAGAAACAATCAGATGCGGGGAAAAATTATGGAAATGGCACAGAGAAGCTTCCCCCAAAATTGGGAGAAGCTAAAAAATCAAAAGAAAATGAAACTAATACAAAGCTTTCCAAACTTGCTGGTGTTGGAAAAGAAACTTATCGTATGGGGGCAAAGATTCTCAACTCAGACAATGAGAAACTAAAACAAGAAGTTCTTTCAGGTGAAAAGAGTATCAATGCAGGATATAAAGAATTAACTGGTAAGAAAGAGAATAAAAAAGAAGAAATAAAGAACACTGCTTCACAAAGCAATATGGATAATAAGAAAGAAAAACGTGTAGTTGAAAACGGAGTAATTTTATTACCAGAAAATTCAGAAGAAAATAAAATGGCAAATGACATTTGTAGAAGAATGAAATCTGGTGATGCTGATTGGGATAAGATTAATAATGATATGGAACTTAACAATATCAAACAAATTGTAAATGACAATATTGATATATCAATTAGTTATATCCGTTCAAATCTTAATTTCGATAATTTTAATAGTTCTAATTTAGAACGATTAAGAGAAATTATAAATGAAGCAAATGAAAAAATGAATATTTTAATGAAAGACATGGAGGAATTAGTAAATGAGTAAAAGAAATATGGAGTTACCAGAATGTTTAAAAGGAATTGCAGTAAGAAGAGAATTAGTTAATGTGTTTAAGATTGAATCTCATTGTATTGGTAGTCAAAGAGAAATTGATTCTGATAGAGCTATAAATATTGGTAAAAACTGGTCAGATTTTTTCGTAACTGATCCAATTCTAAGTTATGATACAAAAACAGGTACATATCATGAGCCATCTGGACAACATACTTGTGCAGGATATTTATGGAGAATCCAGAATGGGTTAGAGTCAAACACATCAATTATGTGCAGAGTTGCCGATGATTTAACAGAAGAACAGTTAAATGCTATTTTTGCATATGAAGCAATTATGAGAGAACCGCAAAAATCAAATGCTGTTATGAAATCATTATGGGAAGCAAATGATCCATATTTACATAAATTAAGTACATTGGTAAATGCTTATGGGTACACTATCCCATGTAATCAAAATGGAAATCCATCTATTAGATGTTTTTCTACTATGGCTGATATGACAACAGAAGATTTAAATTCTTGTCTTGAGTTTATTTCATATTTATTCCCATATGATAAGAAAAAGGGCAAAAAGAAATGGAATACAAAATCTGTAGAAGCTGTATTTTTAAAAGCGGTAAAATTATTTAAAGAATGGTATCCAACTGATGTAGATATTAAAAAATTCAAAGATTTTGTTGATAGCAATGATATTTTTGCTAATGATATTGCAAAAGAAGCATCGTTATTGAGTGAGTTTGATAAGAAACCAGTTATTAGAATTGCATATATTCTAGTTAGAAAATACAATTCTTGCGTAAGAAAAAGCAACAGGTTATCATTTTTAAATTTTGAAGACTATCGTTAATTAGACGAGGTGAATAAACTTGCCTAATTATGTAAAGATCCCAAAAGAAATAATTTATGATACATCTCTTACGGACAAACGAGTGATTATCTTTTCATATTTATGTGCAAGACGTTCACTTGATGATTCAGTGGCATTCTCAATTACTGAGCTTTGCCACTGGTCAAAACTCAAACCAAATTATAGAGATGGAAAAATCAATCAAAAATATTACCAAACATTACTATTACTCTCTCACTTGGATTATTTTACTAAATATCCTGACTTTGAATCTCTTATATCTGAGCATAAAAATTCCATAGAATATTTAAAAGTAGAATTGAATATAGAGAAATTTGATATACCAGATAAATTTGCAATGATTTATTTTGATGAATTAGAAGCAATTTTGAATTATAAGGAAGAATTACAATATTCTGATATAGATTTATCTCGTATGTCATCGGCTTATATATTATTAGTATTGGCTTATATCAGACTAAATATGAATCGTTCAGGTGATAAACCACTTTGCTGCTATCGTCAATATAAAACCATTTCTGATGATATAAGCATATCTGAGCGATATGTAGGTCGTGTAGTTGAAATCTTAGATGCATTAAACATTATTAAATATGTTCCTATGAAAAGAAGAAAATATACAAGTAATGGAGAAGAAAAATTTATTACTACATCAAAAGTATTTGCAGATTATAGACACTTCAAAAAACATGGAGATAATCACATTATTGATCAAAATTATGACTATAAATATGAAATATCGAAACAGGTGGAACTTTTAGAGAATATACATATATAACTATTAACCAGTATCACAAAAAGGAGTGATGCAATTATGAATTTTAAATCAAAGGAGAACATTAAATATGACAGAAACAGAAAACAGAAGAAACCATGAATACAGCTATAACAAATATTATACTATGCCAAGTAGAGAAGAATTACATATGCGATACGGTGGAGATATTACCGAAGCAGATTTTGTTATTACTAGAGGCAAAAATCAGAGTCGTTCAATTAATGCTGATAAAATCGGATCTGCTTGGAGTTTTGATATTCGGTGCTTACAGAACATTGAGAAAAGAGATAGAAAGGTTGAAGAAAATAATGGAAACAATTAAAAATTTATCAGTAGGAATTGAGGAGCAAGAAACGCACATTAGTTATATGAGAGATGAATCTTATGCAAAAGTTTATACATCAGATTCTACTCAAATGACCAGATTGGATAAGCTTTGCAAAATAAATCCTGATATGTATAAACTTATTGAAGATACAGGTCGTGGGAAAAGTTATCTAATTTCAGATAAAGGACTTATCTCATTTAGGGCAAAGAAACGAGAAATGACAGAAGAACAAAAACGTATTGCTGCGGATCGTATGAGAAAACTACATGATAGTGGATTAATGTCAAAAAATAAATAATTTACTACTCTTCTACTTATCTGGTTATATCAACCAAAAAATTCCTAAATAAAACTATTTTAGAATATCGTTTCTACTCAGAAAACATTATATGTAGATTAACGTAGAAAATTTCACAATAAAATTGGATAAGTTGTTAGGGTAAATAATTTAATTTTTAAAACATTATATACAGATTAGAATAGAAAGCAAGTTTAATATTATGAGAAAAATGGATTACAAATATTTCTCAAAAGCCAAGCAGATTGCACAGGTGTCTGATTTCCCAAAGGTACATATTGGATGTATCGCTGTTTATCAAAATCGCATTATTGGAATTGGTTGTAATACAAACAAAACCCATCCCACACAGAAGTATTACAACCGATACAGAATAGATGATAACGATTTCGATAATTCTGAATCACTTCTACCAAAACTCCATGCAGAAATTAATTGTATAAATCAACTAAAACATTTGAACATTAATTTTTCAAAAGTGAGGTTATACATATATCGCACTAGGAAAGATATTGTGTGTGGAATGGCTAGACCTTGTGCAAGCTGTATGCAAGCAATAAAGGATCTTGGAATTAGAGAAATATATTATACCACCAATGATGGTTATTCATATGAAAAATTAGAGAAAGGATGTGTTGCTTAATGGTGTGCGCAGGTTGCCACATGGGTTATTGTCCGTCAACGTGTCCTGATTATATTCCTGAGAATATAACTCACTACTGCTCTATTTGCGGTAATGGAATTTATAATGGTGAAGAATATATAAGGAACGATAATGGTGATTATGCTCATTGGGAATGTTTTGACGGGAAGAATGACTTAGCTGAATGGTTAAATTATGAGATTGGAATTATGGAGGAAGATTAAAATGCTAACTGGGAAAATAGGAAACGAAATCATAAATTGTTATGATGGAACACACTCAAAAGAACATTTAAAAAAATGGACTAAGAAGAAAATTATTTTATGTCCTGTATGTAATAGACCATATGAATATTGTCATGGTAAAGTTAAAACGCCATATTTTAGACATATGGATAAAGAAAAATGTGAAGATAAATATTCTGAATCAGAAACAGAAGAACATATTCAAGGTAAACGAGATTTATATGAATGGTTCAAGAAACAAAACGGTGTTACAAATGCAATATTAGAAGGATGGATACCAGAAACAAAACAACGTCCTGATATTATGTTTGAGTATAATAATAAACGATATGTAATTGAATATCAGTGCTCTCCTATTGCTTCTGAATATTTTGAAAGACATGAATTATATCAAGCAGTTGGGATATGTGATATTTGGATTTGTGGAACTGAAAAGTATCTTGGGTCAAATAAAAGAATAAATACATTAGAAAAAATGTCACATATTTATTATGATTTTAAAAATAAATTTTTATATGTTATTGATGATATTTCTGAGACGACATTTAAGGAAATAGGAAAACTTAATTCATGGAGAGGATATTTAAAAACTAAATATAAACAACAAAAATATTTTAAAAGGACGTTTCATGTAATGATGAATATATTTGATTATACTGTTGGATATAAAAATTATATTAAAATCAAAAACATTTCAAATAGTTATTATTGTTGCGGATCTCATTATCCATCTCCAACAGGTAGACCTTCGAATAAATATCCGTATCCAGTAAGAGATTATGCATATTTAAGGAATTACTCTTATGCAACTTGTTATAAATTATCCGATATTAAATTAAAAATGTAATTGGAGGTATCATAATTTGAGTAAACATTTGACATCACAAAGATATGTATTTAAAATTCATTCTTCAAGACTTAGAAGAAAAAAATGGAATTTAAAATTGACACCAAATCAAGCAAGAGAAAATCAAGAGCTTATTGCTTTAAGCGAAAGTCAAATAATGAGATTTATTGATGAGATAAATAATATCACAGATACAGAACTTAAAATTTCAAATATTAAATCTGAAATCAAGAAATTAAAATTTGAGAAAAATTTATCTATATCAAGACCCAAAATCAAGAAGTTATATAATGATTTGGATAAATATCAATTCAAAAAGGATTATGTGTGTGTTGTAATTGATAAGGTTAAAGATTTTGAATACATTTATAAACATGGCTTTAAAATCAACAATATTACATATAGATGGTTACTTGGAACTACTGGTGGAGTAAAAAACAATACTGTAGTATTTGTAAATGAAAAATTACTACCTGAATTAAAAAAACGTATAGATAATGGTCGAAATTTACAAAAAGAATTTGCTCCTGCAAAACTTGAAGCTTATATTGCTCTGGTGTGCAGCTCTTCTATTCCTGTATCAATGCCAAATGGAATCGTTGTTGTTCATGATTGTATTACAAAATTCAAATCAGATGTAATTGAATTAGATGACACTGGGCTTGACCAACCAAGTATGAAATTTATTAAAGATAAAGATGTAGAGCTAAACGATAGTGACGGATATGGACTTGCTATGCCATCTCTTATGGAACGTTGGGGATATGAAATCGGAGAAGATTTTTTATTACCTGGTTGTGTTATTAGAAATTCATTTTGTAAAGGTGCTGTATTTCCTATTGATTTTCAGAAGTTTGCACAAGATCATGGTTTTACAGAAATAACAGATGTGTGGGGGAATACATATGACATTAATGAAATAGAACTCATTTTAACAGAGTCGATGCTAAAATTGTGGGACTCCTATTCTTCTCTTGAATCATATCTTGAAAATTGTGAAAAGAATCATTATACATTTGCAATTACAAAAGCTTCGGAAGAAGAATTAGAAAATGTAAGAACAATGAATTACCAGTTTTTACAAAGTTATGATTTTACAGATGAACAAATTGATGAATTAATCGCACCAACTGTAAATGAAATTAAAGAAATTTTAGATGATGATTATAGAAAAACAATATTATACACAAAAGGTATAGGACTTAATGAGAAAAATATTCAACATTTAGATAGTTCATTTGCAACAGCATTGATGATTGAACCTGAAATGGCTAATGATCCATTTATCAAATCCCAGATTCACTCCATGATTAGAAAGCGTATTGATGAAGCTAAAGTTGGGGTTTTAAAAGTTCCTGCAAATTATTCCTTAGTATCAGGAGATCCGTATTCTTTATGTCAGTCCATGTTTGGAATGAAAGTTACTGGACTATTAAAAGCTGGACAAGTCTATTCTAAATATTGGATTGATAAAGGTGTTGATAAAATTGTAAGTTTTCGTGCGCCAATGACCTCGCATAATAATATCAGGCTTCTTGAAGTTGTACATAATGAAACAATGGATGAATTTTATCAATATATGACAACTCCTACTATTTTTAATAGTTGGGATACATGTGCGGATGCGATGAATGGTTTTGATAAAGACGGAGATTGTGTAATTAATACTTCATTTGATCTATTAGTAAAAAATACTAAACGATTACCTGCTATTGTATGTGTGCAAAGAAAAGCTCCAAAATGTATTCCTACAGATGATGATATTATGAGATCAAATATTAATAGTTTTGGAAATGCCGTAGGTGGAGTAACAAATAAAATTACATCAATGTTTGAAGTTAAATCGAATTTCACACAAGGAACAAGAGAATATAATTTGCTCGATTATAGAATCAAATGTGGACAGTTATACCAGCAAAATGCGATTGATAAAACTAAAGGGATTGAGGCGAAACCAATGCCTGATAATTGGTATAACTGGATTTCAAATAAACTTACAAAAGCAAAAGACTCTCACCAGAAAAAAGAATTTTGGATCAATCGAAAAATTATCGCAGATAAAAAGCCTTATTTTATGCAATATATTTATCCATCAGAACGCATAGAATTAAATAATTATCGTAAGAAAAATAATGAAAAGTGTCTTATGAGATTTAGAATTTCTCTTGATGAATTAATGTACAAAGAGAATAAAACAAGAGAAGAAAATAAATTTATTAAGTGTTACTATGATAGAATGCCACTCGGTATGGGTAAATGTACAATTAATAAAATTTGTTGGAGAATTGAAGAAAAGTTTGATAACCTTGTTTACTCTTCTAATGAAAATTTTGATTATTCTATTATGAAGAGTAATGTAACATATTCAGATGCGGTGTATAAGAAAATTAAAAAAATATATGAAACTTATAGAAAAGAAATATCTAGTTACATGCAATATGCTAAATCCGAAAGGCTTAAATCAGATGAACGTCAAATTCAAAAATATATACTAAAAGAACAATTTAAAGAAAAATGCCTATTAGAGTGTCCTAATGAAGATGAGTTATGTAATATTGTTTTAGATTTATGTTATTCAAAATCTAAATATAGTAAACAATTTGCATGGGATATTTGTGGTGAAGTATTTATACAGAATTTGTTAAGACGTAAGAATTATAAAATCTCATATCCAACACTTGATGATAATGGAAATATTGAGTATTTAGGTATGAAATTTTCTATGAAAGAAACTGAAATTAAAGTAAATGTAGATTTGGAGGACAATGAATGTCAGTTGTACTAAACGAAACAAAACAAGCAGAAACGATATTAGAAAAAGGAGAAGTTGGTAATAAACCAACTTCTACTCTATTTTTACTATCTAAATATTATCGTCAAAAATTAAAACTATCAGAGAATAAAACTTCTGAAAAACTTAATGAGTTTATGAATAATAATTATAAAAATTATAATCCTGTATTATGGGAAGATATAATTGAAGATATTTCTCGAAAAGGCAAGAAATATGAATTAAGAAATATTGAACATATCGGAATTACTCAATCTGAGTTAGATACTATTGAATCTGCAAAAACGAAGAATCATAAAAAATTATTATTCACAATGTTATGTTTTGCAAAATTATATAATATTACATCTACAAATAATAACAATTGGATTAATTCAGATATAAAAGAAATATTTAAAACTGCAAGAGTGATTGTTAAACATAGAGAGGATAAATTCTTATTACTAAATGACTTGGAATCAAATGGTTATATTTCTTTTTCTAGTAAGAATGATAATCTTAATATGAAAATTAATTTTATTGATACTATTAATAATTCAATATTATATATTACTGATTTTAGAGAATTAGGATATGAGTATCTTAATTATATAAAAGATGGAAAATTTACAAGATGTAAAATTTGTAATAGATTAATAAGAAAAACAAGTAAAAATATTCAGTATTGTACAGAATGTAAAGAAGATAAACGGCTTGAAACAAAAAGAAAATGGTGGAGTAATAAAGAATAATTTATACACTAGACTTTTTTAAATGTCCGCAAACCCAGTATTTACAAGGGTTTCCGACACTATTGCCAATTTTCTTATTATGTAATAGATATATACGTGGATACATTTAAAATACAATGAAAGACGAAATGTTTTAATAAAATAATCAATCAAAAAGGAGAATCAGTACATGATTTTAAAAGAAGCATACCGTTATCAGAACTTTCTTACAAACCTTATCAGCAATGCACAGACATATCTTGGAAATGTATCATTTGTCATGACAACAACCCAAAAACATATGAAAAGCAAAGCTAATCCAGAAGCAACGGATGATACTTTGGAAGTTCCAAAATCTTATAATGTAGATTTTACGCCAACTCAACTGGTGGATTTTCTTATGGATGCAATTCAAGAAAAGCAAAAGTTGTCTGATGCTATCGCAGAAGCTAAGAAAAATACTGAGATTGATTTAGATTCTTCTTATGCTATGAATAAAACAAAACAGAGCCTTGCTAAAGTTTTCAAGACAATGGCTGGTAGAAAAGCTACTGAGACTGAAAAGCAAGGTCGAGATTATAGATTCAACGTTAATCAAGAGCAGGTTGCTTATACATACACTATCAAAGAAGTTACTCAACTGGATTATGATAGAAATGTAGTTAAAGCACTTGCAAAGAAGTTAGCAAAAGAAACAGATGAAGTTTCAACTAAACTTGATCAGCTTGAGCTTACTACTAAAATTGATTTTAAACCTAAATATGATATGAATGATACGCTAGATGATATTGTGGTGAAGTAAAATTCACCACTACTCTTCTATTCGGATATTCACAAGAGACTAAGATTGATTTATGATGGTCAATCGGTTCAGATGCAGATGAACTGTGATGCTGCGAGGTAGGATGACAATACCAGAATTATCATATTAAAATCTAAAATATTGTGATGGATTTTTTATTTCACATCAAATTATTGGATATTAATATAAAAGGTAAGTATGTTTGATACTTAAAATTCTCAAGATGAGCACATCAATCGTCATTGCGTTACGAGAATGCGAAAATACAAGATTTCATTATTTCGATATTTCAACAATTTGTTAATTCGATAAAACAATATACGTTTCGTTAATATTAATTCTTAAAAGAATATATCGGGCGAAAAGCCTAAACATTTAAAGGGACGAATTATTCAAATTCGATCGAAACATTTGTGTTTCAGATGAAATTAAAAGATTTTGTGCAATTTTTGTACAGATTTTTAGCAAATTGGTTGAGATTATGAAGAAATCTTAGTCTGTTGTGAATATCTGAATAGAAAATATGTTGGTATAGTAATCGGCGGTTGCACTGTTGTTTCGCCTTTCTTTTAACGGTGCAATCGTTGATTTTCTGTTTATAAAAAATAACGCAGAGTGGAGCAGTCTGGAAGCTCGTCTGGCTCATACCCAGAAGGTCATAGGTTCAAATCCTATCTCTGCTATTAGCCAGGAATAATCAAACTCTCTTAAATATACTGGCGATAGGGGACGTTATGAGATGTCCCCTTAAATGAGTTAGAAAGTTGGTAAATTATGTATGTAGAAAAAGATGAAATACCTTATATACATGATAATGAAAATAAAATCAAAGATAAAATTTTGACAATTCTCTCACATGAAGAATTCACTTTAGCCACAACAAAACATCTTTTTGATAGAATTATTGAAGAAATTAAAGTAAACAATAAGATTGATTTTTAATATCATTTGTTTAAATCAAGTAATTTTGCAAAAACCTCAGAATATGTTCTTGAATATTCTGCAATAAATTTATTTGTTTCTGATGGTTGGGTAACGCTTGTTGCTTTTCTTCTAGCAATATAATCGGCTAAGTCTTTAATTTGGTTGTGATCTAATCGTGTATCGTACATATTCTATACCTCCGATATATTTTTTCTTATAATTATATATCTTCTTGTAAGATAATTCAATATTTGATTATAAAACACCCAACAATGAGTGTCGATTACTATGCTATTCGACTCATAAAATGCGTGTTAATAGTATGTTTTGATATGCCATAATAAAATATCATCGTTACTACTCAATGACGATTGGAATAAAATTGTGTGGATGGCAGAGTCAGGTTTAATGTGCCAGTCTTGAAAACTGGAAATCCTTATTGGATTCGTGGGTTCAAATCCTACTCCACACGTTACTCTCCTACTTGGAGAAATAAATGCAAAGGACGTGAATTGTTATAAAAGCAATTAGTAAAAAAGAAATGGAATACCTTATGAAGAAGGGGTTTAAGTTCCATGAAGACATTTTTAAGACATATAGTGGTAAGAATAAATACTACTATAGAGAATGTAATGCTATTAATAAGGCATTAGATAATTACCATAATGGGTTAAATGTTGTGGAATATAAATGACAGAAAAGCAAGACAAAATATATAGGAAAGGTGGTATCTCTTATTGGAATATAAATTATTTCTGGATACCAATGCGCTATTAAATTTACAAAGCGCAGCATTTAAAGAGAAATTTGTCATTTCTCAAAAGACTCTTGAAGAAATAGAGTCGATTAAAACATCAGGTCATAAGGATGGGGATGTAAAATACAAAGCAAGATCCATTGCAAGATTACTTGATAAAAGCGAAAATTATGAAGTAATTGCATATACTCAAGAAGTCAGAAAAGTTATTAATGAGTTCACATTAGATGAAACACCGGATAATATTATTTTAGCTTCTGCTTACTGGTATAATCAATCCTCTTCCATTATCGTTTGTACAGATGATCTTAATTGTAAATTCATTTCAAAGAATATTTTCAGACTTCCCACAAAAGGGACTCAAGAACTTAATCTTGTTAAAAATCTTGACGAATATACAGGATACAAGGACGTAACTCTTTCCGATGAAGAAATGAGTTATTTTTATTTACATACTAATGAGAATATGTATGATTCTCTTCTAAATGAATATTTGATTATTCGCAAGAGTGATGGCGAAATTGTTGATATTTTATGTTGGACAGGTAATGAATATCGAAAGGTTTGTCAAAAAACAATTAAATCACAGATGTTTGGAGATAAAATCAGACCAAAGGATGTATACCAAGCATGTGCAATTGATTCCATCTTAAACAATACAATGACTACTCTTTCTGGAAAAGCAGGAAGTGGTAAATCTCTAATATCTCTTATTACAATGATGAGTCTAGTTGAATCTGGAAAATATGACAGAATTGTAATTATGTTTAATCCTACCAAAGCTAGAGGTGCGTCTGACATGGGCTTTTATAGTGGTGATGCTACTGAGAAGGCAATGCAGAATTCAATCGGGTCTATTTTAACTACGAAATTCGGAGATAAATTTGCAGTTGATTTATTACTTCAGCAAGATAAAATTCGTCTAGTTTCTATGGCAGATGTTAGAGGTATGGAAGTTAGAGACAATGAAATTCTTTATATTACCGAATGTCAGAATACAAGTAAAGAATTATTAAAACTATGTTTATCTCGTGCAAGTAGTGAATGTAAAATTGTAATTGAGGGCGATTATCATAGTCAAGTTGATTCATATTTATTTGATGGAGATTCAAATGGCATGAAACGAGTGATTGATGTTTTAAAAGATGAACATGAATTTGGATATGTAAATTTACCAAATGTATGGAGAAGTAGAATTGCTACTTTAGTCGATAAATTATAAAAAGGGTTAGATAAAGTGATAAAAAAATTTGATAAAGAATATAGTACACAATATGTACCAGAAATGAAATATTTACAATCAAAAGGTATTAATTTTTCTTTTGTAAAAGAAGTAAATAGTGTAACAACATATAAATACACAAAGACACCGGAGTTATTTAAGGCTTTGGTGTCTTTTTATATGGAGAATAAATAGATAAAAATGAAAGGATTAATAATAGGTGATAAACATGCAAACAAAATATAGTTTTAATGAAAATTATTTTGAAACAATTAACTCCGAAGAAAAAGCATATTGGCTTGGGTTTTTATACGCAGATGGATATGTTGTCAACAATGATGTCGATAAGCAATATAGAGTTTGTTTGACATTAAACGAGAATGATAAAGGTCATGTTGAATTATTTAAAGAATGCTTGGAATCAAATAACTCAATAAGAACTGTGTGTACAAAACTAAATGATAAAGAATATTTTTCAAGTCAATTTTATATCTATTCTAAGAAAATGGTAAATGATTTATACAACAATGGATGTGTTCAAAATAAATCATTAATATTAAAACCACCAGTTATAATAGATAATCTTGTTGGACATTTTATACGTGGTTACTTTGATGGTGATGGATCAATTTATTATGATAAAAAACGTGATAGATATGTATTTAGCATTTTGGGAACAAATGAAGTATTGTTGTGGATTTGTAATAAAATTGGCATAGGAAAGCATATTCGAAATGCAAAAAAAGATTCTCTTTGTAAGGAAATGCGAGTAAATAAAAAAGCTGATTTAATTAAAATTTATGATTATGTATTCAAAGATTCTAGTATTTATTTAGAAAGAAAAATGTTAAAAGTTAACAACATGTATCAATGGTCTATTACAAACAAATATAATAAAAAGATAGAAACACTTTCGTCAGATATTATAAATTTATGGAATGATGGAAAGTCATCACATGATATATATAATATTGTAGATTGCGGAATAGATACTATTAGAAGAATATTAAAAAATGGAGCAGAAAAAGGTTTATGTAATTATGATCCAATTAATGAAAAACTATATAACAAGGTCGGAAAACCAAATTTGTCATGTTCAAAAGAGGTTTACGTATATGACAAAGATAAAAATTTTATTAGAAAATATCCGTCAATTTCAGAATTATGCAGAAAATCTGAAGCCGACTTTAATGAACGCTTTACTTGTTCTAGTGTTAGTCGTGTATGTTTAAATAAACGAAACCATTACAAAAATTATATTTTTTCATATGTTCAATTAGTAAAAACTGAACGTAGCGAAACAGCTGCTATGGCAGATTTATTAGATTAAGCAAATTATATTGGTAAATAATTATGAAAGATAATAATACAAAACACTTTATAATTGGAGTCTTATCGGGACTACTATTCATTCCAATCATAGAGGAATTTATGAATGTTATTATGACTTGGATTCAAGTTCTACTCTTATTACCAAATAAAATTATATTAAAAGGGAATAAAGAATTAACTGATTTGCAATCGGAAGAACAAGAATATGAAACGAGTTGTATAGGTTTTCAAATTCCAAACGGAGAAGAATATTACGATGAAGATGAAGATGACGATGAATAAATATATATAGATTTAAGGAGAATAAAACATGATCAAGATCAACGAAACACCAGAAAAATTAAATCCACGCAAAATTAATATCCAGCTTAAAAATATTTCTTTAAAAGATCTTCATTTAATCGACACTGATACAGGTGAGAATATTACTCAGGAAGTTATTGATGCCCTTCCTAAAGGAACGGAAACTGTTGATTTTAAGATTACGGTTGATCTTCCAGAAGAAGATGAAAAATAATTTAGTTGGGCGGTGAATGTTATACATAATTATGCAAGATTAGATGGTGAAACTGACCAGGAATTAATTTACAGGATTTGCTCTGAAAAAGATAAGATAGGAACTTGGTCAGATGTGAAAAATATCTTAAATAGGATTCTACATAAAACATACGGCGAATCAACTTATCGAAAATCATATCAGTCATTTAATAAAATGATGGAAGCAAATAGAAATAAATTTGTTAATTCTAATGAACAGTTAGAAGAGATTAATAAACAAATTGAAGAATTAAAGAGAGAACGTATTAAACTTCAAACTTCTAATATTGAAAGAAATCGTATTGATCGTAGTGTATCTCGACAAGAAATGTATTACGAGTATGTTGGTAATGCAATCACTTCTCTTCCGCTTCCAGAATTTAATCCATTTCCTATTGAAAATAAAGAAGGTGAAACGATTGAATATTTAGTAGCTCTTAGCGATATGCATTACGGTGCTACGTTCAAAAGCGAAAATAATGAATATTCTCCCGATATAGCAAGAGATAGACTTGTGTATCTTACGGAAGAATTGGTTCAATTTACACAGAAAAATAAAATTGGGAAATTAAATATCGTATGTCTTGGTGACGTATTGCAGGGTCTTATTCACTTAACTGATTTGAAAATTAATGATAGTACAGTTGTAAAGTCATGTGTAGAAATTTGTAGATTAATTGCAATGATGTTGAATACACTTTCCGCATATACGCAAATTGAATATTATCATGTTCCATCAGCAAATCATACTCAAATTCGTGCATTGGGTGCCAAAGCAAATGAATTAATGGATGAAGATTTAGAGTATTTGATTGGAAATTATATTAAAGATTTATGCAAGAATAATAAACGTATTAATGTACATCTTGCGGATGAAGAAAAACAATATATTGTTATTCCTATAAATGGATATGATGTTATTGCAATGCATGGACATCAGATTAAAAATATTGAAAATTCTATTAAAGATATTTCTATGATGAGAAGAGAATTTGTTGATTATCTTTTATTAGGACATTTTCATGCAGGAAAACAAATCGTTGCTCATGAAGGATGTTGCAATGATTCAGAAATTTTGATTGCTAGTTCATTTATTGGTAGCGATCCATATTCTGATTCATTATTTAAAGGCAGTAAGGCTTCTGTAAATATATATGGTTTTGATTATATTTACGGTCATACTGAAACATATAAAATTATTTTAAATTAATGCGGTGGAGAGTACATTTGCTACTCTCCTATTTTGATATAAAAATATATGAAAGATGAGGAAATTTTTAAATGACAAAAGTAGATTTTATTAATCATATGTACGAAAATGCAGTTGAAATGAACGAAGATGAAGAGAAAAAAGTATTCAAAAAAGATTCTGATTTTTATTTAGAAGTTTTTACTAAGTCATTAGCTGAAATTCTTAAGGCAGGTGAGAAACTTTCTATCGTTGGATTTGGAACATTTGAAGTTGTTGAAAGAGCAGCAAGAGAAGGTCGCAATCCACAAACTGGCGAATCACTTATGATCAAAGCATGTAAAATGCCAAAGTTTAAACCAGGTAAAGCATTCAAGGAACTTATTAATGCGTAATAAGAGGTTTGATTATATGAATAAAATTCCAACTATTTGTTTTGAAGATGTTTATGATTTTTGTGAAGCTATGGATTCTGAATTTAATAGACGATATTATGCATCTAAATCAGATGAATCTGTAGATATTTCAATTTTTGCAAAATATGATAATGCAAGAAAAATCATTAATCTTCTTACTGACTATGATTATGAGCTTGCTAATATAAATTTTCATGATCCTGAGATTGATGGATATGAAGATGAATTTATAATTACGTTATGCGCAAGAATCAGTAATCATGATACACCTGAAATCTGGGTTGAGCCTGCTAAACGAAAAGACGGTTATCTTCTGAATGAAGCAGATGCAACTTATATTCTTGATGAATGTAGTAGCGCGCTTTTACCACAAGTAGAAACTGCTAAGACTTACTTTGTTGAGTTAAAAGAAGATATTGACGATGAATATGACGATTTCGCAGATGACTTAGAGTTAGGCAATTGTTACGATTGCTGTTGTCATCATGATTGCGTAGATTGTGATATGGATGACGAAGAATATGTAAATGTGACTCTTCCTAAAGAAGATATTGAAACTTTACATATGCTTTGTCGTATTTTCAAAGTGTAATCTGTTTTTCTATAATAGATATAGATCTCCTTTTAGTGTGCGTGGGTGTCATAGCTTACGCACTCTTTTTCTATACAAAGAAATGTTAATTTCATTAGAGAAAGAATATATAGGTGAGATGGATAATCTCATAAAGAGTAAATGTAGGATGGTTGATTACTCTCTTATCTCTTACCTCTCAACTATAAATTAGGTTGGTTAGTTAAACCAGTGAAGAGAATTACAAGCGTATGCTTATCTCTACCTTCAATGTAATTATTGGAGGAATTTTAAAATGGATGAAATTATTCTAAGAAATGAAAACGGACAAATTTTAGCAAGTAGTCGTGATGTTGCTGAGAAATTTGGAAAGAGACACGATTCTGTATTAAGAGATATTGACAATTTACTTAAAATAGCAAAAGAAGATACAGAAGATGAAAAAGAATTCAAAGAATCTGACTCCACAAAATTGTGGAGTGAAATGTTTATTGAATCTACATATGTAAACAGTAGAGGAAAAGAATATAGATGTTATTTAATGAATCGTGATGGATTTTCACTTCTTGCAATGGGATTTACTGGAAAAGATGCATTGGAATGGAAGTTAAAATACATCAATGCGTTTAATATGATGGAAGAAAAATCAAAAAGTGGAAATTATCTTTCAGATGAAGAGAAATGGAAATTACAGTTATTCAGCAAAGATGCATTGGAAGTGAAAATTGCACATGAGAAACTTTGCGAATTAGAGGTTGCTAAAGCTACCGCACCACTTATTCCTAAAGTTGAGTATCATGATAATGTTTTAAATAAAGATGGATTGATTACTACTACTGTAATTGCGAAAGATTTAGGTTTAAGAAGTGCTCAGAAATTAAATGAAATCATGCATATGAATGAAATAATATATAAAAAAGATGGATCGTGGTGTCCACGAGCAGAATATTATTGGCTTATCAAAGAAGAATATGCAGACTATCAAAGTTATGAAAATGAACACTCTAAGCCTTGCTTAAAATGGACTGAAAAAGGTCGTAAATGGATTATTGAACATTTTGACGAGTGGGTTAAATAATACATAAATTCTCTCAATGTCGGTGTCATAGCTGACGTTGGGATTTTGAAAACAGTGGAAACATCGGGAGTAGCTACCTGGTGTGAGGAAAATACCTGTACGCCTCTTCCACTGTTTTCTATTAAGGCTCATGTCGTGAGACAGCATTAAGTCCTTTTATTGTATCAAGAAAATACTTTAGAAGGAGGAATTTAAAAATGGCAATTGTAAATGAATACACAGAAGTTAGATTAGATAATTCTACAACTTCTTATTATGAATCTTTAGGTTACAAAATACCACGAAGCAAAGATAAAGATGGAAGATTACGAGTTCCTAGAGGAACAACAATTAAGATTAAAATTTCTGATTTGCTTCCTTCATCAAATCAATATATAGATGTAGAATGTGATTGTTGCCATAAAAAGAGAAAACTACAATATCATAAATATAATCAAAATATACAACGTAATCATGGATTGTATATATGTGATCATGATACAAAACATAAAGATTTTAAAAATGGTATATCTTTTGAATCAGTAATTAATTCTATTAAATCTTTTTATTCTAATAATGATAGATTCCCTAAATATAACGAATACACAACTGAAAATGGATTTAATTGTTCTTATAGTAAAATAATAAGTCTTTGTAAACAAAATGATACGACTTTGCAAGATGAATTATCCAAAATTGATTGTACAAAATCTATCGCAAATGAAAAATATTATGAGCAATATATTGAAAAATTCAAAAAATATATAATTAATCACGATAGTATAGATTTATATTCATTATCAAGAACACAAGAATATAAAAATACAGGATTACCAAATATTCGTTGGTTCATTAATCACTGCCCTGATAAAACTGTCAAAAGTAATGATGACTTGAAAAGATGGATGGGATTATATACTCGAGTTATGACAAAAGAAGAATGTAAGGATATTATTTTAAATATGTCAAAATGTTATGACAGACCACTTATGTATGATGACTTTAGAGGTAGTGGATATGGAAAAGTAACTATAGGGCAAATTAATAAATATTGGGGTAGTTTAAATAAAATGAAGAAAGATCTAGGATTAGAAATTAACATTGAATCTATGATTGATCGACAAGTATCTTCAAAAGAAGAATTAGACAATATGATTTTAGATATATGTAATTTTGTAAAATCTGAAAATCGAAATTTTATTACCACTAGAGAAATAAATGAACATCCCGAATGGGTAAATATTACTTCATTACATAAATCATGCAAGAAATTCTATGGAGTCAAGTTACAAGATTTATTATTAAGATATGATATTACTCTTGGAAAACAAGGTGTTGGTATTACATTTAATTTTGATGATGGAGAACATATAACAAGTCAGTTTGAGTATATGTTTTCTAAATATTTACGAGACAATGGTTTTGTATATAATAAAGATTATAAAAGAGATGTTAAATATTCAACATTTATTTCAGAATATACTGGCAATATGAATTGTGACTATGTTATAGAAATCAATAATAAAATCATTTATATTGAAATTGCAGGAATATTAGCAGAATATAAAACATGGTTTTATGACAATAAACAAATAAATAAAAACTCAAAAGAAAATTATCGTTTAAAATTACAAACAAAAGAAGAAATGTTAAAATCGCATAATCTAATTTATTTTATACTCTTTCCATGTGATTTAACAAAAAGTAATTTTGAACAAATATTAAATAATAGTTCTCTTGAGTTAAAGAAAGAAATTGAAAAATTTAATCAAAACAATATAGATTGGGTTAAAATCAGAGAAGTTGGTGAATTAGATTATTCAAAGTCATTTCTCAGAGATACAAGACCTAAAAAGAAAGAAGTTGCTTAATAAATAGTGACTTCTTTTATTATATAAAAAATTAGAAAGGAAGTGATTGAGATTGTCTAAAAGAGGACGAATTTATAATAGTTTTTATACAGATGAATTATGGGAGCAAGTAAATAAATCTAATAAACGGATTCTTGATGACTTCCTTGCAGAATATAAACAAAGAAAAATGAGTAAGGGGACAATTGCAGGTTATCATAATGATTTACGCATTATCATGATCTATATACTGAAAGAATTGGACAACCGATGTATTTTAGAGTTAAAGAAAAAGGATTTTCGTGGTCTAAGTTTATATTTTACAGAAGAATGTAATATGTCCGCGGCTAGGACTAATAGATTAAAAAGTTCAGTAAACAGTATGTTGACATTTTGTGAAGAAGATGATGATTACGATTATGAAATTAATTTTGCAAAGAAAGTAAGAGGTATTCCAAAAACAAGAGTTAAGGATGACGATGATGACTTTTTCTTTACTTATGATGAATTTATTAAAGTACGTAATATTTTAGTTGAAAAAGAAAAATGGCAATTAGCAGTTCTTTGGAGTTTAGGATTTGATTCTGCTGGACGAAAAAATGAATTATTCCAGGTTCAAAAATATGGGTTACTTGAAGGAAATAAGACAAATATAGTAATAGGCAAAAGAGGTAAAAAGTTCCCATTAGTATATTTAGATGATACAAAGGAACTTATTGGTAAATATTTAGAATGGCGTGGTGATGATGATATTGATTCATTATGGATAAAGGGTACTGGTGAGAACAAGGAAGCTATAACTGATCCAGATGTTTTATATAATCGTATAGTTTCAATATCAAAAATTCTGTCTGATGTTAGAGGCGAAGAATGCAATATCTTTACCCACACAATGCGTCATAGTAGAGTTGAATGTCTATTACAAGGGGAAGATGATAGACTCAAAAATCCAGATGGCACAAATAGAAAGTACACTCTTGATGAAGTAAAGGTATTATGTCATCATAGCGATATTTCTACCACGTCTTCTTATGCGAAAAATCATGACATGGATACAATTAACGATATGTTTGGATTTTCATAATCCCCAAAGCCCGTAGTGTAGACCAAACACACCAATATGGAAACAAGCGCACGACATCGGACTGTCAAAACCGCTTCGGGCAAATACCTATCTTTCTATATATTTTTCTTGCTTCATATTTACTCTTCAAAGAGACATAATTTTTCATATGATCTCTTCTCCTGAAAAGGGCAGCTTACTACTGCCCTATCTAAAAGTAAACTTGTCCTTTACAATATTTTCCAATTGTGATAATGTAAAAATATCAAAAAATTGGAGGTGTTATATATGGAGTTCAACAGAAAGACACAAACTGTCAAGTCATTTGCAAGAGATATGAAAAATGAAAAATACAATATGTTCCACAAACTGCAACGTAAAGAAGGTCAATGGAAGAATTATGAGCAAAGCTTATTAATCGACTCAATGCTTCGCAACTATCCTGTTGATCCTATTCGTTCAGAAGAAAAAGAAGATAAAATCAGATATGTATTTGATGGGGTTCAGCGTAGCACAACAATCAGAGATTTCTTAGCTGATGGTTTCAAATTAAATCAAAAGCTGAAACCAGTGGCAATTGAAGGCACTGTATATAACATTGCAGGTAAGAAGTTCTCACAGTTGGATGAAGTTGTCCAGGATAAAATTAACGACTATGAAATGATACAGTATATCTTTTCTGATTGTACAGATGAAGATATTCGTGAAATGTTCCGTAGACAGAATGGTGGTAAACCATTATCAAATACTCAGAAGAGAAAATCATTAGAGAGTGATAAAGTTAGCGCAATTATTTTTGACATTGCAAATCATCCATTCTTTGTAAAAGTGTTATCTCCAACACAGTTAAAGAAAGATGTTGCGAATGATATTGTGCGACAGACACTTATGCTGATTAATACTACAGATGATAATGATTTTACATCATTTAGAGCAAAAGATATTGATGCATTTGTAGAATGGTACAATGAGCATGTTGATGAAAAAGATATTATTATATTGAAATCTGCTCTGTCATTCTTAGATGAAAAATTTGCAGAGAAACTTAATCTCAAGTCAACTTCTCTTCCGATGATGTTATATGCTGCATATACATGTGTGAAGAACGAAAAGGACTTTGATGAATTTATAAATATTGTGCAGGCATTTGTAAACAGCTATGGTGATAATATGGATTATATTCAGTATTGCACCAGTGGTACATCTTCTGCTCAGTCTGTCCAAGGAAGATTTAACTATTGGAAGAATCTTTGCAAGGGATTATAATATATAGAAACTCAATATTGAATTTTATGAGAAGTCGCCTTATTGGTGGCTTCTTTTTTGTATATAAAATGGAGATACGAAAATGTATAATAAATATATTAATCAAACATAATGATAGTAAAACACTGTGGCAATTATATGGTACTACCACTTCTGCTGCATCAAATACGGAAACATTTACACCATTCGAGACAGATGATTTAGAAAAATTAAAAGCAGAAGTTATTCGATTGGATGCAACGTATGGTCATGAAAACATTAAAGTTGTAAAAACTATTGAATATACAGTGGATGTAACTATTTCAGAAGATAAATAAGGAGGTCTCAAACAGTGGCAGCTAATTTATTAAAAGTTGGCAATGATCCAAATTCAGCAATTAAAACATTTTGCGTAGATACTATTGAAGAAATTGCAAAACTTCCTACCATGGAACATGGTGCGACAGGCGATTTTGCAAGTATTCCTGGTATGGACGCTCCTGCTCCAATGGGAAGTCAAGCTATCGTAGGAAATGAATCAGGTACAGTGAAAATCTATATGCTGTTTTCATTTGGTTGGAAAGATACAGGCACAGAATAATGGACGTATTATCTTACATTATTGCCAGTAGACTTCTCTCTTGCTCTGGTGGAAATGGGGCAAATATTAAACTAGATGAAAATGGAAATATTATTACAGATGAAGATGTGGCATTATATGTTGATTTTCCTACTGCAAGTTTAATGACTGACGGAGATATATTTTCAGTCACAGATAGTTATTTAATCGCTAAAATTATTAGTAATGTTGCTGAGTCAAATAAGAAAGCATGGATTTATTCTATGTTATAAGAGTCATTCACGATAATGTGGGTGGCTCTTTTATTGTTGTCTTATACAGGGTGATTATCGTACCCTAGATGCACTGTTATTGTTTCTTATATTTTTTTAAATTTACTTTCTATCTGAAAACAGAACGACTATTGTATTGCCCTCATATTATATAGTCATTCTGTATAAGACAATAAGGCATTTCCAGATTGTGAAATGATTGTAATAAAAAATAAAAGGAGCTTCCTGTATAATAAAAATCGTGGATGTTGAAAATTGAAAATACCTCAGAGTACAATAAGACTACTGACTGGCAGGTTAGT